TTAGCACCTCTCCGTTAACTATTAATAACATAGATCAAGTAGATAATAAACTAGGATTAAAATTAAATACAGAAACTGATTCTACTCCTGATTTTTACATCGGAAATAATGGACAGTATTCAAATATGTTAAGACAATTTCGAGCTAAATTAATCGAAAGTTCTATATTTAATAGATATTCTGGAGAGTTTATTAATGCTAATGAAAAGAAACAAGAATTTGATATCACTTTTTTAAATGATTCTATTTTAAATTATAAAAAAACATTAGCTTCTAATATTTCAAAATATTTAGGTAATTCTGAATCTATAACATTAAATTTAGAGAATCTTACAGATTTTGATAATAAAGTTTCAGAAATATTAACTAATTTTGAAACTGTGTTTAATTCAGAATTAATTGATCGTAACAGTGCTTTTAATAACGCATATGACGCATATGTAATTTTAACTCAGTTTGATAAGTTATTGCAGAGTGAGATTCCATTTATTACTATTAATCCAAAATATACAAAGACGAATTCGTCTTATGTAGATCGTTATATATATAGAGGTCCTAATGTAATACACTATACTGGCTTTAGTACTAATGAAGATACAAACGCGGAAGACCATGCTAGTGATTTATCAAAAATATTGTTAGACTACTTTCCTGAAGTAAATGCAGTTGGTTTAGAAATAGATAATACTAGTATTACTTTAACAGGATTTAATTCTGTAATGACAAAACTTATTAAGACTATTCAAGAAAATGAAAATTTAATAGAATATCGTTCAGAATTAAACAAAGGAGTTAAAGCAGATATGTCTGTGTTAATAGACGCATATATAAATAATATACTTTCAAACCGAATTATATCTAAAAATTATAGAACATATTTATTAGATAAATTACGAGGTATTAAGAAATTTATATATTCGCCTCAAATGTCTTCTGAAATAAAAGCTATGTTTACTCAAATGGCTTTTAAAACAGTGCCATCGCAATATACAGCATATGGCTTTGATCCACAAAAAAAGACAATTGCTAGCAGAGATTTAAAAGAACGACCAGTATCGCAGCAAGCATACGATATTAGAAGTTTAATTCAGGCATCAGGTTTTTATTGAAGATCTAATCCTGATTTATTTAAAGAAAAATTAAATCAGTACGGAATTACTATAGGTAATGATAGAATTGTTATTGAATCTATTATAGATAATATACCTATTACATTTACTATTACTTATGAATTAAATCAAAATGGCAAAATGATATATAGATCGTTTGGAGAAATTAATGATCAATCTTTGAACAATCTGATATATAACTTTATGTCTTTTATAATTCCAGAAAATATAGCTGAAATTATTCCTCAGGTATATCCTGTTGAAAAATATACAAAAACAGAACTATTTGTTCCATTATTAGCTACGACGTTATTAGATGGAAACAATAGTGATATTTTAACTAAAGAACACGATCTTGTTAATTTAGTTCCATTTACAGAAGATATATGAAAAGTAGCTAATGTATTAAGTGTAACAAATGGTTCGGATACTATTAATATTATTAAAAATGCAGAGGGAAATAACTTGCCATTATATCAAATTATTAGTTTGGTATATAATCATAACGAAATATTTGATAGACTAATTAATCCACCTACAGAAACAATTGAACATCCAAATAATGTAGCTGCACATAATTTAATAGTACAAAATATTGAAAGCGGTTTTTTATTATCTCCTAGAATTCGATCGGATATAAACATTAATGGAAAAATTAAAAAACCTGCTAATTTAAAAGTTAGTGAAGTTGCAAGATTATCTATCATGCACGATTTTTATCAAAATCTAGTAGATAATTTAGAGGGATTAATTTATTTACAACCGACTACTTTTTCTGATAAAAATAAACATTTTCTAATAACATATAATATAGGTAAAACCATCAATACTTCTCTAGGAGAAGTAAACATTAAAGAAATTTTAAATAACTATTTAAAAGGAGATGGAACTTTAGATCCTTTATATCATCTTTTAGGAGAAACTAGAAAAAACCAAATAAATGCATTAGTTCAGAATATATTGTTTGACTATAGTCTTGCTTTTGATACAGAATTTACATCATTAGAACAGATTGATGAATTCATTGCGAAATATAATCACAGTTTAAAAAGTATTCAATCTGCATTTAATGCTAAGGGAGTTGATTTCTTTTTAGATATACATGCATATAAAACTGCCTTAAGTAAATACCCTCGAACTAACGAAACTATTAAAAACTTTTTTAAAGTCTATAATGATCAAAATAAAACGTTAGAACGTTTAGATAGAGAAAAAAGAAAATTCCTAAAGGACTTACTTGTAAATAACTTTAATTTAAATATTAATCAGGATAGTTTTATTTCTCAAACATTTAATAAACCTGAATTTAAATCATTAGTTAATAAAAGAAATGGAGAAATTACATTAGCTGAAGTAACTGATGAAAAAGGTAAAAGAATTAATCTCAATAAAATAGTTGATTTTGATGCTTTACTTAATCTAAAATGAAAAGTTAAACTAAATCCCATTTTAGAATCATATTTTATTACTGATACTCTATTATCAAATGAGTATAATAATATGATGATAGGAGGTGTTTATGCACATCCGAATAAAAACAAAGACGGAAAGTTAGATAGCAAAGAATATTTTGAATTTAGTGAAGCTAATCGACTAATTGCTCAATATAAACGTATGGTAATATTTGGAGCTACTTATCATCCATTTGCTCAAAATTTAGAAAATGGAGTTGCTTCAAATATTAAAATTGCTGTAATTAACGATGAAGCGGGAACAGCCTGAAATATGTTAGGAGATGAAAATACTGGATTAGATACTATGGATGGATCTGGTTTATCAAGTCCACTTGAATCTAGAGCAGAAAATAATTCACTCTTAGATGCAAGAGTTGGGCGCGATAAAAAAACTATTATGCATGATATCGATTCTCGGTATGGTAGACCAACTTTATTAAAATGGGCTGTTTTTGATATAAGTAATGAAAGAAGACGCATTTCTTATGGTTCAGATATTTCATTAGAAAATATCTTTAAAAAAATGCATAGTATTCCAATTAACAAATCTATTATTTTAGAAAATTATTATAATATATTTGATCCTATATATTTTAAAGATATTCGAACCAATAAATATTATAAAATAAATTCAATCAAAACGATTTTAGATCCGAATGGATTAATTGAAGTTGCTAGAGATCTAACTGAAGTTGAATCTAATGGATTAGAAACAAACAATACTATTCAGACAACTCATATAATAAATACATTATACGATATTGATCAAGTATTTGGTGGATCTTGAGCAATGAAATTTAATGAAGACATAAATCGTTTAGAATATTCTGAATCTAATATTGATATACTTGAAAATATCGTTAACAAAGAGCAATTAAAAGATAAGTTTATTGCTTATTTAGTTAATAAATCTGCAATCAAAGTTGGAGCAGGAAATATAAATGATTCAAGTAAATGAAGTAACTCTGATGCATTTACTACTATTGAAATGTCTACTAAGTTTGGAGGAGTTCAAATGAACGCTGATCACCATTTAGACATGTCAGAGGTTACCGAAATGACGCAAATGATTAGTGCTTTAGAGCAAAATGGATTTACACATGAGTTAGTAACTCAGATTTATAAAGAAATTGGTCAGATTGTTAAAGAATCCATGAATGATTTGTCAGAAACAATTAAAGCTAAAGATAAAGATCAACTGTATACTATATTAGGTAGATCATTAATTAAAGCTTTTATGAATGATGACAAAGATACTTTAGGGTTAGCACAATCATTTGTTTATTTAGCTAATGAAAGTTTTAAAAATGCAAATTTAGATTATAAACTACCATTTAGCGCAGCAACAATTAATGGAGCTTTTATTGCTACTACAACATCTAACTTAGTTAAAAGTGGAATTAGACGTAAATATTCTGGTATAGCATCTGTACTAGTTCCTTCTCATAATATGATTCAATACTATAATATTGATGGACTTAATTATCAGTATGAAGAATTATATAATTTAGTAAATACAAAAGGTATTGATCATTTATACGATGAAAACGGAAATATTATAAAAAGTAAAGTTGAACGTGCTTTAACAGAACCTATTATTGATGGAGAAATAAATCCTTTTATAATTCCAATTGAGCCAAATGATATTGATTTCGAAGATACAATTGTAATATTTAATGAAGAAGATAATCCTACTGTTATTAAAATTGATTCCTTAGAGAAATACTATTTATATAAGCACCAAGCAACCTTAGGACAACAATATTATAACTGAACAATTAAACCTAAAAATCTAAAACAGTCAAATACATTTTTTGATGTAGTTGTAGGCTTAGATGGATTTGGAAATGAAATAAATAAACGTTTTAGTATATATGACTTAGATGCAGTAAGAGCATCTTATTATTTAAGTTCTCGTAGAAAACAATTAAAGAACTGGGAGGATTTAACAGAGTATGAAAAAACATTACTATCATCTGCATTAGGTTTACATCCAATCGATAATATACAGTTAAACATAGATAGTCTATTATCTGATTTACAACAAAAGATACAATTACAACTAAATAGTTTAGCTGACAATCAATCTATTATTAATAATACTGCTTTTGGTATTACTAATCCAAATGTTAGAGTTGTTAAAGTATCTAATGTTAATGTTACTCCAACTCAAATTGTAATGGGGAAAAGGCAAGCTCAACAATTTGGATTGCAAAAAGGAGACTCTATTGCTCAGATTAGACAAGAAAAAGAAAATTTCTTTTATAATCGAATGCAAAGTAACTATAATATTGGAAATCCAGATAAATTAACATATGATATTATATTATTTGATGGAACAGGAAAACAATTCTATGTAAAAGTTTTAAGAACAGAAGAAGTTCCAAAAGCATTTACAGGTAGTATTACTCCAAATCCTGATTTTAAAATTATTGATAATATTGTATACTATAATGAAAAAGAATTTTCAACAAATGATGAGAAACAATTTTATAAGTATACAGATACAAATGGAAATATTCATGATTTAATTATTATAAATTCTATAGATAGATTAGGTGAATTAAGAAAATCAGGATTAATTAATACATATCAATTTAATTATACTAGCGAAAATACTAAAAAATTATTACCTTATCAATTTCGTTATAATATAGAAAATAATATTCCTATCACTTTACATACCAGAGATAGTGAAGGAAACTTGCATGAAGCTAAAATCAATCCAACAGCAGATATTAGTTACGTAAGTTTAAACCAAAATGAAATATATAACTTTAATCAAAGAATAAAACAATTAGCGTTTAATCAATATGAAGCATTTGAAAAGTCTTTACTTCATGTAGGTACTCGCATACCGTCACAATCAATGCAGTCATTTGCTCCTATGGAGATTGTAATGTTTACAGATAGTGAAGTAAATGATGTTTATGTAGCTAAAGTAGTTACGTGAATGGAAGGCTCCGATTACGATAAACTTATCATGTCGTATTAAAACTCTTTTAATTGCTGGAAACTCTGACCGCGTTATGGCGAAGACAATCAGCAGCCAAGCCATATAAAAATGGAAGGTTCAACGACTAATATTAATAACTTAATAATTCGACTTTAATAGTATGAAACAGTTAAAAACACATTTAAATAAAATAGGAAGAAATTTAATAATTGCTATGTCTATAGGGGATGGGCATATAGCTAAAAAAGGATATTTAGATATAAATCATTGTGAAGCTCAGAAAGAGTATTGTTTATGAAAATGGCAACTTTTAAAAGATAATGGAGTTAAAGTTGGCACGTTTAGAGAATGAAAACAAATAAATGGATATTCTAAAGGTAAAGAAGTAACTAAATATGGATTTCAAACAACAGTACTTGATTTTTGTAAAGTACTTAGACGAGTTGAATATGAGTACGGAAAAACTAAATATAATAAAAAGTTACTTAAGCGACTTGGAGCTCAAGGGTTAGCAATATGAATAATGGATGATGGAGCATTACTTCGTAGATCTAAAACAAATAAAGATGGAATACGAACATATTCAGGATTTTATATTACAATATCTACGTATTGTCCATTAGAGCAAGCTAATGATATTATAGAATATTTTAATGAAGAATGAGATATTTATCCGACTAAGGTTTTTGATAAAAGGCAGCAATCCTATATAATTAATTTTTGTGCCAGAGAAGGTAGAAAATTAATAGAAATTATAAAACCTTATATGTGTCCCCACATGATGTATAAGGTTCTTCCTGATAAAATAGAATGTGAAAACTACATGAAGTTATTAAAAGAAACAGCTGAAACTGCTGTTGAAGGTACACTAGAAATAGTGGAAATGGAGAGCGCGAAAGCGAAGATATAGTCTGATCTATATAGAAATATATAGTTAACACAATTGATAGATAAACAATATATCCTTGGCTATTCATTATCATCTAATGGTCGTATTCATACTGATGAAAACTCAGCACCTTATTTACGAGCTGATGCATTAAGAAATAGAGTTGTAGATGGTGTATTTAGTATTATTCTTAATCCTAGAAACCAAATTAACTTAACAATGCCAGTAACTACTGATCGAATGCAAAGTCTTGCTAAAAGATCTAAAATGGGTGAAGCTGCTAAATATATGAGTCCTTACAATCCAGCAAGTAAGTACTTAATGCAGATTCAAAATATGGTTGGTAAAGCAGTTATTGGTAATGTTGCTACGGCATTAAAAAGTTTCTTTGCCTTAAGCAACGTATATAATACCAAGTTTAGAGAGATTAATGAAGCAATTCAAACTGGTAATTTTGATATAGCTAGAACGATGTTAAAAAGATATACATTTATCCATAATGATAGACTAATAACATTAGCTAATGTTAATATGGAAGTATTTGAGAGTCTACCTGAAAATACTCCTGAAGATATTAGACAAACTCTAGCTCAAGTAATTAGTTATGAGGATGCCTTAGATGATCAATCTATGGTACTTGGAGAACTTTTAAATAGTGCTACTGATTTTTTCATCAGAAAATTATTGAATAACTTGCCTATATTAATTTTTATTATTATCTTTGCACTATAGATAAAAATAATTTAAAACAAATTAATATGGCAAAGAAATTAACAAATGAAGAAGTTGAAAAACTTCATAAAATGTATTTAGAAGGAATGACTTGTGAAGAAATTGGAAAACTTACAGGTCATAAAACAGAAACAGTATCTAAATATCTAAAAGAGAATTATGATATAAAGCCTCAAAGAAAAATTGATTTAGTAATTTTATCAAAACTAGCAAAAGAGGGAAAAACAACTAAAGAAATGGCAGAATATTTTAATGTACATCCTTCTGCTATATGCTATTGAAAAAAGTATTTTAATGAAGGAGATCTAAAGATTTCGCACCCTTTTTTGCAAGAAGATCATCAATTATCTCATCTACAAGAACAAATGATTCTTGGCAGTTTATTAGGAGATATGAACATAGGAAAACCTAGAAAACATCATCCTACTTGTAGATTATCCTTAGTACACTCAATTAAACAAAAAGAATTATTTATGAAGAAAGTAGAAATTCTTGGAGAATTTATGAGTAATTATAGAGAATATAGTTATTTAGATAATAGAACAAATAAAATATATTCTACTATAAGAGGAAATAGTAAATCTCATAAAGTATTTAATGATATGTATAATAAACTATATATTAATGATATTAAAACAATTACTAAAGAATATTTAGATATGATTAATCATCCAATAGCATTAGCTTACTGATTTATGGATGATGGAACGAATTCTGGACAAATAGCTACAAATTGTTTTTCTTTTGAAGAGGTTAAATTACTATCGAATTGACTAGAAAACAAATTTGGTATTATTACAACAATGCACAAAAATTTAAGAAATTATACTTTATATATAGTTGCTAGCTCTAGATTTGAATTTGATAATTTAATTTCTCCTTATATTATTCCTTCTATGAAATACAAATTAAAATTTTCTGAAATAGCAGAGTCAGTTAACTCCGTGAAAACGGGAAAGCCCTTAGAGATTTAAATACTAAACTATTATAGTAATATGATAGTGGCTAAGCTAATCACTTAGATATAGTAATAAGTTTAAATATTGGGTAATCCGTTACTAAGCTTCCTAATAGGAAGAAAGTTCAACGACTATCGAAATGCAGAAATGACAGAGTAGAGTAGAACTTAAGTAAGTTCGAAGTGCGGAGATCCTGTATAGGATAAGATATAGTCTGAACTCATAGGAAACTATGAGAGAACTTATGGAAACGATAAGTTCGTAACAAAATTGAATGCAAAGGAATTAATCCTTAAAAAAATTAATGCAGATACAAACTGGGTAGATATTTATACTATTTCTCTTATGTTAGGTGAATCACTAGATGAAATTGGTAATTTAATGATTGATGATGATATAACAGAACTAGTAAATGATTTTACTACTAGTATGTTTAGTGATGAACAGAACTATGATAAAGTTCGTTATGTTGCTGATAAAGCATATACCTCTGAAGGAGAGAAAAAAGAGAAATATCTACAATTGCTGGATAAAGTTATATCTGCGGATGAAGTACGTATCTTAGGAAAGATACTTAAAATTAATCAAGGTCTTCCTACAAACACTTCTGATTTATATAGTTATATTAAATCTATTGAAAAATATATAGAAAGTAGGTTTAATAGACAAATACTAGAAAAACAAGAAGAATATTTAAGAATTGAAAAGGAGTTAGAAAAAACTTGATTAACTCCTGAAAAGAAGGAAATATTAAAAGAGGAACGAAGATTACAAAAAATATATCCAGAATTAGAAGAAGGGTCTTCATTATATAATTTCTATAATAAATACAATTTAATATATGAAGATATAAATGGTAATATTAGACATGGAGATTTAGAAGCCAAACTTGGTAAACCTAAAGAAGCTATAAAGGCTAGACAAGATTACTTTAAGTCTAGAAAAGAAATGGCTAATATCTGGCAATCTTTTGACTTAGTTAGATTTATTACCGATCCAATCTACAAACAGGAAAGTATTGAAAAATATGAACAAAATAAGGTTAATTTTAATATTTTGGAAGTAATCAGTGCAGTTCCTCATTTTAGAGAAATGTTTAATGTTCTTGCAATTAACAAAAGTGTTCTTAATAGTTTATCATCTAGAAATAGGTTAGAAGATATAATTCTAAACCAACTTAGTAGGAACTTTGCTGGAGTTCGTATGGATGTAAGCAAACCACTAAATAAACTTGAAATTAGAACTATAAAAGATCAGATAGATAAGTATCTTATTAGATCTTGGATTATTAGTAAAGGAATTGAAATAAATGTTCCCGCTAGTCCTAAGAATCCAGCTCCTTATATATTAAGATTGGATAATGAAAATAATATTAACAAGTTTAGAAGTTATGTTGAAAACTACGCTATTCCTTTATTAAAGGATAAGTTGAAAAATAATAAGTTTGTTCAGCTATTAACTTTTGGACTAAGACAAGGAGTTCCATTCTATAAGCTACCACTTAACATGGTTCAAGTTGATAACACTCAGAAGACTAGGGCTTTATACGAAGAAGCATTATATGCTTTTAATAACCTTAATAAGGTCAAAATAACTGGTATAGATATGAACTTAGTGGATATGTTTTATCTATATAACTTAGTTGTTAATCAAGATAAATTTGGTCCTAATTCTATGACTAGGATATTTGAAGACTTAGTATCATCTGGTAATGAAGATCTTCTTATATATGATTTTAATAATTGAATTGATAGTCAAAATATTGAAGACTTAGTTAACAGATTTAGAACAGAAGAAAATAGTATTAGGTTTAATTTAGTAGAATCAACTCCTATTGTAGATGACACAAATTCTGATATTGGATTTAAAGAAACTCCTTTAGAAGAGGATATTGAAGAGGCTCAATATGAAGAATTAGCAGATAATCCTGTTAAAGAAAATAATGAAGTAGCTGAATATTATCAAACTAACCCTTCAACTAAATCAAAACTTATAACAATAATTAAAGAATCTAATTTAAAAGGACTTCACATAGTTACAGATTCTGATTTAGTTAATGAAGATTCTACTACTAGAAATGCTAGGGGATTTGTGAAGAATGGTGAAATCTATATTAATGTAGATAGAGCCGAAGATGATACAGTAGTCCATGAATTTAGCCATTTATATTTAGCAGATGCTAAAGTAAATAGTCCTAATGAATACTATTCAGTACTAAGTAGAGTTAGAAATACAGGTACTTGGAAATATATGAGAGAGATACCTGAATATCAAAATAAAAGAGGATCTGATTTTGATGAAGAGGTTCTAGCAACTTTAATTGAGCGAGCATATAATGAGGGATTAGGAGGAGCAGATTATGATGTTGCAATAGATGCTCTGAATCTTACATCTCCAGAATTTAAATCATTTATAAAATCTGATATTCTACCATCATTAGGAGAGACATTAATAGAGAATTATAAGGTATCTCAAAAGATAGCTACACTTAAAAATAAGCTCATCAAAGATAATATTATTAAAGAGGATTGTAAATAATGGAATGTACATATGAAACTACAATAAACGGTAAGAAGATAAAGTTCAGCTCCGAAATGGAGCTGGACAACTTCTTATCAAGTAAATTAGCAGATTATCAAATAAACGAATCAGATTTAACTTTTCAAATTAATCCTATAGATAGTACTATAGAGAAGGTAAATGCTATTACAAGTAAAGTTAAAAATGCTTCTATAGAATCTGTAATTATAAATGATGATGGAGATTCAGAAACTATACTTAAGATTCCTGACTCAATAGGTACTACTAGATTTATTACATCTAATGGGGATCCTTCTAATATGCAAAAGGAATTAGTTCCTCCTTTTAACTTAAATGATTTCTTAAAAAAAGAAAGAGAAAGATTAAGTGCAGAAGGAATGACTAAATCTCAAATTGATTCATATTTAGAAAAGTTACAAAAGTCTTGAACTCAGTTAACTGATTATGGTACTGAAATACATTCCTTATTTGAAAGTATTATTAATAATACTACATTCAAACCAACTAATTTGAGTGAAGAACAGGTATTACGTTTAACTGAAGAATTTAAATCCTTTATTGAAGATATTAAATCTAAATATGGTAAAAATGCTAAAATCTTAACAGAAGTTCCTATAATATCAGATAAAATTCATGAAGCATATCAATCAGAAGGAATTAAAAGTATTAATGGTAGAATTGATATGCTAGTTATTGACCAGAGAGGATTTGCTCATATTTATGATTTTAAAGTTTCTAGAAAAGAAGTAGGAATATGAGAGGATACTAGAAACATACAAGGATCAACTACATGGCACTCTACTAAAAAACGTTCTGTGGGGTATCAGTTAGGAATATATAAGAATATTCTAGCACAATATGGCATTACTGTAGGAGAAACAAACGTTGTTCCTATTAAAATAGATCCAGAATATAATGAAGATGGAACTATTAATAAGCTAAATGATGCTTATATTGATTTTACTAAAATAAAAGTAAATCCTAATGCTCCATATACAGAAACTATAAATACTATTCTTCCAGTAAAAACATTACTTGATGATATTGATCTTATAAACTCAATTCAGGAACCAATGACTAAATTTGTTCCTAATTATGCAGTAGAAACTCAGGTACAGAGAAATACAGTTACTGTGGATAAATACATTAATAATCCTAGAATTGTACACTATATTGATGACACTGACCCAGAACGAAAGTTTGGAAAATACTGAATTTGGAATAAATATAAGAAGAATCGTAAAGTATATGCTAAAACAGAGGAGGAACTCAGAGAAAAAGTACAAGAATTAGTAAATGAAGAAAATAAACATATTCACTCTGAAATGTCTACCTTAGCGGATACCATTCAACAAATTATTGAAGGATATGAATCCATTGATGACTTAGCTGCTGATAACCCATTTAAGTCTGATTATTGTAAAAAGATATTTAGAAAATATTTAGTAAAAAAGAGTGAAACTGACTATGGATGAACTTTTCAAAATAATCCTAAATTTATAGCTGCAGGTATATTTGTATTTACTAAGGATGGTAAAATGGAAATAATATCTGTTACTCATAATGATATTCATTCAGTTGTTAATTTAGGTCTTGGCAAATCTATTCAAGGAGCAACTAAAAAGGATAGTGATATTGATAGTCATGTAATAATGCAAGCATCTAACGGTAATATTGACCTTGTTAAAGTTATGTGTTTATTAAATAATATGCCTGAGGTACTTAAAGGATACAAAGTTAATAAAATAGAATCACATAATATTTGAATTCAAAAAGGTACTGAGACCTATTTAGAAACTCTTTTAGATAATTTTTCTGAATTATGCAGGATACATGGTATTACCAATAATCTTACATCTCAAAATTTTGCAACAACATTAGAAGCAGCTGTAAATATAATAAGAGATACTGCTGGTGAAGAATTACTATCTCACATGGGTAATTGAGAATTTAATTTTAGTCCTAATGATATTGTAAATGGAGTTCCATTCATCTTGCAGAAAATGGAACAACTAAGAAAATTAAAATCTGCAGATGGCCTTCGTACTGCTTTAAGAGAAGGCAAATGAAATTTTGATGATCCTATTCAGCTAGCATATATGTTATTAGGCAGAGCACTAAATAAACTTAACGGATACTCTATTTATATTGAACAAGATCCTAAATTGTGAGTAAATTTTTCTAGGGAAGGATGATACACTGGTTCATATGTGAATAGTGCTAGTAACTCTTCTTCTAAAAATATTCAAACATTAAGTAAAATATTTTCAGTAGCAGAAGCTCATATTAGAAGGAAAGAATTATCATACAAACCTAGGATTAGTAAAGTAGTTAAGGCTTTATATGAATACAATCACAGAAATAGACTTATTGGAGGTGAGGTTAAGTTTTTTGATAACTTATTTGTTAAGGATACAAACGGTAATATAGATAAATCATTTAGACTAAAAAATCCTTCAGATAGTAGTTTGGCTAAGGAAGAATCTGACTTTATTAAGATGTTTCTAGAGATAGTAAATGATTTTAGATTTGATGGTAATCAAAGTAAAATAGCTAAAGCCATTGAAGACGGTTCTTACTATGAAGTTCCTGTTTCTATGGGAAGTACATCTACTCAAATCCACAATAAAGGATATAAACAAGCCTTTACATCTAAATATAATGAAGCTTTAAACTTTCTAAAACTTCTTCCTGAACAAGAGCAACAATTTAGGGAATCAAAAGGAGAGCCAAAGGTATATAATAAATATAGATTAAATGGACTTAGTAGATCTGATTTAATTGAAAATTATGGGATAGATGGTCTAGAAACTCAACTTGAAGATTTGCTATTAAATGTCATCCATACATACACAATGGAAGAAGTAATGAATGAATATCTTCCCAGACTTCAAGGTATTAAGATTGCCTTACAATATCAAACTGGGATGTTTGGAGTAGTTACTGATCATGTTTTAGAATATATAGATAAATTTATTGATGCTAACGTTTATAGTAAGCCTATTATGGCTAAAGAATTGCAAGGTGCATATAAGATGTTATCTGTAGTTAAATCAATAACAACAGCTACCGCTCTCGGTTTAAATCTTAGATCAGGTATTCGAGAAATGATGCAGGGAATGTGAATACATCTAAGTAGAACTATGGCAGAAGCTTATGGAAAGGATCAGTTTACTAAAAAAGATGTTGCTAAAGCATGGGCTATTATATTTAAACAAAGTGTTAAAGATATTAATACTTTAACATTAATTGATGCCTTAAATGTGGATTATGGAATGGCTAACGCCGATCCCCATCAAGTCCAAGAGAGACTAAGTTCATCTAAAGCAGGTATTAAAAATTTAGATTCTGATTCACTATACTTCTTTAATAGAGTACCTGACTCGTATCATAGAATGGGATTATTAATTGCTAAGATGTTGCATGACGGATGTTATGAAGCTCATAGTATTGTCAATGACCAACTTATCTATGATTTCAAAAAGGATAAAAGATTTAGTTTATTGTCTGATTCTAAAGCTGATAAGAATTCTATAGAGTATAAAAAGCAACATGCTTTATATACTGCTATGAGAGAACAGTTTAATAGAGAAGGATGAAATATCCAAGATGGAGATGATTTACCACGGGCTTATACTATTCAAGAAGGAACTAGTATTAAATCGTTTGCGGAATTATGCTTTGGGCACTATGATAAAAGTACGCAAATGCTTATGAAACAAATGTTTCTAGGTGCTATGATTCTACAATTCAGAACATTCCTATCAGCTAAGTTTGAACAGTGGATATTAAAGCCAGATACTTATAATCAAGGTCAATACACTGAAAAATTTGATGAAAATGGAGTAAGATATATTCGTATATTTACATTTGATGAAAAAGGAATTCCATCTGTTAGAATCGGTCTTGAAACAGAATTAAAACCTGATGATATTTGGGAACCTTACATTGAATGGCAAGGCAGATTTATGGAGGGAATTGCATATTCAATAATTAGTTTTGGAAAAACATTATACAAGTTAGATTTTAATGGTTTTAAAGAACTATGAAAAAATCCAACTAAAAGAGCTAATTTCTATTTATTCTTACATGATATGATCTGAATGTCTATACTTATGTGAATTGTTAAAGCTCTATTTTTATCTGAAGAAGAAGATCTTGGACCTGTGGGTCATTTAGTAGGTACTTCATTATATACATCTTTTTCTGACGGGCCAATTACTAATATTATGGCTTCAATGTTTGGAGATTTAAATCCACCTATGCATAGCATAGTTGTGAACTTATATAGACAAACTTCTGGAATAATTACAGGAGATGTTAATTTATTTGATGCTAGTGTCAATTCATTTGGAGCATTAAATAGTTTAAAATATATTGGTGATCAGTTAGAATAAAAAAAGAACCCCTTTGTCGTACGCATAGTACAACAAAGGGGTATTTTATAAATTTATAGTTAATAGATTACTTGGGAATTAACACCATGTTCATTCTTTTACCTTCCAACTTTGGTTTAGATTCAACTTTAGCAATATCTTCAAGATCCGTAGTCAAACGTAACAAAAGAGATTCTCCCTGATCTTTAAACATAATTTCTCTACCTTTAAACATTATGTATGCTTTTACTTTAGCTTTTGAATTGATAAATTCTCTAGCATGTTTTAGTTTAAATTGATAATCATGTTCGTCTGTCTGTGGACCAAATCTTAGTTCTTTAACTATAACTTTCGCTTGACCTGCTTTTAAGACTTTTTCCCGTTTTTTCTGTTGGTATAGAAATTTCTGATAATCTTGAAAAATACATACTGATACTTGGTTTTTATTGTTATCAATATATACTGATAGTTCAATTAAATCAGTATTAGTATCTACAGCCTTCCTTAAAGCATCAGAAAGAGAAATTAACTCCCCGCTATCTTTTATTCTGATAATCTGAGAGTTAATTTCATAATTTATAGAGTAATTTTTCATTTACTTCTTTACTTTCTTATCATTATTACATACTGTACAAGTACCTACTCCAGTTTTTTCATTTATATTAAAAACTCTTTTAAATTTACCGTAAGTAGTATCTTGAAACTTGTGAACAATATTATTTTGTGCACAGCTGTTACAGTATTTTATTTCTGTATTTGCCATTTTTATATATTTTAAAATTAATTATTTAAGTATTTTAGAAGCTAAATCTGAAACTTTATTAAATAGATTCTCGATACTTCCATCATTATTAATGATATAATCAAATTTATTATTTTGAAATAGTTCTATTACTTCACTTTCACTACGATGAGACCCTGGAATTTGATTTCTGTCTATATAAATAACTATTCCATTATTATTTTTTACTTGTTCATATTCATTAATAAATCTTAAATCTGATATAATAATATTATCTTTATCTAATAAAGTTCTTAGTACTCAGAAGTTATTTCCAAAATATTCTCTTATTATTTCAGTTCCAAATATTTGTAAAAGTTGTCTAATACTAATATAATAGTTTGATATAACATTTAACTTTTTTGATTTTATCATTCTGCTTAGTTGCTTATCTGTGATCATTAGATTATTATCAGGAAAAGCTGTAATATGGATACTCTGTAGGTTAATATATCAATTCTCCTTGAAATCTCTATCATTAAATTTTTCAACTGGAACATTAATTAAAACAGATAAAGCTTCCTTCATTGAAGAGGCGAAACTTGTGATTTCATATTTAGATACAATAAAATCATATACTAGGCAATACAACCAATATTGTCTCATTCATTTGGGAACTGAAAGACAATATCTTATCATATGGGCAGTTAAATCCTTACCAGAATTTTTAAGCCCAGAAATTGCTATAATAGTCTTCATTAGTTATTCAAGTGTAAATTTAGCAGTAAAGTTCATATTAGGATATGAATCCTTAAGGGACCCATTATACACTGAATATAACTTTTTTATAATGCTGTCCTTAATAAAGTTTCTAGATAGTTCTTTGTCTTTGCTGTTAGTACTATTTAAGTACAATTTGTCTATTATATAGTTAATAAACCCCTCATAAACTTCTTCTTTTTTTATCTCTAAAATAGATAATATATAGTTAAATGACTTAGAATTATAAATGTTAGATTCTTTAATAATTTTCCAATTGTGTAAGAGATAAATACTAATTATGCATTGGTACTTTTTTATATTATACGAAGATAGAAGCTTTATACCTAAAGTAATATCATCAAGATTAGTAGATAATATCATTTTACCTAAGCTTACAACACTATCTTCTGTTAATTCAAGTTGATTATTAGCAACAATTTCATTTAAATCGGAATCATACATAATATCTGAATATTTTGTTTGTAAATTTTCGATAAATTCAACTTCTTTAATATTAGATAGTAAAACTACAGAACCATAATATATTTGTTTACAATCGTTTGGTAACACAGATCCATTTATTAACATAGAGGCCCATCCATATAGTCCTTCAAGATTTGGATCTTTATATTTGTTAAATACAGAGTTGAAATATGAAGATTTATTAGGGTCTAAAATCTTATCTATAATATAGTCTATAAAATAATAGCAGTTTTTACTTGAGGAATACAAAATTAAAACGTCCTTAATCTTTTTAGATGATACTAACGATGATACTTCATAGGTCTCAAAAGATATTTTATCGCTTATAACAATAGCATCTGCTTTAGATGGGTCTAAGCAACGTTTAATATTAGTTAAACTATTAAGGTTACGTCGTGGATATTCACTGGTAGGATCAAAATATATCTTTTTTAAGTTAAGTTGACTACTAATTCTATGCTTAGAATTAATTTTATTATTAATACAAGTACTATCTCCAAGATATATACCTTTTGCAGTCACAGGTGTAGTAACTATTTTACCATTCTTATAGTATAGATAAGAAGAACTATAAAAATCAGCATTATACCAAATATAACTGTGTTCAGTGTCTCCAAAGTCGTTTAATCATACCAGATCTGTTAAACTAGCATCCTCAACATTAGTATCAAATCTTGTTTTTTGGTTATATATAATATATTTTATATTATTTTTATTAATATGTAATAACATTTTAAATAAGTTTTGCAGCTAATTTTGGGTTAAGTAATAGTTTATTACATTTACCAGGATAGTGTTTGTTTAGTGTTCTTACTAGGCTAAAGAGTAGATCTTCAGTTAACAATAACTTATCATTATCAACTATCCTAAGAATACGATCTATAATTAGGTCCATTTTACACCCAGGTTTACTAAGATATAATAAGCTATAATTTATAAATCTAGTGGTAATTACAGAAGCTATATCGGCACGATACTTACCTTTATCATATAATTGATTCTCAAGTATCCTTTTAATATCGTTCCAATCCGTATTAACTAGTTCTTCTGGGGAAGGAAGTTTATCTAATTTATTAGCTATGAATGTAGTAAATAATCCCCCAACAATATCATCACTATCAAGAAAACATCCAGAAGCTATTTGCAGAATAAAGGATAAATTCTCAGGTTTAGACCAATCATCAATACTAGAAATAGTATTAATAAACATAGTATAATTGCGAGCATTAATTTTAGACTGCCTAGATTTTGAACGGTCCATTAATTCATCACTATAAAGAAGCATAAAGTTAATCGCCTGATTATTATACCCTTTTTCCTCGGCATATTTAGCCCAATCATATTTATCAAACTTAATATTAAAGTTTAACATACGGGTTTTTATAGCCTCATCAATTTCTGTTACATTAAAATCTCCCCCTTCAGGATTAGCTGTTAAAATAACAGTACTATTAGGAGGTAATTTCCAAGAGAAATATTCTTGTCTTGATATAAGCTCCATAATAGCAGCCAATACAATTGGAGAGCTACGATTCACATCGTCAAGATTCAAAATTGTAGGTTTACTTAGATCAATACTTTTTATCCATTCTGGAATTGCATAGCTCATTCTAGTTTCCTCAGATATTTCCCAACCTGCTTTACTATAACTTTCTATAAGTTCTGCAGTTATCCATCTACATTCATCATTTTTACATACATAGTGCTCTTTAATTGGCCACCCGCAAATTTCTCCTGGGTCTGAAATTTGACTAAGGTTTTTCTTGATGTAATTAGCACCAATTTCACTAGCTATTTGTTCGATTAAACTCGTTTTCAATTTTGTTATCTCTAGAGCTTTTTATCTCTAGATTCTATATCTTCATATTCGATATAGTTCAGCATATCTTTTCACCTCTAAAAATAGTAAGGTGGAGCACACTCGTGGGAAAATTATATTCTGTACAACAGGTTCATTTCCTATGCGTTGCACTGTAGCAAATCATTTAAATCTGCTATTAGCTCAGGATTAGCATCTCAGCCTTCCCTGAATTTGCGCTCTAATAATTTTAAAGATTTCTCTTTAAAACGGCAATCTTTGATTTTATTAAATATTTGATATTTTCTATCTAAATAAATTGTTGATTTATAATATAGGTGATATAAGTAGGCAGTTGCCTTTATTCCCGAAAAACTAAATGCAAAAGTAAAATCGCTATGATTATTAGAAAACAAATGTCTAGGCTCTAAGTAGCTTACCATTTTACTTAAAAATTCTTTTGCACCTAAACAGCTTATTTCTGGTTTATCATATAATCCTAATGACCCATCACCATCAAAATATCCTCTAATAAAATGTCTTATTAAATCTTTAGACTTAAAGATATTTTCATTAGGAAATTTTAAAGTCAGTGACTTTTTAGGAGTACATCCGTAAGAATTTAATGTTTCTCATAAGTGTTTATTTGTTAGAGCAAATCTACATCTAAAATATTGCTTATTGTTACATATAATAGATGATATTTTTACTCTATTACCTGTTACTTGAAAAAACTTCTGTAATTTATATAAATGTTCCACATCAGATCCTTTTAAAGAAACTTCAAAATTATAATGAGGTTTTCCATTTTTAGGAATTGAAGCAATATATCCATCAGCAAAAATAAAACCCAATCAATAAGCTTTTTCTTCGGTATCTATAATATCAAAAATGTGTTCATTAAATTTTAGCATATTTTGAGTATTAATAACTGGTATTCCAAGTTTCTTTAATCTAATAGAAAAATTGCTTCGACTAAATTTATATTTATTACTTATTTGTGTTAGGCTATAACCATTACTATACATCTGCACTGCCTCTTCAAAGTAAGTATCTAAATTACTCTTTCGTATATTAATGTTATTATTATGAAGAATAGTGGAAATAGTATTTCTGGATACATTATATAGTTTAGCTATATCACTACAAGTTTTACCCAAATTATATAGTTTACAAATATTAATTTTTTCAGATAATATTAATTTACTACACTCTCTACAAAGAGAATTTCTATTAGCTACACGACTAACTGTAGTAGGATGTACTTTACAAATTTTACTTATATCTTTAATCTTATAACCTTGATTATATAAATCAATAATCTTATTTTCTAAATCATTACTAATTTTTTGCATAATATTTAAATTTTAAATAAATTAAATCTATGCAAAAGTAATAATATAAAACAATTTAATCAAATATTTTATAATAAATTACCTATACCAGGAAGTGAAGTAAGTTGAACACTTATTGGAAATTCTCCTCTTTCTTGGAGAGATCTATTATTGTTTATAATATATTTTAAAATAGGTTTTATTTCTCCTAATGTTAGTTCCATATTTATTACGGTATTAATACAGTTATTCCTGGAAACTTCTGAGATTTATTCCCATCAGATGTAATAATCCAGATTAAGTTTTTACAAGTTGAAAATGTAAATTTAGATAAGTAACCATCAGTAAATATCACACAAGAACTAAATTCTTTGTGTTCTTTATAGAAGTCTAGAGCTGGGCAAACATCAGTACCTCCACGACCAATAAATTCAAATTTACTTTTTTTATCATATTTACATATCTTAGTGATATTAGTATCACACTCTATAATTGTTATATCTACACCTGTTTTATATATATGATTAACTTCAGATATAAAATTAGAAAAGTCATTCATATTTATAGAACCTGAAGTATCAATAACAACACATATGTTTGGTTTTCTTTTTAAACGAGTTCCTCTAGCATCAGGTAATCTTTTTGAAGGTCTCATCCTAGTTAATTGTAGATCACTACTAATAGAATCTCCAACTACTCGTCTAAAATAGTTTCTCCAGTTAAAAACTGGAGGATTATTTCTTATTTTTTCAAGTATTTCTTTTAATTCTCCAGGTATGTGGCCTACTTGTTTATTAACAAGAGCTTCTGTTTCTTTTAACTTAGACTTTACTTGATTTTCATATAATTTACGTTCGGCTTCCGATATATCTTTAGGCCACATATCATGATTATCTATACTTTTAAAGTCGGCTAATCCTTCAGTACCAGGGATACATTTTTCAGGGTGTTCTTTAACAAACTTTTGTATTTCATTATAATAATACCACGCCCCTCTATTGGGCTCTAGGTTCTTTCCAATTAACTTAGAAAGATTCTGTAAAGTAACACACCCATCAGGCAATCCTGTAACTATTTGGTTCACAACTACATCTGTTGCTATATTCATATTATCATGATTATCTGCTTTGAAATCATCAGTAAGATGAAATAAACATATGTGTACTAACTCATGGGTGAGCACAGCAATACATTCAGTATCAGTAAGGTTATTCCAAAATGTTTCATTTACATATAATGTAAAATTGATACCATTAGGACCTACAGCAGCTGTTTTTACAGGATGATTATCACTAACAATCTCCTTGCGTAGATTTAGCAAGAAAAGTCCATAAAAAGGTTGCTGAATAAGAAGCTCTTTACATGCTTTAATTAATTGCATATTCTATTTCATCTTTATTAAGCCAACGTTTAAATGTTAATCTAACAACGCCTTTTATAGGTGCATCTAACATTTTATAGTCAGCATTACATTCATAAAAAATCCTAGGATTGTTGGTATCATAAGTCCAACAAATCCCAGGATATTCGTTAGTTAAACAATATTTTCTCATTAGTGTTGTTTACAATATATTACGCCTTGATAACGGCTATTAAAGCAAAGATTACATTTTCTGCAATCTCCTTTACATCTTACAGCATTATTTGGTAAATTATTAAATTGAAACTTATCTACACAGAAAAACCAACGGTGTGCTTTAATATTTGGAGAAGAAGAATTTACTATAAAGTGAACTCCGCTAAAATTTAAGTCCTCTCTACAGGTATAACAATATGTTTTAATTCCAAAAACTTTATATAACCATCGTCCAATATTAGATCACCTGTCAACAGACTGTTGATCTGGAAAATCACCCGCTTCATTAAGTCTAACGTATTTAATCTTAACAGGAGCATTTAATATATAATACATTAGCATGTCCTTAAGATCTTTATCATCCCACAAATACATGTATGACTCAATCAATGTGTTTTTGTGCAAGTATGCTTTATATATACGTTCACATTTTTTAGCATAACATACTTTACTACATCTACAGAAGCCTAATCTTTCCGAAGGACAATGTACTGCAGATGTAATATTTACTATGAGTGTTTCTTTTGGTAATTTGGCATTCCCATATGAAAATACTTGCATATTACCTAAGCCTCATCGCTCTTGAAATTTAATAATATTCGTATTCATCATAGTTTTCATTATAATAGTCTTCATCTCCAGTATCATCTCCTATAGGATTATTAAACCCATATTTAACGGAAGTTGCTTTGAAAAGAGGTAATCCATAGTAGGCATAATTATCATTAGACCAATTTTCCAAACCTTCTTCAAGGATCCAGTTCCACATCTGCACCACCTCAAACATTAGACTCGAAGAAATGCCTCTTTTATCTAAGGCTTTCTCAAAACCAAAAGCAACATCTTCTTTAAGCTGCTTCAGTACATTCTCTCTGGTAAAAGGAATAGTCTTTTTATCCCATTCTTCCTTAGTTACGTTATCTTGAAGAGTTAGACCACAAAAAGGAAACATTTCAAAGGGAATGAATTCTGCAAGTCTATATAAATCTCTTCTATCTATCGTAGGACTTTTATATGCTACTTTAATCTGTTCAAGTGTTTTCATCTTCTATATGTTATATTTTAGCTGTCATCTTTAGATAATTTGATGTTAGTACTTGATAATATATCTTCTTTATCTTTTGTTAAGTTTAAATTTACCACAACGTAAAGAACCACTAAGCCCTAAATCTAAACTACCATAAACATAAGATTTATAGAAACTTCCATATGGGTTAGCCTCAAGACTCCAATCCTCTAAAGCTCCAATCTGATACATAATACTATCTATATTATCAATAGGAATCATCGGTAAATCTAATTCTCTATTACTAGAATTGAGAAATTCTTCTATTAGTTGTTTAATCGTTTCCATCTAATAAGTTTCTTTTAATAAACTCTTCTTTTAAAGGAATAGCTAGTTCCTGAGCCTGAGGATGAGCTGCTTTATCAGTTCTAAGTTTAAAGAATCCTCTCCACTGTTCAATAGTACCAGTCATAATTAATTCTGTTTTTGTGCACAATGGAAGAATTTCTCTAGCCTCTTGAGCTTTACAACCTCTGTTAATAAGAGCTTTATAATTCACTTCAGCTGATTCACACTGAGATAAGAAAATGTCAACAGAGTCTCCTTCAAAATGTTTTAGTATGGTATTGGGAATATTATTTTTATCTGCAGCATCTACCCAATCGTTATCCCAATATTGATATCTAGCCTCCTTTAAATCAGTCCAATAAGGAATAATAAACGTAAGTTCGTTATTAAATTTATCGGAATTGTAATTGCAATATCTTGTTGATTGTTCCGCAAATGATAACACGCGATGGCGACAAAACTCACGACTTATAGAAATTGGAAGAATAAACTTTACTGTAATTCGTTTTTCATGATATTCAGTAGGTTCACAGAGATGTTTTAAATCGTCAAGCCAGCCATTTTCATATAAAACTCTGTAATTAGTTGTGATATGATAATTACCATAAGAATCTGTATTAATAACTGAGTAAGAATTAGAAAGGTATTGTTTAATTACCCAATTATCACCTATTATATTGGAAGCATGATCCTTATGAATATAAAGATATACAGTGCCATGTTCAAGCATTGCGGTATGCTGTCTATCCTTAATCATATTAACAAACTTCTCTGCAGAATCTTCTGTAATACGATCCTCTGACTTATAACATGTTCTTCCTGCTCTTTCAATTTGTTTATATATTCCTTGAATACCTGGCTCTTGTTCTAAAATTTCAAAACTACTTTTAATAAGTTTCATATAATTATTTATTCTTTTTGTTTATAAGTTATAGTTGGAATTGCAATAAATTCTGAAACAAAACAGGGTTTATCAATATCTTTCCAACTATTCTCCTCACTATATAATTTAGAAGGCCCAGTTATACCAATATATCCGTTCTCACACTCATATACATCTGTTGAGATTTCATACCATCTATGTTCATCTATATACAGATTACTAGCAACCTTTTTAATTCTATTATTGATAAATTCTTCAGCACTATATAATGAATATAGAGGATAATTATCCCTTATTAAGTTTACTGCTTCATTAACTTTCATTATCGACGATATTTTGGAGCATACATTACAGTAGGAATTTCAATATATTCTTCTGCAAATGCTGCTATATTAAATTCCTCATAATCTTTCTTTTTTATATTATTCTTAAGACCTGTAATTGCAACAAACCCGTCTTCACATTGATAAATATTTGTTACTATATTAAAATATTTATGCTTTGTAATATTATAGTTCTCAACTACAATATCATCCTTATATAAACCTACAGCTCTAGTTGCTTCAATTAAGGAATAATAATCAGTATTACTAATTATGGATATAACTTCTTTTACTTTCATTTTATTATATATTATATTTTAATAATTTTATCACAACTTTTCAAGTGAACTTTTCCACTAAGATCATATTTTAATTTGATTCTTTCTGCAGTAAATCCTATAACTTCTGCTTTTACAAACCAAGATGAAGTTCGTGATCGCTCAATACAAATAACTTGATCTCCAATTGCTAATATGTTACCTAACCAATCTTTCATTATGTATTCATTTTATAAAACATTTGTATCTTTTCTTTCAAATCATATAGTATTGCTTTTTCCTGAACAGTATTTACAAATAGTTCGTACATATTATACTTTTCATCATTATATATTAACAACATATCATTAATACTTACATCAATATAATTACCTCCTATATAATATCGTAATTTAAAATTAATATATGAATTATTACATTCATACTTAATATCTGTATAACATTCTGAAGCAATATTTAATAAATTATTAATAAAGTTCTTTGTATAAGATACAACCATTCTATTTGTAATTGGAATCCTACTCTTTGTTCGGTCTTCAATATTTCTAATAACATCATTTACAACACTATCCCTTGCTATTATTGTAGCTTGATCTGATTCAATTTTACAAGTTCGAGATTGAAGATTAGAAACAAACAGTTGAATTTCTTTTAAAGTTAAATTTTCATCATTCATTAAAATAATTTTAATTGTTTATGCTTAAACATACATACGATTTTTTGTGCTGCAGCTATATAAAAAGAATAATTAATATTAGATGGTAATTCATCAGATTTATTAATAGTATTCAAAATTGTTACGCCAGAGTCAGTTAATAGTTTAATATAGTTATATCGTCTACCATTAGAATCTATTTTACATTTATATAGCCATGGACCATCAGTAGATATATAATATCGGTTAATACGTTGAATTAACTGACCATCATATTCTACAGAATAATCTTTACTAACTTTTTGATAAGTTATAAACTTATTAATATCCTTACAAGCATAAATAGTATCTGCAACAGGAATTCCATCTGCTAAACATTTATTAATAGCTTCGGGAATAATAACTGCATCCATACCTTTGCCAAGTTTTACCTTGTCGATAAACATACCTTTTGTCTTTAAAAGACTTGGATCTTTTGTTTCAGAATAACCTTCCTTAATTGCAAGATAGTCATTAATAGCAAACTGATACATTGCTTCAAATCTATCCTCTTCAAGAGTAAGTTTAGTTAAGATTTCCCAATTCTTGCAAATTTCTTGTACATTGGTATATTTGTTTCGTTTTAATAGTACAAATAATCCATCAGTATTAGCTTGAATTATTCTACAACCTGCTTGAACTAATTTCTCCGCTAACATTAATAACATCAATTGTCCATTAATTCTAATTTGCATAACAGCATATGGAGAATAACAAAAATTATGTTCATTTTGTAGATTACCAGACAAACCGTTTAAAGCAAGTTTTAGAGTTTCATTCTTAACTTTATTTCCATTATGTTTAGCTTCTAATCGTTCATCTCGAATTTGAGAGTAAACTTCAAGGAATTCTTTACCAAGATGTTTTGGATAAAATCCATATTGTATAATAATGCTAGGATATAGTGCATATCCATTTTAATTTTCGACTATATCTTAATTTTTATATCTAATTTGTTCTGAATTTAATTCAATGTAGTGTCATTTAAAGCCTTTATATGAAGCTTTTGTACCTTGACAACAACAATAAATGGATATAACCAAATTAAATTTATAAAAATTCGCGGCGTTTCGAATAAAACCTTATAAAGTTTTATCCTACTCTCTTTCGAGATAGTCTGTGAACCTTGATCCTATAAGGATCCTTGGCTGCGGATTATAATACTTATTAAGTTTTTACTTTCTCATAAGCGTTATCTTATGTGCTACACTATGTATTACTACTAGCTGCAGTATTAATAAGTTAAATTAAGTTCCCGCAATTAACCGCGTTTTACTTGCGCCACTATATTAACGCAACATCTATATCAATAAGCATTTCATCTTTTGTAGGTATAATTTCCTCAGGTTTATTAACACTATGAATACCTCCAACTCCAACAGTATATTCTAATTCATCAAATATAAAATGTTTCTCATATCCTTTACGTCCAGGAGAAACTGTTTGCTTTTTCATATCAGCTAATACACTTTTAAGTATAGGTGATTCAAACTCAATAAAAGGTAAAATAACCTCATTTAATGGAATTAAATCGCAAGGTGACCTCAAATCTTTAATTTGATTTCAGGTTTGTCCTGTTTTTTCAAGATACTTTTGAGTAATAATTTTCATTCCAATATTAACTCCATCTTTATTAAGTACCTTTACTCCATACTCATCTTCAATAGCTATACGTAAATCAATATCCTTTTTACATCTATTTAATAATTCCTCAGTAGAATCAACATCATTAATATTATATTCTATCATTTTAGGAATTTCAGATACAGGAAGATAATCTTGGAAATCGCCTTCATATTCTTGAACATTTCGAAACTGCATAGTTACTTGCATCTCCTTTAACCCTACTCTCAACTTTTGAGAATAAAGCATAGTTAACAAGTCTAATGTTTCAAAATAAATTTTATATTTCCACTTTGTTCAAGAACTAAAATTAGTATCAGTAGATTGAATTATTAAATTACTAAGTTTAAATAAAGATGCGCATATCTCTGAATACGACATCTTTAACATTACTTTATGAAAATCAATAATATAATTAATAATAGGATTATCATAATGAATATTATTGTATCCACAAAATATTTTATCTGTTTTAAACTGTAAGTTTGTAGTATAGTTTCTTTCTCAAATACCAATTTGAGATTGATTTCTAACAGTTCAAAATAAATCTACTAACTCTTGTAAATTATTCTTACGTTCAGATATTTCAAAAAATAAGCGTTCTCCTGTTTCTGTATTTTTTACAACACAGTGAAACACATTAGGAAATATTTCAATATCATAAACGTATACAGTTTTATTTCTAATTAACATTATACCTCATCATATGTAATTCTAAATATTTCAGGTTTGCAAGGATAAAATTCATTCCTAACTCCTCTGATAATATAATCTCCAACTGAAGCTTTCATTATACCTTCAAGAGTTGGAATTCCAAGCGAATAATCATTTTCTTCTTGTGTATTGTTATAACGCAAAAGTTGATTTCCGACAAACTCTTCAACTTCTTCAACATTATTTCCAATATACTGAATAGCCTCTATTTCTACAGGTTTTTTTCTATATTTCTTTATCATTTATAACGGTATATATTTTATTAAAATCATCTTCATTAATCCAAAATCTGTATCCGTTCCAGTTGCAATAAAAACCATTTACTCTTTTATTCTCAGTATGCTGAACTTGCATTTTTAATATTTGATGATTATAATCAAATTTTGTCATTGGCTGAACTTCAACTTCGAGGTTTTTAACTTTTGCTTTCATTAAAACAAACTGCTAATCATCACACTTAAATATAACAAGTTATCTTGTAAAGCTATATTATTAAGCTCACATAGATTGTTATATATCTTTATATAAAGTTTACAAATATTTAACATTTTCCTATTAATTTTAACCAATCTTCCTCTACAAAGTAAGACATTCAACCATATTGATCTAATCAACTCTCTTCATTAATAAGACAGGCATGTTCATTAAAGTCAGGATGTTCCATTAACTCCTGAGTATACGGTCATTCTACAATTACATATTTCACATTATAGCTCATCTAATTCTGTTTGTAACATTTCAGGATAATATTTCCGATAAAACATTCGAATTGTATCTTCTCCTACCTGTAAATCCCTATTTTTATCCCTTTTAATAGCTTCATAGTATGGGATAACTATTTCCTTATATTGAATATTTGCATTGAATTTAGACGCTATTTCTTCCCATTTAGCCTTAGTTTTAGGATTAAGATTAGTGGCATCAATAACTACATTATATCCATTAGTTAAAGCCTCTTCAATCATTAGTTTTTCATAGATACTAATTAACTTTTCTCTAGAAGGTACCCAATAATCTCCACACATTAATCTAATATCATCCCGATTTATTCTAATCCAAGTACTCTTATCTTTCACAAATTCTTTTGCAAAATAGGTTTTACCAGATGCTGGAGGTCCAACAAGTACTAATAATATCTTATTCTCGTCTTTCATTACACTCTTTCCACATTTTGTATATAGGCTCAGAAATCGTTATAAAATCTTTAAGAGGATTAACAATTTTTCCTTTGAAAACGTCAATTCTATTTACTTTAGATTCTTTGATAATCTGAATTCCCCATAAACATTCTCTGGTAATATCCATATCTATATTAGGTAAATCCTTATTTATACCTTGTAAATAAGTTACCCTGGCAATAATATATCTTCTAAGTTTAATAATATCAGGTTTTTCATAAATATTTACATATTCTTTAATCTTACCTGATTTAGAAAGAATAGAACATACATACGGTAACAAACTACCAGATTTCATTCTTAAAAATCAATCATCTAAGCTAAAGAATGTAACATTATCATTTTTAGAAGTTATATTATCTCCAACAACAATATATTCATAACCTTCTTCATAAAAAGAACAAGGAATCTTATATATAAATTTGATATCCTTGTTCTCTTTTAGTTGCCTTATTTCTTCTTTAGTCATTATACTAATGCATCAAATTCTCCAGGAACTGCTAAAATATCTTCAATATTCTTTTTAACATAATCCTCAACCTTTATAGTTACTAAACCTACAACTTTTAATTTAATTTCATCTGGGATGAGGTAGGTAAAAATAATAGTATTACGGTTATCTATTCTTTTATATAGTGATAAATAAACATTTGGTATATATTCTTTATTTTCATCTAACATAAGAGAAAATTCTATAGAGTAAACTTTATTTTTTCTTAGAATTATACTCATATCTCTATATCTAATATAACCTTCTTCAACAGTTCAGGTGTTTAAAATAGTAAGTATTTGTTCGTTTGTTAACATATTATTCATATATCTATAGTACTTTATTAAGTTCTTCGGCTCCATATTAAGAATACTACTAACTTAAGTTTATAAGCTTCAATTTTACCAGGATCCATTAACATCTTTACTAGTACTTGATTTCATTTGATACTACATCTTTTGGTACACATTTTTTACAATAAGGGCTAATCCAGCCTCTAGTTATATATTTAGCTTTGGCCCCACAACATATACATGTTCTTTCTGAAAGTTCTTCGTACGTATTAATGATAGGATATTCACAACCATTTGGAGAACCATTAGAATACCAAGCAAGCATCCCAAACTTCTCCTTAATCTGCATAATCCTATACTTATATAGGTAATTATGCTTTTTGAGAACTTTCTTCAGATCCTTACACATCTGTATACCAAAAGCTTTCCTTCACCCAGTAGGCATATCATCTAGTTCTGTAGATGTAGGGATAAAACAGATTCTGTTTATAATATTATCCCAAATAAAAATAATAGAATTGTACACTTTCTTATAGAACTTATCTACGCAAATTTTGAGTGTTTTAAAAGCAAATCCATAATTATACTTTGTTATCTTATTTTTATGAACATGATATATAATATATGGATAATTAGTAAATATATTAGTAGAAGTAGTTATACCAGTAATAGTAAAGCCCTTTCCAACATGTTTCTGAAGATTAAATTCAAGCGGCGAATCAATGTATGTACTTTCAAATTTTAATATACCAGAAGGGGTTAAGTTAACATTGAAATTATATTTACCAACATCTCTAATGATAGAATTAAATTCAGTGCATTCTTTAGGGTCTTTATAAAATTTATATGATAAATTAATTTCAGTATAAGCTTTTTTGTAATATTTATTACTTAATTTCACAAGCCAATTAGGACTTACTTGATGTTTGTCTGTAAATCTATTTCTAGGGTATAAAAAAGGAAATCTAATACACAAGTAGACACACTTAGGAATTCTAAGTATCCTATTTATTTTATATTTTAATCTATGAAGGTATTTCATCTACACATTTTTTAAAATCTAAAAACATCTTATTCTCCGAATGATTTTCAAGTAATTCATCTAATGATGATGCTACATCTGAAACTAATTCAGAATTAGGGTCAGAAAGGTAATCATATAGCTCATTAAATGTAGAGAACTTGTTTTTATCTGAACCTATAGCATACAACCATATTAACTCAGAGTTGTATTCTCCAAAGTATAGTTCCAATAAAATACATACAGTACCACAAGCTAGTTGTTTTATTTCTATTAAATCTTTAGAGCACTTAGAATCTACAAACCGTGTTTTTTGAATGCATACTATTATAGCTAACAAATCTTCTCTGTTTAATTTATGTTTCATTATATATCAATTTTATATTTTAAAGTCTTCATAATAAGTAGTTAGGAATAGGCTTATCTGCGGCAGTATAATTAAAATATTTAATTATTACTAGCTTTATATCTGATTTCGTCCTTGCAGTATCTCTTAAATAAATTAGTATTAAGTATTATCATCCTTTTGATATATAATTAAATCACTTGTAGTACGACTACAGGCTACATATTGTAACTGCCGAAGTTCTTCTTTATTTGTACATCTCCAGATATTCTCCATATCTATCATTACAATAGAATATTGAGATGACTGTGATTTATGAGTTGATATACAATATCCATAATCTAGTGATTTACGTTTAATTATCCTATTATCGTATCTTATATCAAAAGTAGTTAAAAATGATTCTGATAAATCATAATATTTACGCCATAAAGCATTAACTCTTTTTTTATATACATTATTCTTATCAGCATTAACCGTAGATAACCTAAGTCATTCTAACCTATAAGCTAGATTATTAATATTTTTTTCTGAATTATCTTTAGATAATACTATTACTTTAAAAGTAGAATCATCTGATTTTAACCCTAATTCCCAAGCATTTAATTCTAAATACTTAGTTTTATTTACTGATGTTATAATATAATCACGAGAATTTTCTATTTTTAATCCTAAATAGTTAGTTGTGTCATAACCTGTTAGAACTTCTCCAACAACAAATTCTTCTTTATATCCTAAATATTCTCTAATTAATTTATTTAATGCTTTAATTCTATTATTAGTATAAGAAACTAATTTTATTAAATTAGAATCACTAAAATCTTTAGATATTTTAAATAAATAACTATACTTTTTAAGCATTTGTACAATATTGTTACATACTGTAATATTAGAATAATCATCAGAAATGCTTTTAAATTTATATAATGGCTTTTCTCTTAAATAATTTAATACTTTAGATAAACAACTTTCTTTTTGTCTATATATCTTATTTAGATAAATTGTTCTATTACTAAATGCTTTAGAAGGTTTATTTTCTTTTACAGAATAAAGCTGTTTAGGATCTCCTACAAATACTATCTTTGATGACTTATATTCTTTTAATAGTAAATCATATAGATCACTATTAATCATACTACACTCATCTACAATAAGAACATCATATTTATACACTTGATGTGATCTTTTGAAAGAAGTATCTAAAAATTTAAATTCTAATTGTGAAGCATCAAAATTTAATACATTTAAATTAGGTCTAAGATTTAGTAGAGAATGTATTGTTAAAGCTTCTCTTCCTTTCATTCCTTTTGATTCTAATACTAATTTTGCCTTATTTGTTGGAGCAATAAAAGCAGTCCAGTATCCGTTATCAGCTAATATGTCATATAACATACTAGCAATCATACTTTTAGAAGTTCCCGCTGACCCAGTTAAACAAATGCAGTGTTCATCACTAGTTATAAAAGAAGTCAAATCGGATAATGCTTTTCTTTGAGCATCGTCCAATCTGACTTTGTATTCTTTTTCTAATTTATTTATATCATAATTCATTACTTACCTGTTGATCCAAATCCACCACGAGAATAGGAATCTAAATTATCAACCCATTCAAACTTGATTTTAGAAGTAAATAACCACTTAATTTTTTGCCAAATAGTAGCCTTCTGACTTAGTTGAATTCTAAATTGACAAATACGATCTCCCTTTTTAATAACAGTACGTTCTAAAGAAATTGCAGGAAATTTCCATTCATCATCATTTCCAGAGTAAGTATTATCGATAATTCCAAGGGAATTAGATTGAACTATTTTAAAATTCTTAAATGTACTGCTTCGAGGTACTATATGAGCCTCAAATCCTTTTGGAAGAATCATAGCAAATCCGAGTCGTATAAGACAACTATCAAACGACACATCTCTAAATCGCTTACCATTTAACTCATATTGTACCCCAGCTTGCGGTGCTACAAGTTCTATATCTTCGGCTGCATGGAGATCAATCCAATCTCCTTTTTCAATAATTTCAAATTTACTCCCTTCAATAATTTCTTTAACTTTAATCCTCATATATATGTTTATTTAAATATTTATTTACAACGGATAGTATTTCATGTAACGTATCCCACTCATCATCATTCAAATCAAGATATCTATCAGATACAAATTCTGCTATATAATCATCATTATATTCGTTATATCTGAAAATTAATATAGTATAACAATTTTCCTTTGACTTAAAACAGCTTTTGTGTACTCTGATAGAATGAGTTCCGTCTAAATAAAATTCACCTTGTTTTTCAAAATTTGACTCAGTGCCATAATAACTATTCGGATAATACTTTACAATTTCAAATGAAATATATTTAGGTAATTCTCCAATATATGTACATGGTTTGAATTCTAAATTTTTTATTCTATATGTTTCCATACTTATATCTTAAATAAAATATTAGTTACAACGACTTCAGCCGCAGGACATACAGCTTACACATCCTGAAGTAGCAACCAATGGTTCCCCACATTCTGGACATACGTTTTTATTATCATGATTGGCATTTATTGAAGGTTTTGTATCTGGAACACTAATCTGCTCTTTTTGAGGAATTTTTACATTATCTTTTATAGCTTCTGTAATTACTCTTGATATAATATCTGGGCATGACAAACCATCAATATTAATTTTTCTAGCCTTACATGTACTACAAGCAGGACAATTAATTCCTCTTATCTGATCAATTATCTCATCGACTTTAACACCACTTCTAAGATTAAGAGAAATTAATCTTGTTACAGCATTCATGTTAGCTTGACAGATACCACCTTTAGATGTATGTGTGAACACTTCTACAAGATTACCCTTATTATCCTTATTGCAAGTTATATATAATGTTCCACATGCACATTTTTTACAAAAAGTTGCACCATGTGTTGTACCAAGTGTTTTGCGTGAAACTGGTGCAATGGAATCAAATTTGAAAGATTGTTTTTCTTCTTCAACTTTAATAGATTCCCCCATAATAGCTGGTCTACTATTTTCCCTAAATATCGTTAACCCTTTTAAACCAGCTTTCCATCCAGCTAAATATAATTTTTCTACATATTCTTGTGATGTATCTTTCTTAAGATTAATTGTAGAACTTATTGCTGTATCAATATACTTTTGTAATGCTGCTTGAAGCTTTATACGATCATATGAATCAATATCATATGCTGTTACAAGAATATCATCATCTATAGAAGAATTAGGAACAGAATCAAGATATTCTTTTACAATTTTAGCATAAACATCATATACCTTTTCTTCTTTATTAAGAGATACTGTTTTTCTCTGAAATTTCTTCATAAACAGGGGTTCCAAACCGCCCGATACTCCAAGCATAGTTGAAATTGACCCAGTTGGTGCTATCGAAAGTAGTGAACAGTTTCTAAGACCAAATTTTTTCATTTTTTCAAGTTCATCGCTTGAAAAGGCTTCTTTCATTATACTAGATTCAAATACCTTGTCTGAATAGCCAGGAAATGTTCCAAGTTCTTTAGCAAGATCATATGAGGTAAATACAGAATTTCTGAAAATAAGTCTCATAATATTTTCTGCAAGTTTTATCGACTCTAGGCTTCCATATTTAATATTCAATTTTATAAACATATCATGAAGTCCCATAATTCCTATGCCAAGGTTTCGGTATTTAGCAATTTGTTCTTGTTGTTCCTTAAGAGGGTGGTTATGAAGATTTTCATCTATAATCCTATCCATTTCCCTAACAATAATCTTTATATCTGAAACTAGTTCAGAATAATTAACTGTTGCAAATTTTGTAAAAGGATCTTTTACATATTCAGATAGATTTATTGAGGATAAGTTACAGGACATATTTTTTGGCAAAGGTTGTTCCTATATATTACCTATTTAGCTTTTTATCTAGATATTCTGGAAGTTTCCTTCATACTCTTTATTGCCATTAGAGATACGTCTGTCAATTCAGACCAGTTTAGCATATATTTTCACTATAAAGTGTTGGGCACTCTTGGTGGAATTATATTTATTCATCCACTATGCGTTACAATGTTTCATAGCCTATTCGTAATCTATGAAATTATCTCGGTATTATCATGCAATAATTTGTTTAGACTTCACCGATTTTACCCAATTTTTTACATGAGGCAAACAATACAACTAACTGATAACCAGCCATTTACTACCACATGGATTACTAGTATCTATTTGATACTCAGTAATATACTCCATCAAATTATAATTTCTGAATCTATTCATAAACATGACTCCAGGCTCTGCATGTTCATATGCATTTTTCATCATAAGTTTATAAATTTCAATTGGAGTTATATCATAATCAGGATATCCCTTAAACTTAGATTTAATATGAAGGGTTATAACTTCTCCTGTCTCATAAAACTTATCTACGGCATTCATAAAGTTATCATCAACTTCCACAGAAAGGTTTGCATTATTGATCTTTCCAAGATTGCTTTTAATAGTTATGAAATCTTTTATTTGTGGATGATCTGCTGAAAGAGACATCATTAATGCGCCTTTACGTGATCCACCCTGAGAAACAGAAGCAGTTACAGTATTAAATATCTCCATAAATGGAACAATACCATCTGTTTCATATCCTGAAGAAAGTTTTGATCCTTTTGGACGAATATCAGATAAAGATAATCCTTGACCTCCCTGAGCTTTGAACGTTAATCCTATATTTTTTGCCGTTTGAAGAATATCATCAAGATTATCTGCAATTTTACCAGACGAGTAGCAATTTGAGTACGAAGCCTGTCTGTCTGTTTGTCTGTTTGATAGAGTTCTTCCTCCAAATAAGAACTTTTTAGCAACAATTAACTTTCTTAGTTCTTCATTTCCACCACTAACTCTATCAAACCACTCGTCTAAAGACTCATTATTATATCTATACTTTTTATTTCAAATATCAATTCCTAATTGATCATTATTAAGCCATTCTTCAACAGTCATATATTATATACTTAATTAATAATTTATTCAAACTCTCTATTTTTTCTTTTACTTATTCTCACATCTGCTTCATCTACTCCAAACACAATATACTGACCTAATTGAGTTCGTACTGAAGGAGTATATTCCATCTCAAAATCAATATCACTAGAATAGTACACTGTTTTCCCATATATATTCTCTTGACACTTCTTTATTAGTTCTTTTGATAACTCTATTGCTTCTGTTTTATTACTAGCAGTTCCTAAGAGTTGATTATCTTTTTGAGTTCGAATTTCTATAACCCGCTTAAGTTTACAACGACCTTTTCTACGGACACTGTTAATTTTAAAAGGATTTTTTCTAGTATCTTCAACTCCAGAAGTAACGGTAATAATTATACCTGCTCCTTTAAAATCAAACATACCCTTTTCCTCTAAAAAATCTGCGGCGTATATATTTAAGTCTTTCGTAAGTATAGGAGAGCCTGCTTTCTTCCAATTTTTTGTAGCATCTTGTACTACGGTAATACCTGCTTGAAAAGCTATAAGTTTTGCCTCCTCTAAGGAGTGAGCTTGAATTTCTATCTTCTGCATACTAAACAAATATAATATCATCGGAATAATAATTCATCTCACAATATGCAACCATCTTAAGAAGTTTACAAAATTCTTTACGCCCTTGTTCTAGTACCTCCTTGTTAATTGGGTATACTCCAACACTATTAGTAGATGTAGTTTCAACAACAATAACATTACATTTTACAGTTCATTCTTCTGAATTGTATCCATACTTTTTTTCACAATATCTAAGTAGAACTCAAATATAATATGCGAATTGTCTTGAATAAGAAAATATTTCAAATGATCCACCAGGTTCCATAAATTGATATAATAAATGACCTGTTGTTTTTAAATCATTTAAGGTGATAATTTTATTTTCAAGATCAATTGTTCAATTATCAGCTTTCATTTTAAGCTTAAGAGTATGTTGATTACCATTATAAGATGCGTTTATATCAATAAAGAATGCTTCCTCATTATATGTTTCAATAGCATCTCCAAAGATATCAGTAGGATATAATAGATTATTTACTTGTCTATTAGAATTAAGATTATTAATACACTTTTCTACTGTATCTCGATCCTTAGATGATAGAATAATAGTATTATTATCTGTTATAAGTTTAAGATTATAGTAATATCTAAACCCATCTTTAATAATACTTTTTATTCTAGAAGGGGTTAAGCTTAATTCATAATAATGTATCTTTCCACAAGCTTCTACTATGGCACTATATATAGGTAGATTCTTTTTTCGTAGCTTAAATATTTCATCAATTACCAGTCCTAACTTAGCTGAGGGTTTACCTATGTCTGGGCCTAAAGTAAAGACATCTTTCTGGAGTAGTAGTTCATGGATTGCACTGCCAATACTTAATGATATTGTGGTTTCTCCAGTAAATCCTTCTTTATATTTGCTTGGAGACCCATTTTGATTAGGATTAATCAACTTTAAACGAGAATTTGATATATAGTTGGTATATTTACTTGAAAAATATTCCTCATCAGACATTTTCTCACGACGGACACTTTCTAAATTAGGAGATAGTTTTATATCATTTAAATTAACTGTCATAATGTTTTATAAAGTGGTACTTATTATTAGAAATACCCATAAGAACTTTGTTAGCTTCTTCTACTTTATATTGTGAAACTAAATTATATTTAACTTTCAAGTTTCCTTTTTGGTCTATCATCTTCTATCTTTGTATCTCCTGTTTTATTCATATTAACTAAAGCAGTTAAAAATAGCTCGCATAGTCTCGCAGAAAGACCTAAATTTGCTTTTAAATCTGTGATTTTTGGTTCAAAGGAAGGTTTATAGTCCAAGTTTCCTTTATCGTCTAGACTAAAATCTAGAACGATTTTCTGTCCTGTGCTGTGAATAAATTCTACTTTACAAGTTTCCATATTTCTTAATTAATTCATAAAAAAAATCTTTCGGTATCATAACCACTTCTCCAACTGACCTAAATGTAGACTCTGTTGGTTTAATTTTTTTTCAAAAGATAACAAATGGTTTATCTTTAAAAGGACATGAGTTTAAAATTCCAAAATAATCTGGAGTATTAATAGTTGCTTTTAACTGAGGATTAAAAAATAGTTTATTTTCAACATCAACTAAATCAACCTTTCTATCATCCATACTTTTACTTTCTGATCTAGAGGTAACAACACCTGTAAAACCAAGGTCTCGTAACTCTTTTGCTATCTGTACCTCATAAGCATTTCCTCTAGCTCTATTCCTCTTTAAATTTCTTGATTTCTTCTCTTTCCCCCTCTGATTTTCCTTTAATATATTCTTTTGCGCTTTCAATTAGACTAACAGTTTTATCATGTTTATATTTGGCATAAAAGTCAGATATATCTTTAGCTTTATATTCTCAAGGTATTCATATTGGAATAACTTCAGGGAATTTCTTTTTAATAGATATCATTGCTCTCAATCCTGGACGATCATTATCATATAATAAGATTATATGTTTAAATCTTTCTTTAAGACGATGATATTGAGCCTCAGATAAGAAACAATTTTCTGATATTGGGGCTATTGCGGGAATTCCTAAATTATACAATGTCATTACATCTTTTAATGACTTAGTAACAACAAGATATTCTCCCATTTTTGGTAACATGTGAGATCCTTGTAGTCTTAGTGATTTTCAATTAGATATAAATTTATATTTTCTATTATTAGGGAAATAAATCCGTCAACGTTCAATATCTTCTCTTATACCTCCATAATATCCAAATACTAATTGTTTATCTTTAAACAAATGAAACAAATTATTATTAAGGAATACATTTTTACAAGAAAATACCTTGAACTTGTTTAGTGTTCGCAAATCAATACCAAACTTAGCCCATCAATCTAACTCATATTGTTCGAAATCTTTTATTTCAACTTGAATAATAGCATCAGTAGTATCTTCAAGTTTTGTATTAGAATACTTAATCTCCTGCGGTATATTATTTTGTCTGGGAATTAAACCTATATCACTTGCAACTATGTTTAATGCCTTATAATACCCACAGCCATATTTATTCATAACCACATATACTCAATCTCCGCAATAATTACTTCCAAAGTCTTTTATAATAATCCTACCCATGCGATTTTTATAATATGCTACAGTAGGTTTTGAATCGTTTCTTACTTTAGACCTAAAAAGACCCTTTTTTACAGGTTGCCCATAATAAGTATACATTAATGTTTCTTGAGAAACCTTAGATTCAATTAAATCTCTAGTTATAACAGCAGGAAACTTGTATTCCATATCTTACCTCTTTATACATAAGTTTACGATTATTTATAATATAATGTACAAGCATACTTCTTTCAGTAACGAAGAAGATATGCTTGTACATGCGTCATATAACTATAACTTATTTATTATTAGAAAGGCAGATCACTGTCGTCATTGTTCATACTATCTTCTTGAGGAGAAAAGTCTTCACGCAGATCATCAAGTTCATTATTACGTTGGCGCATATCAGTAGGCTTTGCATTTGCTGCACTGTCAATAGCTGTTTTTTCTTTTGCGGTTAATACAAGATCATGACCAATTATTTTTGTAGTCATATAAATTGCGTTATCCTTACTGAGACGTGCTACAAACCCAGGAAAACCTACAAAGTTCCCAGTAGTTGGCACAAGCTTAATTTGTGTCTGAGTTCCAACTTTCTTATCAAGATATTTCTTAAGAAGAGCAATGAAGGAGTCAAAATCTGGAGCAGCAAACTTATCTCCATCTGCTTCAATCTTATGTGCAAGTTCAGGATCAAGAGCATCAATTACTTGCTTGATTTTACACATAAACTGCTCAGATTCAGATGGATTTGTACCATATTGACTTTGGGTTCTTTCTTCTGAGCGGGGTTCGAAAATTCGTTCATTGTGAATACCACTACCATCTACTGCCTCAAAACGAAGTTCAATTGCATTAAATCCATCCGCTTTATCAATTCCTTTAAAGATTACATTGTGAATTCCAGCACGAAGGAAATTATTAGATACTACCTTAGCGTCCTTGACGCCACCCATATTAAACATACTCATATTATTATTAAATTAAAGTTAATTCATTATTTTCAGTAATTAAACTAAGATCAGCGGGGATGAGGTCTGCCTCGTTAATTGGATCCATTCTAAACATCCCAGGTTTATACTCCTTAATTTTAAACAACTGACCATATTTAGTTAAGATTGTTTTCTGTGTTCCCTTAAAAGACACAGTATTGTTCTTGCTTACTTTATTACCAGCATTTGGATCAGCAAAAGCTTCCGCTTTACCAATTACAGGAATTGTAATTTCATTATTTTTTTGAATATAATTCACAGCAATTCTATCTCCATATTTGACTGACATAAGTTCTATTGCTTTAGGGGAGATAATTAGTCTACTATCTTCAACTTCAACAACTGGTAAGTTTATGTTATCATACTTAGGAGGTACATCTACTACCTTAACGTTAGTAACAGCCCGTGATTCTATATCAAAATCAAAAGATATTTTTAACATAAAATTTCTATTTTACAAGAGATGGGTAAATACGTTCCCAATGTGGTACAAATGTTCCATCTTCTTTACGTTCAGCAATAATAATATCTTTACCAGCTAAATGTTTGCATCGAGACCCAGTTAAGATTTCACCATTGTTTCCAAAATTAACACATAAATTACCATCTAGATCTCTATGACAGAACCCAATACCATCTGACTTAGCGGAAAGAATTCGTTTTGTTTTTCCAACAAGATCAAGATCTTTTACACTACCTTCAAGTCCCTCGTTCAATGATATATCTTTTACATGGCCACATAAGATGATATTTGGAGCACATTTTGATACCATATCAATAATCTTTTCTAAGGCTAAGCGCGTCCACATATATCCCTGACCAGAAGGGAGATGAGTTACATCCGTAACATCGGCGTATTTATCACTATACACAGGAGAAGCCTTATATAAATTCAAAGCTAGAGGTTTTACCATTTCCTCTAGAGCAGTAATAGTATCAATCGTTATGTACTTATAAGGCTTCCCTGCATCGATAATTGCTTTACAGACCTCTTTAATTTCTTTAACTGTATTTACTTTAATCTTAAGTGCATCGATGTAATCAGTTCCTGACTCACAATCGATAATTAGATTGTTATCAAGAGTTGAAAGAGTTGTAGTCTTCCCGCACTTTGGCAATCCATAGAGAATCAAGTACTTAGGGTCTTGTATAGATGCTGGAATTTTACTTTTTGGTAATTCAATAGCCATATTTAAAAACTAAATTTATTTTTATTTCTGATATCTTTTACTTCTGTATCTTTTACAGTTGCATCTTTTATTTCTTTTTCTCTTCATGAAAGATAATCTTCATAATTTATTTCATCAGATTTAGGTAAAGGATAGAACATACCAATACTACCTTTGAAAGCAGACATGATAATTCTATTAGAAATACCATATCTATTTTTAAGAATAATAATAGATCTACAAATATCTTGTAAACCATATCCTTCGTTATCATCCATTATTTTATATCCTCTATAACTTTTTAGTTGGGTTTTAAATGGACTAAATAATGCAATACAAATATCAGCAGCTTGTAATGGTTCACCTGACTGTTGAATTTCATCCGCAGTAGGCTCTTCCATACCAGCTTTTCTCCTATCCATAGTTGTACTATTTCTATTTTCTTGCATTATAATATCAAAACTAGTCTGACATAGTTCTCTAAATCTGACACAATAAGTTGATATAAGATCCATTTCTTCTTTTTTAGTTCTCCCTTTTTGAGGATTTACTAAAAGTAAATGATCAATAACAACATTAACTATTTGATTAGGATTATTTGGGGTATATATAGTTCTTTTTCCATCAGGACTTTTTTGAAAGGTTCCTAAACTTTTGTGGAGTTCCATCATTTCTGCATAAAAAGAATCTGCAGAGAGCTGTTTATCATATATAATAAACTTATGACTTATAGATTCTAATCACTCACGAGCTTCAATTACATACTTATGTATATCATCTGGTAACTTATTAGTAAATGACATTAATTGCATATATGTAACTTCAATACCATAAGTTTCATATAAATATAAGCTTAATAATTTCGCCAACAATGTATTAGCACTTAGTTCAAGAGAAAAATAAACTATAATTATATCTTTATCTGGATAATCTTTTAAAATACGATATATATCTGTATATATAACAAAAGAGCTTTTCAATTTGTTATCTTACTTGCTTTTTATCAAGTAATTCTTATAGTTTCCTATAAGTTCAGCATATATTTTCATCTCTTTGAGATGTCGGATACTCTTGGGAAAATTATATTCTGTATAACAGGTTCATTTCCTATGCGTTACAATATAAAATAACTGTTAAATTACTTTATTATCTCGGGGTTAACATGCTTATATACAAAATTTGGATAATTATTCTGTACATATAGTTTAGCCTTCTCCGATATTACCCGATCATTATCTCTAAAATCACTTTTAGAGACGGCAAAATTATGATTTTTAAAACACAAATATCTATAATATTTCCTATTTAAATAAATTGTAGAATTTTCATAAATTCACTGTAAAAATTTAATACTATTATTTATATTACTTTTTATATCAAATATTAGATCACTTGTTTTATTTGCAACATATCATGTTCATGAAGTATTTGAATATACTTCTATATTTTGTAAAATATTTTTAGTTCCAACAATACAACATCTTGGTTTAAAAATATTTTTACTACCTCCATAAGATAAACATCCATCACCATCAAAATATCCTCTAATAAAATGTCTTATTAAATCTTTAGATTTAAAAATATTTTCATCAGGAAATTTTAAGACATAACTTTTATTTGGAACACATCCTTTTTCTATTAGAGCATCTTTAATATGTTTACAAGAAATAGCAAATCTACATCGTTGCAATTTATTATCAGTTCTTGGTAATCTGAAAATATTTAAGGCACTATATAATTTTTCTAGATGTTCAATATCATCAATATGTAAATCACATGAGATATGGTAAGAATTTGTAGAAACATTACCATCAGCATATAAAAATCCCAATCAATATGCTTTTGTTTCTGTGTCTATTACATCAAAAAATGATTCATTTACTGTTTTACGATTTAGGTTGAAATTATGTTTTTTTAGAAACTTTGAAATAACACAACCTTGAGTATTATATAATTTACCTATTTCTTTCAGAGACATACCGTTATTAAAACAATCAATCATATTTTTTAAATCATTTAATTTAAACGTATATGATATCCTATTACTTTTATGTGATAAATAAATTCCGCATCGTTTAAATAAATTACCTAATGCAGCAGATGTACAATTGCACAATTTAGAAACAGATTTAAGTGATATTTCAGGATTTTCATGAAATTTACATAAGGCTTCTTTAACTTTTACATCATTTACTTTATGTTTTCTAACATTCTTAAAATAAAAATCTAAAAGAATTAAATCTACAGCTTGTTTTGAAATATTTAATTTGTTGGATATTTCAAATGAATTTAAATTTTGTTTTCTTAGTTCTATTATTTTGTTTATCATAGTAAAAATTATTTTAATTTTTACTACAAAAATAACGCAATTTATTTATATTTACAAATATCTGCGTTGGAAATTATTAATGTTTTACCAACACTACTTTTGCTGAATATTAACTTATATACACCCTTTTTAAATCCTCCAGTATAAAAATCCAATTTTAAAAGTCCTGTTTTAAGACCTATATTTTTACCTTCTCGCCCGTCTTCTATTTTAGAATATAATTCACCTACCAAACTCATTAAGCAGTTGTATAAACATCATAAGTACTGGTCTTACCTTGTATTCCCTTTATTTTCATTTCTTCAAATTCGTTTCACTTACAAGAAGCAACAAATTCAATAATAGGAATATGAATAAGATCGTTCATCTTAGCTCATTCTAATATTTCTAATACTTCTCGATGTTTACTTATACTATGTCCAATAGTTGATGCGTATCAAAAATAAAATTCTTGTAGGTCTCTAAATTTCTTAGAAATATTCTTTAAACTTACAATCTTACCATTTAGATACAACGTTGTTGGATATGCATCCATTAACTCTTGTCCTAGTTCTCCAGTTAATTTGAAATACTGTTTAATAAAGTTTTGATTAAACTCTATTTCATCAGGATCATAACAATTAGGATTATAATTTTTCTTAATAATACCTTTATCTTTGAGAGAATTAAATAAACTTTTTAATCGTTTATTACCACCGCCGTCATATCATTTTTTGAAATAAATACGATGCTCTTCGGGATTTCCATTCTCCGTTTGTGCAATAAAAGTTAAATATATTAACAAAACTTCATCAGCTGTTAACTGATATTTAGTCATAATATTTAAAATCGTATCTAACTTCATATAATACGATTAAAAGTAAACATAACGTATTACGTTAGATCTTTTAAATTAAAATCTATGCTCTATATCTATTATGCCTTTTTTGGGTCTAGTAGAAATTTCACCACCTTTTAATATAACATCTAACTGATCCTCAGTAATAGTTATATAAGATTGATTTTTATTAGCATTATTATACCAAGTTTCTTCTATAGAACCTGCAATCACTAATGTAAAAAACTCTGCAACTTTATTTTCTTCAGCTCTGATCACACGGCCAATACGTTGTAAATCAGTCACTTGAGAAGAATTACAAGTTAAAGCTATACCTACAGATAATCCTCTAACATCGACACCAGCATCTAAAGCTTTAGGAGAAACAATATTAGCAATATCTAATTGATTAAATGTTTCAAGAATTATCCTATTCTCCTTTTTCTTTTTCTGACTATGCAATACTAAAGCTCTGGATTTAAATAGCTCTGCATCTTTTACAGTAGCAGTAAACAATATACATTTCTTGTCTCGTCTAAAGTCTAGAATTTTATTTGCAACTTCAAACTTTTTAGGATGAGTCATGACAAAAGTTTTTCTTAGCTTTAAGTATTTCATAAACTGAGCTAAGTAACCTCTTGTAGCATTATCACTTTTCCCATATTTTTGGGCCCAAATTTTCACTTTTTTGGGTGATTTGACTAGCTCCATCACCAGTTTAAAATCGTGATTAAAATAAGCAAATAATTGTTGGAATTTAGCATTATACTCTCAATATTTCTCCATATCAACATGTAGAAGAACTTTATATTTTCTGTATGAAGATACTCAGTTATTTTCTAATGCTTCTTGTAATGTAATTGTATCACAAACGGACATAAACTGTTCAAGATATTTTTCACTTCCGTCTAGACGAGTTCAGGTTGCAGTTAATCCTAAAAGATATTTATATTCTACACAGTTATAGATATTGATAAACGTTGGACTTGCAGATAAATGACATTCATCTACTACTAATAGGTCAACTTGATATTGCTGTTTAATGATAGTATTAAATATTTCTACTTTACAGATAGAAAAGAGTTGGTTTTTAGCCAACTCTCTATTTCACTGTTCTTTCAAAACATCTGTTGGAACAGCAACTAATACTACGATGTTAGGATTATGCTTATATAACGATTTAATAACCATTATACTACCATTTGTTTTACCTGTGCCAGTAGCCCATTCAAGTACACCTCTACCACCACTATCAATTCAGCGTCTTATACCTAATTTCTGACGTTCATCTCGGTTCATTAAAGATACAAAAAATTGATTAGATATAAAAATAAGCTACTCTTTACTTGTCTTTTCGAATATTGGTAATGAAATATTTCTTGCTTCAGCCACTCGTTGAATATTAGACATTAAAGTATTCCACTTATTTATATGATAATTTAAATCATTATCTAGTAATAATAATATTTTATCTCTTAATGTCTTTAGTGCTATAGTTGACAATGATGTTATCTTAGGTAAAGAGGTAAGCTGAACTAATGAACGAAATTCAGAAAAAGATAATCCTGTTGGACTAACTCGAAGTTTAATATCAGGATTCAAACATAATCTTTCCTTAATTACTTCCATTCTGTTACGTACTCTACCATTACTATCGACTTCAGTTAACTCAACTTTTTCATTATCCGTTAACCAGATTCCCTGTGCTAAAATAAACTTATCAGTAATCATTTTCTTATTTAAAATATCAAGTTTATCAAAACAAGCATCCATGAGACGACTAACAGTTACCTTTTCAAAAATAGGCTCAAGTCCGTTAAATAGAACTGAAATAGATTCATTAAGTATATCCTCTTCATGGGAGGATCTTTGACTATTTATATAGTCAAGAATATCTTTCTTTGTTTTTATATCAGTGTCGCAGTCATGTAAAAGATATCTTACAAATAACTCTGTATTACAAGCATCCCATGTTTTATGAATATTTTCTCGAACGACATATTTGCCAGGGGACCATGGATATGCATTGTATAACATCTCATAACAGTGCTTATATCATTTCCTAATATCCTCTTCAGGAGCTGTCATAAGTTTTACATCGTTACCACTTTTATCTTTCCACGTTAATGATTCAATAGAATCCATTGCATTTTGCAATTTTTCACCAAATTCTGTACACATACTATTCAAAATCAAATTTGTCTTGTTTACATATATCTTTTTGTTTAAAGAAATTTATAAAATAATTATTACTATAATTATAAACTTCAAAATCTTTTAAATTTTTGTTAAACCATTGAGTAATACCACCTTCTACATATTGAAATTGTAAATAACCAATATCACCAACTTCAAATGTGTCAGCAGTATCCCAGTTTGGAAGTCTAACTATTGTAACATATTTTAAATCGTCTGTTATATTACGATTTAGGTCTTCAACAACTATTTCAGTATATTGTCCTTCTTGAATAACTAAGACTTTACAATATATTGTTACTGCTTGAGGGGTCATAATATCTACAGGTTTCTCCAATGTTAAGTAATCGAAAACAGATATTATCTACAATTTGAGTATTGCTTTGATGGAAATGTCCGTAATACCAATTAGTAATATCATCTTTATAATCATTATAGACCATATCCATAACAGCTCTCTCCTCTTCTATATCCTTTAATAATTCATTATCGTATTGAGAGTATTCTTGTACAATACTCCCCTTATCTGTTGGAAAACAGAATGAAGGAGCTGTATGAGAACAGATAATATCTATTTTCGCGTCAACTTTAGGTCGATATTGAACAATCTCATCTTCCCAATACGTCTTAGGAGCATTTAGTTCTGCTGTTTTATAGTCACAATTGTGGTATTTCATATATCTAACTATATTAATAGAATCATTTTGCTTCCTAATAATTCTATCTACAGATGTAGCTCCTCCAATACAAAGAATATTAAGATTACAAGTATTTATTATAGTATAGTCAGGAACACACTTAACATAATTAGTATTAATAAGTTGATTATTGTAATACTTTGGGTTACTGTGATTTCCTCTAATCCAAATAAATATATCATTAAACTTTTTTAATACTTTATGTAATTCAGGAATTACATGATCTGTATAATGTTTCAACCGCTCAAATCCTATTCCCACATCTCCGCAGAAAATAAATACTGAATTTTTTATTTTATATTGTCGAATGTTATGTATAACTGAATTCCATTCTCCATGTACATCTCCAACTATGTAGAGGTCTTTAATTGTATCAGGAAGATTAATTGTCATAACTTTTTATATTTTAAACCCTCCGATTGGAAGGGAATAAATATTATATATTTTGTTGTTAATCTCTATATAATATCTATAAGAGTTAAAGATATTAATACAATAAAAGAAATCATTCTTATACTTAATATCACTAAGATAAAAACCTGATTCCTCAGGATTACTAAGGAGGTTTATATCAAATTTTAGAAGATATGGTGGCAAGATATTCACATTACTAACTCTAAAGACTATTTTTAGTCCAAAACTAGAGTTGAATTTAGTTTTTGGTACATATGCTAAAACCCCCATTCCAATATTTAAACAGGCTTTAATATAATTAGGATCGTTTCTGTAGACAATTATGTTATGCTGTTCGAGCTCCAGTATAGACATATTAGTCTATGTCCCCCTTATAGGCATTCATAATAGATTTTTCCTTTCTAAGCCAAGAGCCCTCAGTTTCTGCTATATCTAGAACAGTACGGCTAATAGATTCTTCTTCTCAATTTTGTTATCGTATAGCTTTTTATCTATACTTCTTATACTTCATTTTGTATAAGCTCAGCATATATTTTCACCTTCAGCATTATCTGTTAAGGGTAAATCACTCGTGGGTTTATTTTATTCTAATCTGTTATTAATATTTTATAATTGTATATAGCGTTGTATACCTGTTTTGGAAGTATATTTTTATATTTGTTAGCATATTCCTTTAAACAAGTTTCTTTCTCTTTCTTATATGCTCTAAATGCTTCTTCAATTGTAGAAAAAGTTCCTATATGTTTTTTCTTATTCATATAATTAATTTGAGCAATTATTTTATTGTTTTTGATTCTGACTCCTATTGGAGTATTACCTCTACATTGAAATCTTCAAGTAATAGCAGTATTAATTTCCTTTGGGATAAAACAACAATAATTTGGAGAATAAATTTTATTCCCCTTTACCAAGAAATCTTTATCTATAACAAATGATTCGTTATAACAATTATTATAATATCAATCCGCAAAATTCTGAAAATTTAATCATTCTTTACAAACAGTAACTCCATTTCCTCCATAGTTATTATATTCAGAAACTTTTGGACAATAACATCTTCCAATCATTTCTTTCCAAATTTTATAACATCGAGTTTGTTTACCGTTTTTGTCCCTAGAACTATATTGACCTACTCCAAAATAACCTGTATTGTATACAGACGGATAATAAGGATCTTTAACAGAGCCCTTTTTTAGATTACCTAGTTCAGCAGTAATAATAGTACCTGTTTGTAAAAATTTTATTATTACATTATATGAATCAATATATTCTAGAATGATAAAATCTCCAGAACTATTTGAAGTCATAATTTTATTTTCATAAATTTGTTTGTTATTTGTCATATATCATAATATTTTAATTAAACATAGTACAAATATACAAATTCTTTTTCAGACTCACAAACAAATTAGGTTCAAAACCTATGCGTTACACTGACTTAATATATTACTATTAAGTTTAGCACGGTATTAGCATCTCAGCCTTCACCGTTTTTGATTTATTCTATTCTACTTATTTCTAAGCAGACAGGCAGAATTCTACCTGCTCGTTCACTAACATTCCTGTCTCTTTATTATGCCCGTTCAACCAGTTGAAAGTAGCCCAATCACCCTCATTAGCTGCCTGATCAACAATTTCATTAATCATTTGAGTAGTTTCAATTTCAAGATCTACGGTAATCTTAAAAGGATCTACCATATCTTCTACTTTCTTATCAAACTGCTCAATAGTAGGATAAATATACTCTGCATCGTTTTCATTTAAATATTTACGAATCCAGGAATGATGTAAGTATTCTTCATCTGCTCTTTGTTTGTAATACTCTTCAAGAATAACAAATCCTCTAACACCAAAGTAATTTGCAAAATTCATATACGCATTATGATTTTGCAATTCATGCTTAAGCTGACGAAGAAGTAGTTTTTGAATTTCAGCACTTAAAGTGCATTCACGCCTACTAACATCCTTTTTTTCTACAGGATCATTTGCCTCATTTTTAATTATCATAAATTAGGTAATTTAAAGTATAAAACATTTCTGCTATCTAGTAAATATGGATCCTATAACTCTCCTTATGAAAGTTAAAGTTAAATTGATTTTCTAATAACCAGTAAATATCAGAATATATTGTGAATTCATGATTATTAATTACAAATCTAAGATAAAAACTATCATAAGTAGTTAAATACCTAGTAATATCTTGTTCATTAAAATAGATAATATTTATACCCTCAAGTTCAATACCTAGATTCTCAAACTCTACTGTAAGTTCTTCACTTCCACAAACATCAATGATAGATAAGTACCTGTCAGTTTTTTTGTCAAATCCATCAATATACCCTCTCATGTGATTAACACAAGGATACCAATGATTACCAACTCTTTTCAAAGTTAATTTCTTTTCCATAGTTAATTCTGTTTAATATCTTCCTTTGGATTGATTACTGTTGCAGCAATATTAGCATAACAATCTGCAAGTTCATTAAATTTATTATTATTGTGGCCTTTTAATCAAAAGAACTTTACTTTATGAAAGTGTAATAGATTAACTATTTTAACTCATAGATCCATATTCTTCTTTGAATTATCTTGCTCTGCAATTCATCTATATACATGACCATTGTTAATACTACTAACAATATAACTTGAATCAGAATATATTTCTAAATTCCTAGGTTCCTTAAAATATTCTAAGGAGTATAGAACTCCCATTAATTCTGCTCTATTGTTAGTAGTATGTATATAACCTTGATATAAAATCTTAATTACTTTGTTGTCCTCAGTAATTATAGAGGCATAACCCCCTTGGTCTGTTGTTGGTTTGTAACTTCCATCAGTATAGATTCTAATCATCAATAATTTCAGCATCGTCAAACTCAATAACTCTTATAGTTCCCTTAAAGGCAGCCTCTCTAGAAACTAGAAAGTTATTAAAATCTTCTATAAATGCATCTTTGTTTTTATCTTCTATACTAATATAACCATTAAAAATGATGTCAACCATTACTCAACAAAATAATTGGAATTAAAAAGCTTAGGATTATGTCTTTTTAAAAGTTTCTTCTCCTTTTCTATCATAATACTCATGACTTCATCAGCATAGTCATTTCTACGACCTCCAAAGTTTTCAATAACATGAAACGGATTCTCTAAAGCATTACGCTCAGCAATCTTTCGACCAATAGCTTTATTAAAGTTATCTACAGGCTGACATACTGCAAGTCCAAACTTAATAGTATGACTATTATCATCATAAACTGCAGCTATAGTATACCTACGACATGGTTTAACATCATAAACAACAGTTTTCTCAATAATAGGATTCACAGAAACAGTGCCTTGATATACAGGAGCACTGTAATAATACTTAACTACTCTACTCATATCTTTCTTATTTTTTTATGATTTACATTTTAAATTGTTACTTCCTAGAAAGCTTACACCTCCATTTTTCTAGATTTTTACCAAATCTAGCATCAAATATATAATCACAGTAACTATAATCATTAACTATTGTTCTAGGATTAGGAATATTACAATCAAAGTCTTTATCTTGAAGTTTAAAAAAATTACTTTTTAAGTAATTCTTTATTCTTCTTTTAACAATTCGATGATAAATATTCTTTATACCTTTATCCTTGTAAACTGGAACCTTATAACTCTTTGACATATTAAGATAATATTAAATATAATTAAGTTACTATATTTTTCATAAATGATATTCTAGCAATGTTTCGTAAATCACTAGATAATACTTTAACAACTATATCTTGTCGGCCATTTCTTTGATAATAAGTATATAAAGACCTAGACTTATCTATACTCTTATTTGTTACCTTAGAATCAATTAGTTTAATTATGTCAGTTCGTCTACATACAATTCAATCTTTCTCTCCTTCAAATGCTATATAATCAGCCTTTCCAAATAGTCATCCAGGATTTCCTCGAACATTTTTTAGTTCTACTCAGTTGATATTATAATCTGGAGTATTATCAGCTCTACGATTTTTTTTTGCGCTCTTGATGTCAAATGTAAAAGTTCTATTATTATATGTTCATATAATATCAATATGATCATACATATCTTGATACTTAGATGGAATCTGAACAGTTCCTCCAACCTGAGATAGTAACAATTCAGAAAACTCAGATTCTTTTATCTTTCCTAATTTAGAGCAATCTATATATTTATTCATAATTGTGACCCCATTTTTCAGCTTCTTCAAATGTACTAAAAACAAGATATTCTGGAATCATTGTTACTATATCTTCAAAAGCATAAAATATATGAGGACCAGAATCTAAATATGAGACTATAATATCCTTAACTGTTCTAGGAGTAGTATCTACAGTATAAGTATCTACAAAAACTCCTGCTTCAAATTGATGGGTCTTTTGACAAATAAATACTGTCTGCCCAATATCAAATTTGGTTTCTATACTAATTTTCATTTTAGTTATCTATTATTTCAATATATCTCTGTTTAGGAGTAGTAACGTAAGGATTTTGATCTATAATAATAACTTCTATAACAGTATGTTTTCTAGTAAACCATCGTGGTAGAAACCATTTTCGTGGTTTAATAGGTTCTTTATGAGAACTTAGAGTTATATACTTTTCATTATTATACTCATTACTTAAAGCTATTGTTCCTGGATAGGAAAGGTGTAGACAACTTCTGTTTCATTTATCTACAATACAAGTATCTAACACAAACCCAGGTTCTCTAAATATTGTATCTCTAATAACAATAGTATCTTTCTTAGAAAAATGTTCTAATTGATATTGTAACGCTTTAATTTTATTATCCTTAACTTTGTTCTCATTAGCTACTTTTTTCATTTTAAGCATTAAAGAATCGCTAAAGTATTCTAATTGCTCAATTGAAAGCTTAAATACACGATTACTTTCTTTTAATCATGAATTTTCCGCAGCATATGCTTTTTCATTATTTATAGAATTATCTAACGCAATATTCAGATTTCTAATTTTATTGGTCATAAAAATTATAGCCAATACAAGTAAAGTATAACTTAATATTCTTAAAATTATTTTTTTCATTATATTAATTCTCTGTTAAAAGTTGAAACTACAAAACTTCGGAATAGAATTAAATCTTCTAGAGCATTATCTAACGATGCTACTTGTTTTTTAACTCTTAAATATTTTTCAGTAATAATTTGTATAATATTTTTAATATCTCTAATAGAACAAGGATCGTATTCAAACATACATAATCTTCTATTTAAAACACCAATAGGCTCATTTGTTAAAATTATAGGAATTCTCTTGTTAGATTGAATTTTTATAACAAAAGGAATAGATCCAAGGTCTACTAATAATTTTAGATATCTTATATCTACATTATTTGGAAATATAAATCCTGCCTGTTTAAGATTTCTAGTAATTAACATAGTATTAAAAAATAAGGCATTAGAAAACTAATGCCTTAATATTTTATTGTTTATTAACAGTGTATCCATGATGTTCTAAAACTAGTTTACATAAGTTTAAGTACTCTTCTACAGTTAAATCACTTTTAGAATAATTAGCTGCAGGAGTTGTAATACCTAAATTTGATAAATCATTCGACCCGCCTTTAGAAACTGGTATTATATGATCAAAACAATAATCATCTTTTTCTAAATCAATAGGAGTGCCTGTTAAATAGCACTTTGTTTTTGTGCCAAATTTATTAATAATATCTAAAGTCTTAATTTTATTTAAACTCTTCATTCCTCTATTTTGAAAATGTTCAATATATCTCCTTAAACGTTTACGTCATGTTCTATTAGAGATTCTTCTACATCCATGAGAGATTCTAGCACAAAAAGTACATAGTCTAGATTTAATTCTCCCCTTAAGTGTATTACGTCATAATGAAGTAGATTTTCGTTGTTTACTATTAGTTATATCATTACAATAATATCCAACAATACTTTTGCTACATCCAAGTATCTTAGCAATTTCATTATAACTTTTATTATCACTTCTTAAAATAAGAATTTGTTCCTTTAACTTACTCATAATCAACTTATTAGCACGAGCTCTCCGATTCGAACAGAGACCGTAGGGTTTGGAGCCCTACAATACGGTTTTGCTTACCACTATAGTTTTCACTACCAGTTTTACTGTTTGTAGTCTGGACTATATCAGCTTGATATACAAGTGTGGCATTTAGTCTCTACACATTTATAGAGTAAAGTAGGATACATAGAGAAGTGTACGGCTTTAATTTTCGACCTACTAAGCACTCCGCCTATTTTACACGGCATAAACAGCCTATGTTCTCTACTGTATTTTACTCTAATTTAGCTCGGTATTATCAGCTATCCATATTTCAGGACCTTAGACTTTCTTAGAAAGCTGATTCGCATGATTTTTATCATCTTATTTCGCTTTTACCGAATTTGCCACAATTTTCACGCCAAGCGTGCTCCAATTCGAAGACCGCTGTGCTACCATTACACTAAGCTCGCATTTATTATCTTTAGTTATACAGCAAAGATAACAAAAATCTGTGAACAATCAAAAATTTAATTAACAAATTATAAAGAAAATTTGCGAATTTTGGTTAAATAAATCTCTTTACGATATTGGTTAACTCCACCATAGTCACCATAACTCATCTGCACTTTACGAAGATGGTATAGCTTACCTCCCTCTAATTTTAATTTATCTGCTATATCCTTTGGAAAAGTAAAATCAATAACCTTGTCAACTGTTATTTTTTTATAGTTACTATCCTTTGAATTTATAACATATATTAAGAAAGCACTTAATATAAGCAGGTACCACTTAATTTCAGAGTAATCTGTAGTGGGTCTTAAAAATCTGAATTCTACAGTTTTATGGGCATCACCTGAAATTAAATGCATTATATTCATATTAAAATATCTACCGTGCACTTCCCACTTACGCTCCTCTGTTGAATCATATGAATTAGGTAAATAAAAACTTTGGTCATCATTATACTTATTACCAGTGAACCTTTTGTAGAATGTAGGGAGAGATGCAATACTCGGAAAAGGTTTATTGTAAGCTTTACCATTACTTTTATAGCGTTCTGTATAGTAACTATATCTTGGTATGTACATACTAATAGACCATTGAAAATGGCACCAGAACTTACACAGACGATTAATATAACTATTATTAATTGGAAAGTTACCAAAATGAATATGCAAAGAGCAGTTTTTATCGTAAAACGTGTATCTTTCAAGCAGTTTCAAATGCTGTTTAATAATAGGTAAATCTATATGTGTTAATGGAAAAGTTACATATTCATGCCCATTAATTGAACCATCATACAGTGGTACTAGATTTGTATCAATACAACTTAACCAAGGTATGTTTCCTGCGGATGTTTCATATTCAAGGCCAAAGGTAAAGTCTTCAATATATGTAAATTCTTTATCAGGTATTAATTTAATATACTTAGGTTTTAAAGATAGTTTTGAAAAATTGTAACATCTATCTATTGGATAATTAAACACATATTTAGAATCTGTAATGATATTATTAGATAGTTTTAAATCTATCGTATAGCAACAAATATTATTTACCCAATATAATGGTATTTTGCAGTTCTCGCGTCTTTCCAAATAGGTAATTTTCCCTTCTATTACTAGAGGAATATTTAGTGGGTCTATTTCAAAATAACCATATTCTATATATGCGTAATCAATATAGATCACACCTCTTAGTAAGGTATCTCCAGTTTCCCACCTTTTTTTAGTATTATTGTACAGCATCTAAATTAACAAGTCTATTAGTTATAAACTGTAAAATCTGTGTTTCTAGTACTTCAAAATCGAATGTTGTATTTTCTGCATTATTCTTGAAAATTTCAAAAGCGCTAGGAGCATAGGTATATGTTGTAGAACTTACTCCATCTTTTACATTAACTTTATCAGGAGCATTAAATAGAGTAACATATGATCCTTCCATGTACTTCATATAATTGAAGTCTTTGTCAACAGTAGTTAAGACACCATTAATAATTCGAGGATTATATGCAAAGTAATCAATAACTTCGGGACAATAAACAGAAAGAACATCATTTGTAAAAAGGTCATCTATATTTTCAAGGAAATCATAACTTTCTTTATTGGGTAACAATCGCCCATAGAAGAAGTAGAAAGTATGTCTATATGCGTTAGAGCTGGCATATGCTTCGGGTACTAAATGCCCAGAAGGATAAGCTAGATACATACCGTGTGCTGGAATTTCATTTAACATATACGTACCTGTAGTTTGACTGTAATATAAGTTATTAGAGGTATATGCTGGGGAATTATCCTTATAAGAAGCACCATATACTGGTATGCAAAGGGTTCTCCTTAATTTTTCACGATTAATATTTCTAATACAGTAAACCTTGTTATCCTTAATTCGGCATAACTTATTTACAGGAAATTCATAGATTGTTTTTTTACAGTTGATGGAATATAGAGAAGCATACATCGACGAAAAATAAAGTTTACCCTCGTTAATCATATAAACTAAAGGTCGCTCAGATTTTGTTTTGTTTTCATTATAACAAGAGCTCCCTTTGAACATGAGTACTTCTGGAGTCAAAGATCTATAATCTACCATTATAAGAACAGCACAACCTGTATATTCTTCTAGAACATCATATCCATGTTCATAAATAATTTCTGCCAAAATTTGAGAATCAGACATACCAAGAGTATTAAGTTCTGGAAGATATTTATTAGATAATTCTCCAATATTAAGAATAGTACCATTATGCATTAGTACAAACTCAATTTTGTTACCACGTCTAATAACAACTGGCTGAGCCTGATCTAAATTCACAGGATATCCAGGAGAGGCCTTTCGACAATGTAATAAAGCAATAGAAGCTGACTTTGGATAATTTATACTAGTAGTAAAGTTCCTAAATAATTTTCTGTCACTGACTCCATATTCTACCTTACCATCAATAAAAATACCACAACTATCTCCCCCTCTTTCATCGTTTAGGGTTCCAAGTATATTAAAGTGGTTTATGTTAAATTCAGTCTTTTCAGTAGAAATTATTCCAGCTAGTCCGCACATATTCCATAAAGTTTAATTAGATGTTCTGCCAGTACTTTATTAGATGTATTAATACACTTTTGAACTAAATCTCCTTCTGGCAAAGGAAATCCTTCATTAAACATATCTACAGCTAACATAGTTTGTTTATAAATCATTGGAAGGTATTTGTCATTAAGCATAAAGCTACTTAGACATCTTGCTTCTACTCCCCACTCAGGACAACGGAAACTTCCTGCTTGACCATATAGAGTTCTTCTAAAAGTATCTCTATCATATAATACAGAAGGAACTCCACAGCATAGATCAAAGAACTTAATAAGCTTAACAGATGTATCAAAATTAGGGTTATCATATCCTATGTGAATGTGTGAACCTGCCACTCTTCTATTATCAGGATAACCTTGTGGCTTATCGTTTTCACACTCTGTATAAGCATCATAATCACTAGAACATCCAATTTCATTTGCTTTAGGATCAAGTAATTGATCTTCAGGCACGGGCATAGATGCACTACAACAAATATCAAGATTGTTATCGAATTGTTTAACCCAATTACGAATCCAATCTTTCATATATTTAATAGAATCTACAAATTCATTACTAGAAGTACAAGGTGGGATATTAAATTCTCCTAAAATACAGTCAATCTCCACACCAAATCCTTTTGGCATGCCTTTAGTATATGGTTTACCTTTTTCTCCTGGAATTATTCCAATTGCAGATACTACTTGGTTTGTTTTTGTATTAAAAATAAATAACTCGGGGTCTGCTCCAACTGTAATATTTTTAATTTTCATCTGCTATTAATTTATCAATTATTTCATTTATTCTTATAACAATTGGTGATTCAGGTCTCATATATTCAGGATGTCCTTGGATAGCCAAACACTTTGGAAGATTTGGTCTGTCATACAAAACAATTTCAGGTTCATAAGGAGGAGACATAACATTATCTCCCTCATATATACTTGACCGATGACTAGTTGAATAAAACAAACATGTCCAATACTTATATGGTATTATAAATGGATACTGCATTTGATGGTGTGTACTGGTAATTTCATACATTTTATTCGTACTTATCTCTGTAATAGAGTGAGTTATTCGAATAGCATGATTTTCCACATTCTGAATAAGTATGCCACCATTCATAATACATAAATATTGACTGCCTCGGCAGATCCCCACAGCTAACTGATCAGGTCTGATTTTCTCAAATTCTTTCTTTTCTGCGAGATCCCTTTGTAAATTAGCACAAGTAGTAGGATGAGGTTTACAGTTATACAAAGAAGGGTGTACATCTTCTCCACCTGTAAAAATAACAATATCTGCATCGTTAATATCATCTACTAGCTCACGCTTAGTAATAAAATTAGCATAGTGTACTTGATTACCAACGACATATACTTTTTTTGTTTTTAGCATAGTATTCATTCGCTATAAAATTAATTCCCTTGACAATTTGAGGTAATTGCTTCGAGTTAAATACTCGAAGCAAATGGCACAAACTATTATGTTCAGCCATAATCCTACAAAAACTTTCACTATAGTTAAAGTCCCTTCTAATTAAATTAAACTGGCACTTAGGATTAATGTTATAAAATGTTAGGTTATCTAATCCTGGGCAATGACATCTTCTTCCATCATGAAACAATGTAATATAAAGTTGCATAATTTGAGTAATATCCAATTCTGGAAAGTTTGCTCTATTTTGCCATGCAGAGTATAATAATAACCAAAACGGATTTTCGTATACATATCTAATATATATAGCACTATAGACAAAGAATCTATTGTCAGGAGCACACCTAATTTGTAATTTGTATGAATGTGTACTCTTTACAAGTGATATTAATGTAAACCCCAGTAGTCTTGAGATTTCCTTAAAGTACTCAATTAATGTTTTCGTATCAAATGTACAGTAGTTAAGCTGAACTTGTCTACTTCGAGGCCATATAATAGTAGCATAATAATAACCATTAAATTCACCTTGAGAACATCCCCTACTAAAACAAGCCATATTTTCATAAAAGTAATTACCAGCATAGTAATTACATTTATATTCTTTTCCTCTAAAATCTAGTATCATAGTACTTTTTTAAATGATTCCCATAATAAGTTATCCCAAAAGAAGCCAGAGAAGGAGCTGTATTACTTTCAACAATGATATAACTATTATCACTACACAATATATCAAAGCAGGCAATTGTGAGGTCCATTTGTTTTAATGCCTTAATACAATCACTAATTATATTTTCCCAACATACAGGTAATTTGTGTTCCTCTGTTACTAAAACAAATATTGAATTATCAGCATGTTTATGCCATTGTACTTCAGCGTCTTGTTTCAGCACTTTTTTACAAGCATAAAAACAACCATGATGAACATCAATATGTACTCTATATTCATTTGGGAAGAAGTAATACTTTTCAAACACGAAATCCCTTATATTAACATTATTACATAGATCGTCTAAAGATTTGGGATTATCAATATAATAAATATTCTTCCCTTTCGATGAATGTTTATGTTTTGCTATAAGAATTTTGTGCTGCATAAAAAACTTATAAATGCTTGCTTTGTTAGAAGAACTAATCCATTCACTATGAGATACACCCGCTTTGTCAAAGGCACGCTTCATTAATATTTTATTCCCAGAAGTTTTAACTCCCTCTATAGTATTAATTTCCAAATATTTATATTTAGAAATTAAAGGAGTTGTGCTCCCTAAACGTAGTAGTACTCTTTGATTAAAAGGTATACTACGTAAAGGAGCACAACTTGTATTTGGACTGAAAACTCGAAGTTTTAACATACTATAGTTCTAATGCCTTATTATAGCAGTACACAGCCAGTTCCTTCTGGGTTAACTTATTATAATCAGCAAATTCAGCCCCATGGTCCTGTAAAAGCTTTGCAATATACTGTAGTTCGTGTTTTTTTAGTTTGCTAAATTGAGTGGCCGAGAATTCTGCGACCTTCTTATCAAGAGCAATTAATTTGAGGAATACTTTTCCAAATGGTTTATTATTAAATTTATTAATATATACCTTTTGGTCAATATTATCCTCTACTGGGATAGCTTTAGGTTCAGGGTTAGGAACAACCTCGTCATATGGGATAATCATAAATTCAGGTACCCATATGCCTATAGATAGAAAATATGGAATATCTGGGTCATTCTTATCTACATCCTCAATAACAGCAACATTACCAAAATAGGGAAAATCAGAAAATAAGACATATTTCATGTCTTTGTTACAATAAACACCTTCTAAGTCAGGTGCTTCCTTGAGTAGATTATCCTTAAGTAAACAATCAAGATTTTTAATGATAACTTTGTCTCCTTGTTCAAACATAACTATTTTTATTTTTATTTGAAAAATGATAAATATTCTAATGGACTAACAATTCTATATTTAGTCTTTCTAAACTCTAAAAGGTCAAAAGAATCTGAATAACTCATCATTGACCTTAAGTAGTCAACGAAATTTTCACACCAATCTTGTAACTTATACAAAACTGGAACTGTGGTTTCAATACCCTCAGCAGTTTTGAGTTTTTGGTTTCCTATTTCTATCTGTGCTTTTTTAGTAGACATACCATAGTATTTACGTCTGAGTCCTAGATTTGGATCTGTAACAGGTAGTAACTCTCCACAGGCTTCTTGAGATTGTGCAAAGAGTTTTCCAACCATTACATAATCAGCTCCAAGAGCTAGTGCTTTAATAATCTTATCATAATTATCAAATCCTCCGTCCGCAATAATAAATGGAACACTTTTGTATGGATGAGTTATTGAGTTACAACCCAAGTAAAAACCAGAGTCACCCGCTATATTAACTACTTTTGTTTCTTCAATACATTTTTCTATAGCCCGCTTTTTATCAACAACTTCCTTAATTAAGGAAGCCATTGCATAGTGTATTCCACCATTAGCAGAAGTAGTACATACAGAACCTCCCCCTACACCTATCCGTACAAAATCAATTCCTGCTAGTGAATAATCAGCATAAGTATCAGGGTTAGCAATATTGCCCGCCATTAATGACAATCGACCTACAAATATAGACTTTGCTTGTGAGCATAAATCAATTAACTTTAACATGTGGCCATTAGCAATATCAACACACACATAACGAATATCATTGGTGGTATCATATATATTTTCAAAATCTGTAATAAATCTTTCAAACTCAGATAAGCCAAGTGCAACAAACGTACTTGTAGACAACTCCCATCGTTTATCATAATCTACTCCTCTTGGAATAATTGTATTGATCTTATTTCTAAGAAAAACTTCATAATTATTCTCATTAATAACAGAATTCATAGGAGCAGTAAATAACGGCAGCATACCATCAAAGTTATATGGATTACAGTCTGCACGATGTTCTATTCTACTGGTTCTAGCTGGTACTAAACAAATATCATTTAACCCATATGTCATTTTTAATCTCTCTTAATTAGTTTATTTTTCTGTTCCTCAGTATCCCTAAATTTTTTTATTTTTCTTTTCTTATTTAGACGAGCAATCTCTTCCTCGTACCTATTATATTTATCCAATTGATTACCTCGAATAAATTTACCCATGATAAAAAACAGAATTTCAATTTTGATTTACTATTGAATCTCTAAAGTACCTGGTTCCAGTCCAAGTTCTTTCTCGACTTCTGCGATTGTTTTCTTTACAACCTTATTCTTTACTTTTGGCCAAGCAACATCCATTTTTGTGTAATCACTAAGTTTAAAACAGTGTGGTGTTGGAACAAAAATCTTCTTAACTTGGTAGAAACTCCCATTTTTAGGGGAATTAAAGCATCCACTTAAATAACCCTTAATTTCTCCTTTATTGTTAACATAAACAATAGCTTTAGAAGAAATAATAAATACAAAATACTCTTGATCTTTAACTATTAACTGTACTATTCGCCCAGGTAAAAACTCAGACTTAAAATCATTATTAAGATTAGAATCTACCTTATTATCCTCAACCTTATTTTTTTCTTTACCTAGAATCTTTTCAAACTGGTCTATAATAGATATGTCATTTGATTTTAATTCAGGTGATTCAAGTAATTTTAATAGATTCTTTTCTGATTTTAAAATAATATCACTATATAGAGCAAGTTTATTCTCTTCTATATCATTAATACCTAACTCTTTAAGGATAGTGTTGTCATCATCTGAACAGAAGATATCACTATCTCCAGTAAGGTAATGAATATTCTGATTATATGTAACAACATAATAAGATCTTTTATCTGTATCAATTAAGATCTTATAAGGGTGTCCTGAAAGTAATAAAGATATACTTACCTTAGGATAGTTTAATGTATATCCGTATCTACTTAAGATAAACAAAATGGTATTTAAACTGTTACCATTATATAATAAATAACGCATAATTTGATTTTTTTGTTCTTTTTAGTTAAAAAACAGTAACAAGTGAAGGCTCACTATTCTTTTACTTCTATAATTTTATATACAGAATTTTGAGTATGAAAATGATTTTTATCTACGATTTTAGTTACAGGTGAGGTTGAGAAGCGAAATCCAAGACAAGCTCGAAACCCTACAGTTATAGGTAGACTTAAATATCCTTGAGTAAGGTACCCTTTATTGATTCCATTTGGATGATGACCTGGCTTATAATTACAAGTATCAGTATCTTCTAACTTTTCAATCTGAACTTTAGTTTGTGCAGGATAACTACACACCTCATAATATAATTCACGTACACTCCTCAAAGTTTCCTCATGGTGATCATCTGATTCAGGTATTGATCCTTCACAATCACATTTCTTTAATAGTAGTAATGCTTCGAAGTCAATACACTCTAGATTATTAGCTAACCTTAGAATAGCCGACTTGATATCTCTTTGTTTTAAAATATAAAGAGGTTGCATGTGACACCTTACCAAAGAAAGAATAGCTCTTTTGTACTGAGGTTTAATATCAGAAATATATGTATCTAAAATATGTTCAGCAATTGGAACTCCTTTAATTGCATGGTCCTTACAGTGGTAAAGTCCATCTTCTCCCTTTTTTGTAGTAACTGGTTTACCTATATCATGTAATAGAGCAGCAAAGATTAGAATATTTCGATAGTCCATGTCTTGAAAAAGTACTTCATTACTGTTTTCAATATGCTTCAACATACATTTTGTAACCATACAAGTATGGGTGAAAGCGTCTCCCTCTTTATGCCAAAGTATATTCTGAGGAGTTTCTGACAACGCTTTAAATTCAGGAATTTTTAAAAGTTCATCCCAAAAGACAATATTAGTTTTTGGATCATAAATCATATTATATAATAAGATTATAAGAGATAATAGTAGTAACAAATAAAATAGCTGAAGATTTTGCAAAATGTATAAAAGTTGAATCATAATCCGACATTATTAGAGATCCTATAGTAATTGCAAATAAAAGGGCAATTGACACTATAAAAATATCTCTATACACTTTGTATGTTTTGTTATTAGATACTACCCACCCTTTAAGTTTATATGTTAATATAACACCAGGTTTGTTATGGTATATATGGTAATCTTCTGGAGTAGCCTCAAAACTAAGTATTTTATTAGTTTTTATATCTTTTGCAATAAGATACATCTTACCATTAGTTTTATAGCCTCCAGATATCTTTTCTCCTCCTATAATCTCACATTGATATGGATTAGTATTTACATAGTTACTAAATTCAGAGTAATGTAGATTCAAACTTATAAGTATAACTACTATAGAAGGAACCCAATAAGCTAAAATTTTAGAAGGTATATCCATTTTATATCCATGTCTTTAAAGCTTCCAAAAAAGCTGATTCTAAAGCTTCTTCATATGTATTATAATCTACTCCACTTGCATCTATACTATGAGGAGGTCTTACAATTTTCTTAGAAGGATCTATCTGAATATCAACGATTTTATATGTCCAATATCCATGAATAGTGGGAACTATTATAATATGTATCTTATGAATATCTCTTAACCATTTTTGAAGTTTAGATTGAGTTGGAGCTAAATAATAATTATCTGTAGGATCATAAAACTTACAATTCCAAAGCACTCCTTTTTCATCATAACAAGGGCTACAATTTACATATCCTAATTTTGGAAATAGTTTAGATATTCTATTTCCATCCATATAATGTTTTTCCTTTGCAAGTTTAGCAGTATCAAAAGTAATATGTGATTCCATTATTCCCAAGGTAAAATTTTCTGAGTTATTCTTTTATAGTTATTTAATATTCCTAAGATGTTTGCTCGACCTACAGGATTTGCAGATTGACTTGCAAACTGTGGAAGGACATATCCTTCATCTATACATTTATCTACAATATACTTGGCTATATCGTATCCAGATTTTTCCTCTCCTAAATCATGATCGAGACAAATTGCATAAGGTCATTCTTTTTCAAGGAAGTCAATAGCTTCTTGATAAGACTGAGCCCATACAACTTTACAATTTCTGCCAATTGGACTAAAATTCATCCAATCATCTTCCATTGGATTACGAGCATCATCTATCCAAAAAAGTGTTTTCATAATCATCTAATTCTTAAATGAGAAAGTAAATTAAAAACTATTAATATAATACAAGCCATAGTTGGAATAAAGTTTAAAGGAGTCCAAATGAGTATTATAAAGACAAAGCTACTAATATATTTATCCTCAGTATAGTATAAATACATATCTCCTAGAGTAGTTCCTTCTTTAGATTTTATCCTCCAATAAACGTAGAGAATAATATGATTAATAATTATACATACAAACCAGCAATATACAAATTCCATAATTATATTTTATTTAAATGAAATTTTCACTACCTAATTATTTATAAAAGTATCCCCACCTTGATTCGAACAAGGACCTTTCGGGTAGAAGCCGAAGATTCTCTCCATTGAACTATGGGGACTAAATAAATAGTTTATCTTACTATTTATATAAATATTATTATTAAAGTTTTTGAATATTCTTCATAAAAACTCTAGTAATAATATCTATATTCATCTTACATTGCTCAAATATATCTATTTTATAAGAATCTTTCAGTGGGCTATCCTCTTTGTATGGCCAATGTGCAATTATAAATTCATATTCACATCTAGCCCAGTATTGATACATTAATTTTCTCGTTACAAAATCCTTACACTGCTCAAAATTTTCTTTAGAAGGTTTATCTGCTTTATAAGCATCATTATACTTTCTAACTAGGTAAGGCATTATATCATAATAGGTTGGTTTATTTTTATTATATTCTAACCATAATACTTTGAATGGTATCATAAATTTTACTATTACAATTTTTCACCTAAATAATTAACTTCTATAACATTTAAATAGTTAACTTTAAATGGATAATCATCAACTATAGTATTATACTGTATACAAACACTTTTTTTATCTGTATCATGAAAGCAAGATACAACATGATTGAAATTGATATTACAGTTATATCCTTCACCTATAATATTAATAATATTTATCTTTTTCATATTGTATTTATGTAAAAGCTCTTAGTAATAAAATCTTAACTTAAAATTCTAAGTGGTTTTTATACTTGGCAGCACATCGAAGAAACCTATATGGATCCTTTATAAAAATGCGTTTTATATTAGGATTTAAATGGCTAAGATCTGGGTAAAAACAAAAAAAGCCAAACTTATCTGTATAATATAAAACAACAACAGAGCTCTGGATTTTATTACCTTTCATGTATATCTGAACGTCGAAATATGGCCTATACCCAAGTTTAACTAGACTGCTGTAAAATAAAAGGAATTGTTTAGATGATATTATAGTATATGGATATTCTTTCATTATAGTAGTGAATTAATTATTAAGATAGCTTTTTTACTGTCATAACGACCCTTGTAATCAGATTTAGGTATAATATTCAATACCTTATTGACAATATTCTCACCACTAGTAGCATATAATGCTCCACTTGGATGATAAAAATCATGTCGTAAATCTACAACAATTAATGTACGCTTCATATAGTTAAATTAAGCATAATAAAATTTGAATAAAGTGTAGACTTTGATCAATATAATATGAAGTAAAATCCTTCATATACTTTTTATAAAGTCCTCTACACTTCCAGTAATCAATAGCATAATGTCCAACTAGTAACATTATTAATTTCCAAATTGCAGCTAATCCCAAAAAGTGTAATGCAATATAAATACCTAACGCCTAAATTGCACAATGTACAAACAAGACATAATTATTTTCACATTTATACTTCTTACAAAACTCATCTTGCAACGGATAGTCTAAAACTAAATTTAGAAAGTAAAGTATAATAAAATTTATCATTATCTAATCTTTATTTTTGAGAACAAACTTCCAATATCTAAGAAGATTTGTATTATCAATACAATAGTATTTACTACAGGAACCCATATTAAAAGGAAGATCCAATCATTATCTTGATCTACATAAAAAGAATAAAGATCACCTATTGTGCTTCCACACTTGTCTTCTTCAATCCAATCAAAATACAGGGAAACGTGTAAATAAACAACTCCTATTAGATAAATACCTAAAATAATTAAAAATGTATACATATTAATCCAGTTTTTCCCAGCATTCTTGATCAAAATTCCAATGTCTAATATCACAAATATTAAACTCGAAACATAATCCAAGAATGCCGATATTAAAACAAAAGCCTGCATGATCCCCTTTATTATTATAACTAATATGGAAATCAAGCAAGCCAAATGTATTGATGTTTATAAACAAATAATAACAAATACCAAATAGTTGAATATCAAAGTCAAAAAATTTTGATAACTTAAAGATTTTAAATCTAATAGACATTTCTAATGATTTAAACTCTCCTATAGGGTGCACAAACACCCACCACAAAAAATCTAATTTACAAAGCTTCATATTTTTCTTAAATTAGAGTAATAAGCGGTTATAGACTATACTTCTAATTTGGGTTAATAACTAATATTATTGTAATACTTTATATCTTCAATATAAGTTTTCTGTGTATCTCCAGTAGGCCCTATCATAATATTAGGTTTTATTGTTCCGCATGATATATTAAGTATTACTAAGACTATTATAACTATTTTTACTATTGTTTTCATCTTTATGTTATTAATGTTTAGAGTAGGTAACAGGATTCGAACCTGTGATATAGCTTTTGCAGAGCTGGGCCTTAACCAACTTGGCGATACCTACATGTGCGGTAAGGGTGGGATTCCAACCCACGCAGCGATTTCTATACGCTCTAATGCATTTCAAGTGCATCCTCTTAAAGCTCTTGAGTACCTTACCAAATTTATCTATCTATAAACTTTCTAGTAAGTTATTTGCTGGACCGATAGGATTCGAACCCACGTTACCCAAATTAACAGTTTGGTGCTTAAACCACTCAGCCACAGTCCAGTACATTTTATATATTTATTACAGATAACTCTGCAAAAGTATTTGCAGAAATATTATAAATTAATTAGTCGAGAATGATAGTAATGCTCTATCCCCTAGAAATCCCAAATTTCTCGTGCTACTTCCACACCCCATTCTCGATAAACTATCCTTTATTCAAGGATAGCGTTTAATTTTGCAAGAACACCTTCGTTTTTCTTACGAATGTTTTCAAGAGCTTCTTTTTCAGCTTGAGCTGCTTTGATTTCCTCGTCTCTTGCTGCAATTTCTAATTCTGCAGAAGCATTTACTTCTTTAAGACCATCAATTGCAGTTTTGAAAGCATTTAAAACATTGTCTACTTTCTTAGACAGATCTACAGATGTTTTACTTTTTGAATTAAACATGTTTAATAGTTTTTTAAATTAATGCTGTGAGGAAATTTTTGGGACCCCCAATAATAGTGAACCATATGAGACTCGAACCCCTCTATTTCCTTGCAAAGGAAATGTGCTCGCCTTTACACTACATGGCCCAAAATACTTAAAGTTTAATACGAAATTGTCTTATTTTATTACATATTTTACAACGCTGTATATAAACTTTTTCAACTTTAACTGGGCGACTTTGATAGTCATTTTCAAACACCTTTTTTAATTTTTCTTCAACTGTCTCCCAATCATGTACATGAAATTTCAATTCAAACCATTTCTTTATAAGTTCTAACATATTATAAAGTTTTTAATAAAATTTTAGAGCCTCCTGTCGGACTCGAACCGACGCGTTCAAATGAAGACGGATTACAAAACCGTTGCAGTCGCCGCTGTGCCAAGGAGGCTTATAAACACTATCGTAGTTTGCACGTCTGATTTTTATTGCCACAGAAACTTCATACAAATGATCAATTTATATGTTAAGAGTTGTTACGCCGCTAATGTCAAATTTAGAAATAACTTATAATGACATAAATTGGTTATAGTTATCCTTGTATCCTATAGAAGTATTCACAAGAAGCTCGCCATGCATGCTTCTACCAGGCATTGGCACCATAAAGTCATTTCCATATATGTTAGTTAAAACACTTAAATATACTTCTGGAGCAGGAAACATTCCTCACTCAAATTTAAGGTAAACCTTATTGTTATAGTCTCTAGCGTTTCTAAGACTTTGTATCTTATTTGGAAATGTAAGATTACCAAATGACTCTGTGGAGAGTACATTATATCGTTGTCGTAGCTCTTGATATTTTTCTCTAAGATATAAAAGTCTAGATGTGTTTTCCTTAGAAGAATCATAACATTGTATTCTTGTTTTTACAGCCAGTGCTTCTAGTTTAATTAAGTGAAGCTGGTGCATAAACTTTTGTCTCTCAACTAGATCATCTGGAACATTATCAAAAGGACATATATCTATAAAGATCCCTTGGTTAAAGGTAAAATGACCTTCTAAATCCTTTTTGTGAATACATGTTGTGTCACTTCTTCTTAACTTCGTACAGCAATAAAAGGTACTGTCTGTTCAGTCATTTTGAACAAAATATGGATAATTCAACTCTTTAACTGCACACTCTAAAAATCTATCATAGTCTGTTCTAGGCATAGCAATATCAATATCATCGTCCCATGGAATAAATCCACCATGTCTGACAGCACCAAGTAATGTTCCTCCATCTAAATAGTGCTTCAAATGATATTTATCACAGATATTTTTAAACTGTCATAGCAAATCTAGCTCAACTCCTCAAAGTTCTTTTCTTTCTTTAGACACCAAGAATCCATTTTTTACTTCTGCTTCAAAAAAGTTATCTGGTAATTTAATATTTAAGTTTACCATTAAATAAAAATTTAGCCAACTCTAAATCATCAGGACTTGTAATTTTAAAATTCATAAGTTCTCCCGAGATATATAAGCATTTATTTCCATTATGCTCATATAAGTCAGGTAAAGTCTGATAATTATCTATATTTTTAATCTTTGTAATTATATTATAAAGGCTTCTAAGCATAAAAGTTTCAGGAGTCTGTAAGATAGCAATTGGCTCCGTTCTTACTCCAGGAACATGTAACGAACTAAGATCTTTTAAAGTGCTAACTGTTGGAATGTATGGAACAACAGCCGAATTATTAGAATCACAAGAAGACAAACATCTTGTAATTAAATTTGAAGTGAAAAAAGGTCTAACAGAATCATGAAACATAATTTTTTCAATAGAAGGATAGTAAGTCATTATGTATTCAAGACCAGCAATTCTAGATCTTAAGCATGAGTACCCTCCTTCTATAATTTTGATATAAGAAAATGGAAAAAGCTTTCGAAGAATAGGAATATATTCAGGTAGAGTAACTATAACAATTATGTTAAACAGTCTTAACCTAACAAACTTTTCAACAGTCAAATATACTATAGGATGTCCATTAATATCTATAAACTGCTTAGGAATATTCATTCCTACCCTAGTTCCTTTTCCAGCAGCATTAATAACTAAGGCATTCATACACTTAATCTTATACTCTTTTTCTTTTAATACTAGTTAATACACTAAAATAAAGATTCATTTCTATTCCTAAAGTAAAGGATAGTACATAGTACTATTACCACAAACCAGATAAAAAGAAATAGTAATATTAGACAGTTAATTAGTACTGTTGCCATAGTATTATTTATTATATGTGAGAAATATTTATTTAATTTTAATAGTTGCTCGTTAAAGATTCGAACTTTAACTTTCACGTTCAAAGCGTGACGTGCACAAACCAAGTACACCAACGAGCAGAAGCAAATCCGCAGCAAGAATCCACCACAAATATAAAGATAAAAGTCAATATAACCAAATATTTGTACACTTATTTCTATAATTTGTACAAATTTTTGAGATTACTATTCAGTATAATAACTAACACTTACTTTTGCTTCTCTTTTAAATAAGTATAGATAATAATGATCATTAAAGTGATAACAATCATCACGAAGAAATATGTTAATACTGTAACAAAGAAGTTTATCCCTAATATGTTATTAACAAAGTGTAATAAATAGCACACTAGAACACAATACAACAAAATTCTATGATAAATATAAAATTTGAATGTAAGAGATAAAACAATGAGACCTATTAGTACTACCATAACTGTTACCAAATCTACACAACTAATAATTACTGTAGAAATTGTATAGTAACGTAGTAGTATTTTAAATAATATGTTTAGTGCTAGTAAGAAAGGTGCAAAACGAATGAATATTAAACTAAGTTTCTTTAACATTCTATAAAATAAAATATCAAATTAATAATTAATATAATAATCACCCAGCTAATTATTGTTAATAATCTCGATAAACACCCTAATCTAGTAAGAATATCATGTGATGTAAGTTTCATTATTAAAATTCAGGTTCAAACATACTAGACGCCCATGACCAATAGCCACCATCTTCTTCTATAGAATACAAATAGCCATCATCAGGAAGTCTACCGTCTTGCATTTTATGCCAATATTTAGCTTTACTAATAGTGCATACTCTTCCTCCATATTCTGTAAGCATATTTTCTGCAAACCAGTACGAATAATCGAGATCCTTACATCCTGGATCATACTTTTCCTTTATTAAAACATTATCTCCAATTTTGTATAATGATTCCATAAGTTAAAAAGATTTTTGTGTGCCTGATGAGAATTGAACTCATGTCCATTCAACTATTAATAATAATTTTATTTACATGCTAGGTTATTTTATTCTCCTATTCCGAAAAATAACAAAACGTATCAGATAGTTTTTATCTTATCTCCTACAACTTATCTGAAATAACTCGGTTCTATAATAGTAGTTAGTAATGATTAACTTACATCATCTGCATTAATCTATACAGAAAATCTTTGTCTATTATTTCTCCAGACTTGGATAGCTTAAGCTGCAAAAGCTACTTGAGCACGCATAGGAGTTGCAAGAGGCATAACCTTGTTAGCCATCTTACGTACAGTGTTCTTAGCGTTTATTTTTTGGTCCAGTTGTTAAAGAAGTTATACCAGCTCCTGCATGAATTGTTATCAACTATCTTGAATGTCAAAAACCTGGCAGGCCCAAAGACAGGGCAGTTTATACTTATACCCTAGAAGTGGTCCATAATAGCTAAAGTGTTTAATGCTCTAATTATATAGCAGCGACTAGTATACTGTTATACTTTTCTTGTAACTTCAAGAACTATTACTAAAACTTCAATGTGAAGTTCCTAAAAGCCACTTGAGTATTTTTTGGGTTCACTCAAGAATACCGTGTTTTATTGTCGGGATCAAACAACCAAACTACCACCTTTCTATATACAAAGGCAAACTCATACTATCTGGCGTAACCCGTTACTATTATTTATATACCGCTAAGTAACCTAATGCGGTTTACTTTTTATCCTTTAAAGTATAATAATGTTGGATTATTCTTATGCACATCAATATTCGGATATCGTTTTGCAAAAGTTGACATATCAAAAGGAGTTGTAATTAAATGAAAACCATTTTTAGTAGGAATCAAAGCCTTAAACTTTGAACCAATAGGTTGACATTCTCGTTCAATAAACAGTAAGATATTATTTACCGCACGATTATCTGTAGGTCCATCAATATCAACAACCCATGTTTTATCGTCTTTATTACATGTTGATCCACAAGCATGATCATAACAACGATAAACTTCTTCCATCTGATCATATCGTATTCGTTCAGCAAGATTCTCTAAACAAACTAACGCTACATCTTTATAGCTTCGCTTGTTTAAATGAATATAAGCACGTGCTTTAAATATAGAACACATTTGCTTAATTTCCTTTTTCTTGCCTTCGAAATATTCAAGAGAACGTATACAATAGGAACGAACTAAACGGTTATTTACTCCTATATCGGGATTATCCTTTGATCTTTGTATAATCTGAAGATAATAAAAATCATCTTTAGATTCAAATTTCAAAAGACTTTTAATTAAGTCAAAATTATCTACCATTTTCTTTAATAAGTAAATTTAATTTGCATATACAAAATATTTTTATTATATTTGATTTAATTATTAAATCAAATAAATCATGAATATATTAATAAAAACATGTACGGTTTGTAAAGAATCAAAAGCCTTAGATGAGTTTCCAAAGCATCCACAGCATAAAGATGGATACAATAGTGTTTGTAAAAAATGTATGCAAAAAAGCAATAAAAAATGTAGATCAAATAAAAAGATTCATTTTATAAAGAAAATGGGAGGAGAATGTACAAATTGTAAAATAAAATTGACTGAAAATAATTGACCAATATTTGATTTTCATCATATAGATCCTTCCCAAAAAGAAGTTTCTTGATCAACATTAAGAAATTGAAGTAATGATAAAATTGAAAAAGAATTAAACAAATGCACTTTACTATGTGCTAATTGTCATAGACTTTTACACGCAAAGACTAAAGATTAACTTTAGTCTTTTATTTTTATCTATTACTATTATTCTAGTCAATAAAAAATAGAGCCTACACCTCCGATCAAGGAGATGTAGGCAATGTTTATCGTCTTTTAAGAGCTTCATAATTTTTATATGGGCCCCTCCTCTTAGTAAAGGTTTTTCCTTTACCGTGTTAGAGGAAACTATAGTGTTCTACTATAGAGACTACACCTTTGATTTAGCAGGTAGGCTTTTCTGCTTTGTAATTAGGTAAGTATAGAGCATTATGCCTTACTCTACGGTAAACAGTTCTATACGAAAGTTCTCCTGTCTTTTTATCAAAAACAGGGTTGCCTTCTTCATCTACTTTAACTTCTTTAAAGGGCATTGTAATAGCCTTCATTTTAGGATGTGCCATCTGTGTTATTTAATTATTTTTACCTTGTTTTTTAGCAATATCAAGGAGCATATTCAGTCCTACAGCATCCATAGGATTAGCAGATGCTCCTTCTTTACCTCCAATAATCATTACTTCAGGAACCCAACGAACATTTGAGTTTGCTAATGCCTGAGCTACACCAATTGTGGTTTCTTTATCAATTGTTGCTCTTTGCAATGGGTCCAATCCAGCAAGTACTTTAGCTCGTGCTGCTGCAGCTTCTGCCATGCCCTGAGCTTCAATACGTTTTGCATCTTCCTTTGCCTTTAAAGCAGAAAGACGAGCTACTTCATATTCCTGTTCAGCCTTAGTAACCTCTACAGCCTTAATTTTCTCCTGTTCCCACTTAGCCTTCATAGCAAGTGCCTTACCCTCCTCTTCAGCACGAATTGCCTCTTGAGCAGCAGCAGCTGACTTCGCACGACTAGTTTGAATAAGCATATTTGCTTCCTGTTGCTGAGCAATCTGCCTATTTACTTTATCAGAATATGCAATCTTTGATACAGCTACCTGACCAATCTCTAGTCCATAATAAGCAAATGGGGAGGATTCACTACGCTTGTAACCTCCTGCTGCTAATGAGTCAGGAATTAGTGTAGCTACATTAATAACTTTCTTTTCTCCAGTAATTGCATCAAGTACTTCGCTACGCTTGATTGCAGTTTTGTAGACACCATTATTTAACTGATCAGTAATATATTCAATCAAGTCATTCTTCTTCTCTGCATACGATTCAAAAGCAGACATCAGAGGACCTGAAGCATAAATTACCTTAGTAACAGTCGGACGAACAAGATCATTCATTAGACGATCCATACCATTATAATCAGTCTGAATACGAGCGAGGTATTTAGGGTCAGTAGGAAGTTTTACACGAAGTGATCCATAAATCATACCATCTGAAGCATCATTGAAGATTACAGGAATAGGTTTTCCCTGCTGATCGCCAGCCTCAGAGTCAGATCCGAACCACAACTGTTGAGTTTTATAGTAAGTAGTGGTTTTGCCCCACCACTGCCAGTGAAAACCAGGACTAGTCCAGTATTCCATGTTACCAGTAAACGGATACTGATTGACTACAATCGTCTCATTCTTTACATCTTCCCCGATTTTACCCAGAGAAACAACACAGAAAATAGCAAATACTACTACAAGAGCAGCAACAATTTTTTTGAAATTCATCTTTAGATTTTTAAATTACACAATTACCTTTTAAAAAAATAATAAAATGGAATTATTACCTTCCATGTAATTTTACGATTAGTAATTTTACATGTATCTAATAACTGAAGAGTCATTAGAGTATAGTAAAGAATAAAGGAAATACTAACTAATAGTATAACAAAACGATAAAACCACATTACTTTAAATTACTTTTAATGTTATCTCTTGTATCACAGTAGATTTTAATTTCTTGGGGGAAAACATGAATGATAGTAGTATCTTTCATTTCCTTAAATGTAGAATTAATAATCCTCTCTAGGGAGTCTATCTGTAAAACTAGAGATTTTATATTCTCTTGGTTCTGTCTAAAAAAGGTTTCACTGCGTGTATTATCTATACAAAAAAATGCAAAACTTATTAGGAAAGAAGTTCCAAGAAGAAGTAAGACAACTCCAATTTTTATAGATTTATCTGTCATAACTAAGAATTAGCATATTAACTATTTAAGTTAAGATAAGGATTAGATTTTTATTACAAAAATATATACCAGCTGTGTAACACAATTTTTGCCTGATTGGTACTAGCATTTACCATACACTTCCTTAACCAATATCAGAAACTATATGTACAGGTATATAAACAATAAATAGCTTCTGTAAGTGTACAACCTATTGCACAGATACTTTCACTATCTTATTATTGTGATTGGATAGGATTCAAACCTAATGTTTCCCTATTGTACAACAAGGCGAGTTTCATCACATTCTCCTCTCAATCAACCCCCAATCTTATTGAAAACAATAAGACGCCCTTGTCTTGTCTGGGAGACTTTCATAAGGGTACTTTTTAAATAAAAAGAGGTAATCCCATAAGTATTATTCTACCTCCGCCTCATCTATAAAATCATAGATTATCAGCAGCCTCTGCCAAGGCATCCCTGTTTTTCTATGAACTGGCAGATTCATAAATTATCAGGATAAACAGATTATTAAATTTCTTTAATATTTTCGTTTTTATATTTCTTCTGAGTAGCAATCTTTATTATTCCATCCTCGTTTACTAGTTTCTCTTTTCATTCTTAGCTATAACTTTATTAGTATATTACTAATATAATGCAGAAAGTAGTGTCATTACTTCTCTAATCCAAATTCATTAATAAAATCAATATTCCTCTTACATAAACTTTTTACAGTAGCAACTTTATGAGTTACATTTCCCGCGGTAACCTCAGAAGCTATCTCTGCAATATGCGTAAGATTATTGTATGCCATGATCTCACCATATTGTTTCTTTATTTTATCTGTATAATTAAATGCTAATGCTTTAATTAGAGCAACATTATGAGAGTAATTTTCAGTAGTTACTCTATCACATTTATTATTTATACGTGTAAACCATAATATAACATCCTCTTTTGTTATCATAGTGTTATGTGCTTATTGTTAGGTTTCTAAGAATGAATTTGTTTCCCTTTATATATAGACCAGCCTTTATCTTCTGCTATTCTAACACAACGAGACTCCATTTGGCTATGTATTGTTTGAATGTTTTGATTTAAGGAGTACGTTATAGTATCTTCTTTACCATTAATAAGAATTTTGCCATTTTCATAGTCAAAAAGAATCTTATCTTTAAAGATTTCTATAACTAACAAATAAAGGGTTTCCGCATAGCAAGTTGTATAAATAGGATGAATAGCAAAGTACATATTGGGTTTGAATCTAATTATAAAAAAATACTCCTCTGTAACGCATGCCCTTGCAGGAGTATCAATTCACTATAATAATACTGGCTCCCTATAATAGTTTCTGAACTCAAGACTACAGAATCTCAAAAGTAAAGTTATTCAATCAGAAACTTCTTGTTGTACCTATCGTATCTAACACATTCACAAATCTGGGGATATTGTTTATGCTGACTAAATACTCCTGGCCTGGACTCAAGTTTTTCTACTCCTTCCCTCTAAACTTATAACGAGTGAACTCCCTTAGTAGACAAAGGACTCATTGACAGTTTAACTACTACTATCAACCTGCAGTTTAACTCCCCGAATTTACGGAGTAATCCATGCAACTGTACATAGAACTTGCTCTTTTGTTACACAACACAAGTTATTGTGAAAGATTTACGACTTCCTTAAACGATTTACCTTAGAACATTGCAGAACTTATTCCTTTAACATATGATTATTTCTACTAATACGCATAATAATCTAGAATAAAAACCTCTGTTAAAGTTAAGATACACTAGGTTAATATTATCCTCTAATCCCCGCTATTAGAGTATTCTTTTTTTAGTTTAACTCCCCTTCTACTATTAGGGTTTATCTACAATGCTTAAGTTTATATTAGAATTCTTTTTATCTGCGTTTGAATTCTGTAATATCCTCTTCATCATAGCCAATTAAGGCTTCAAGAGGAACATCATCAACCATCTCGTCAATAATAGATGTATCTTCAATTTCCATACCCCCCCCCTCTTTAAGTTTATAGGCTACTATAAATAGTATAGTTGAGACTAAGATAATTAATATAAAAAATGATACTTTTTTAGTTTTGCTTGAGGTAAGTATCTAGATGAAACGTTATAATCTAATCAGTCATTTCCTACTCATCTATTTTTATTATATTCCTAAAGGTTTATCCTTTAGCAAGTTTAATGCTGTTTGTAAACCATCTTCTAAACAAGCAGAATAGTGTCTCTGCCGTACTTTACCAGGTCCAGAATATTCCTCAAGTGTAACTCCCAAGTTTAATTTTGTGATTGTCCAAAAATAGGATAGTGTTTGATCTAAGTGAACTAGTACAACTGTTCCACACTCGTTTCTGAGCCAGTATTGTAATTCTGTTTGATAGAGAGCTGGGATTAAATTGTCATACAGTTCACAGGTTCTTTTTGAATAATGATAACTAATATTGTTCTCTGAACTTAAACTGTATTGTGACATATAATACTGTTGCTGACAGGTAGGATATCCTTTTCTAACAGCTATTTTAACAGTTTCAAAACTAATTCTTTTCATAAAAGTGATTCAATGAGCAGAAAGATAAATTACAGAGTCATCAGATAGAATTACTTTAGCTTTCGTATTCCTAGGTACATCCCACTTTTGAAGTTTTCTAACTAATGCTTTTAGAGATCCACACTTTCCTCTATAACAAGAGGAATATTCTGGATAATTAGGACATTCCTTAAACGGTACCCATGAGTCAATACTACTAACATACCAAAGGGACTTACCAGAGTAACTTAAATAAATTAAAATATTATGAGGTTTAGGAAAATACATACATTTAATTATTATTTATAGTAAATCCATTTATATGTTGTATCTTGCTCTACAATTGTATACTCTTTTTTTATTTTTCCTTGTTCATACTTATTCATTATATAATTAACAGTAAAGTCCCCGACTAGACAATTAATAGATAAAAGAACTATTATTATAGAGAGTAAAACTCTTGATCCTAAAAGTACAAGATTGTCATCATCATAACTTATTACGTTGATTAAAAATAATGATGTAACAATGAGTATAACAGATAACATAGTTTATCGATTAGTTGCTGACAGTGTTTAAATACTTAATAAAAGTCTTATTCTTGATATTGTTTAAAAACCCACTGAAGTTTTTATTAAAAGATATACTATCATAAGTAAACTCAGATTCCCATACATCTGGATAACTAAGTTTAGTAATATACTTACGTTTTATCTCGTCTGAGAACCATGATTTATATTCTTTTCGAAAGATGTATACAAATATACTAATATCTTTACCAAAAATAGGATCACAATAAGTATATTCTTTATGATATACTATCTTATCACTAATAGTTTTAGGAAATATATTCATAGAAGATAGATTAAAAATTCTAGGATTTGGGCGTTAAGCAGTCCATATGCTCGGTTACATGACCACACTTTCAACTTCCGTATGTTTCAGCTATTAAGTTAGTTCCCCTCATTTAAAGATATACGAGCCTAATCGAATATCTTCCTAGAATAAATAGAAACTTTCTTGTAAATGAAAGCTGTAATGGGCTGAGATAGTGACCCTTACTCAGTCTGCGTTCATAATAGATTCTGAGATCATGGCAATACATTAAGTGCTCGCTCCCTACAAATTCTATTTAATCACACGAATAAAAACTCGTAGCAGACATAGAATAATTATATTCTATTAACTTTTGAAACTTTAAATTAAAATGAAGGTTACTTCATTCTCTTAAGGTTTCAGGTAAATAATACTAAGCTGTAGCTGTGCTGCTTGTTAACAGTATCCTTCCTCTACTATTAGTTTAACAGAATTAACAATCCTATATCACTAAGCTCAGTATTCAGTGAAATTATTATAACAGAGTCTATAGGCTTTTAACCATTCTGTTTTTGTATGTTTGTGAGGCATTTGAAAATTACGAAGAGACTTATAAAAACGAGGTGCATCATTAACCTCATCACATATTACATAGAAAGCTTGTATAATATCTCTCTTAAATACCTCTGATGTTTTTAGAATTTTACTAACTCTACGAAGAGCTTTGAGTCTCTCAAGAGCATACGCTATTAGTATACCATCAACATGAAGCTTACCACTCTGAAAATCCTCAGTATTATACCTACCCAAAATTAACTGTATCGCAGATCTAATTTCAAGTTCTGGATTGTCTTTTAAAAAGTCCCTTAAAAGACAGTAGGAATTTTTACCTGTTTCACAGTAAGCATAAAGGTAATCCTTAGTTAACCATCTTTTATGTCCTGAATTAAACCTAATAGCTAAGCTAATTGGGTCTTCTTTTGAGTTTATTTTTAACATTCCTAACTCATAATGACGACTAGTATCAATGGAACATAATGTACAGAACGCTTTATAACGATGCTGTCCGTCTACTATATAATTATCCTTTACAAAGATTGGTGGAATCCAATCTCCCCTTTTCATAGACTGCATAATCTCCCTCACATGAGCAGGATTAGTTAGTCTGTTTGCAGATAAAAATTCGAGTGAAGGACTAGGTTTGTCCAAAATAATAATTTCTTCGGTTTTCATATCAATTCCATATTATAAGACCTGAAAGCATTTGAGAACTGTCTTTATAACAATAAAGCTTAGAGATTGTATATAAGGACTGAGTATGTTGTATAAATTGAACATATCTAGACCCTATTCCAATTTCTTCAGTAGATAACTTCTCAGCTTTTAAAGTATTTTTATAAAGAGTCTTGTTAAGAGTATCAATTGTTTTCTCCCTACCTCTAGAACCCCGAGTAGATACAGTAAAAAGTAAAGCCTTAGTACCTGACAGCATAGTATTCATTCTGTAGAATACATTCATTATAGAATACTGACCATATAAAATAGTCTCTTCAAGATCAACGTCCATAACATGAGTAGGGAAAACATCATCAATATAAGCTCTAACAATCCAGTTTTCAACTGGATGAATATCAACTAAAGTAATATTGTCTGGTAAAAAATACTTCTGATATTGCTGTAAAGCTACTTTAGGACTATTTCCAGCTAAAGCTGTTAACTTTTTATTTTCAAATTTCTTAAGACAACCAAATAATTTGTTTTGGACATATCTCTTTGCTTGAGTAGAATCTAAATCGTAGCTTTTCATCTGTATTAGTATTTTTTAATTATGTGGGCCCTACAGGACTTGAACCTGTAATCTCTTGATTATGAGTCAATTGCTTCAACCATTAAGCTAAGGGCCCTTGCGGATATTTAATAGTGCTTACAGCAAACGTCTTTACACACTAATAGTAAGCTCCCCTTTCGGTATATTTGCCACTAATAATTAAATATCCTTAAAAAAGACTATAACATTTTCTTATTGGGAGGCCAGGATCTATAATATACCTCCAGTTATCCGAATATATTGCGCAATAGTTGGTCCTTAGAGTTGTATCCCTTCATTCAGGCCAAGTGAAACATCTTGGGAAATGTGTACTGTTCTATGATCACTCAAACAGTCGCTTATAGTCTTTTGAAAACATAAATTCTATATAAGTAGATAGTCTACTAACTTCCACTTATCAGCAGATAAAACTGGTAAATTATTTTATTTGGTAATGAATGTATATTAGTGACTATAAGAGTGGTCAAACTCTTATAGTCTAGATATTACTAAAGCGTGTTGTTACACCTAAAGAAGTACTATAAGTATTGCTAGTTATAGTACCGTAAGTCATTAACTTACCTTCATTGTAGGGAATCCAGCTGCGGCTTTTCAGGTTCTTAACTTGACTTCACTAGCTACTTACTCTTATATTTCAGATTCCTGACTTCGAGTCTAGTCTTTCACCATTATTTAAGTATACCTACAGTTTTTATTTGAGGAGTAAACTGTGAAACTTATACCTCACCACATACTGCTACTCATCTACTCATTAAAGATAGCTACCTCCAAGCTCACTACTTTAGTAATAAAAATCTCCTCTCTTACCAAGTCATTGAGGAGATGAAAAATATGACTCTTGATTTGGGCAAGTACTTAATGATCCAGGTTATATCATTACAATTCGTAGCATCATCTGTTGTAGGAATTTCACCTAACTCACCTGGTAGCATCGTTACTCATTTAATGCTTTGGCTGAGCTGCTTTGTAATAATCATTACTCACTAAGATTCACTTGGTCTTTTACTTAAGCCTGAAAGCCTCTCTATATAAGAAAACATATAGATGTTTTTGTAGATAATCTCTATCTACCGAGACAGCCTTTATTTATACTCCCTGCTTATACTGGAGTATAATAATAAACTAAGAAGAGGTTTTACCGAGTTCCGCGGTTTTTTATTTAGAGCGCCCTGAAGTCGTTACCTTCACCTTGGGGTCCCTCTAAGCTATAGCAAAGTATAGCAAATAGGTATCATTTAGTTTTCCTAACTACATTTCCTATTGATACATCTTATAGTATCCTACCTCTCTATACCTTTCTATGTATATCCTTAATTAGTCATGTAACCATTAAGATCTTAGTTTATAAAGGTTATCTGCTTTTGTTATATCTATACATTGGAGTCCTAATAACAGGTTACAGCCCGTGTATTAAAAACTAGTTTCCTTCTTTTTTATCTTCCGAAGCAATAGAATCTAAAAGTCTATTAATAACTTCAAAAGACTTTTCAGGGAGCTCCTGTAATGCCTCAGAATTTTTAATTACTTCTGTTGCAATTGTAACTCCAAAAATTTGGTAACAGGTAGATCTTGAAGGAACCAAAATAGTTAACACCATGGAAATTATCCCAGCGATACCAGTATATTTCCACCATCTCTTGGCTGTCTTCAATTCACATTCATCACAATAATACGCAGTAGATACGATCATAAAAATACTCAGGCATACAATAAAAGTTGCTAATGCAATGATATATACTCCTCCAAAAACAGAACATAAATATAACCACCAAGCTAGATTTTCCATTATTTATTAATTATGTTGATTATTATTAAAGTTTCGGATTTCTAAGGCATTTGAATTTTTATTCTAGTAAATTTAACGCTATTATTAAAGCTTCTCCCAAAGCATTTTCATACAACATGAAAAGCTCTTCCGTAAGTTTAGTGTCACTATTGATTACTGAATTTGGAGTATAAATGATATAGGCATAGTATCTGATTTGGTCTTTATAAACAGCAATAATAGAGATATGAATCCCTTTATCATCTCTTAACCACTCACTAAGTTCTTCCTGTAAAGGAGCATAGCAGCTAAAATTGGGAATGTACCCAATACCTTCACTATAAGTTTGGGTATATAAACTGCCCGTAGTATCATAGTAAACTCCGCTTGTTCCATTATAGCCTTTTTCCTTCGCAAGTTTGGCAGTGTTATAATGTACAAATTCCATCAGATGTATTTTTTAATTTTAAAAGTCCTCAGCTTAAAAATGAATATGAGTTACCACCCTGTGTTGTAGTGAAAACCACATATAGTCTTAATTGTTGTTGAACTTGAACTTAGCTAGTGTGTTAACAACAACACGTACTGCTACTACAGTATTGATAACAGGGATCATTATTAGTACAAAAGCTGTTGTTGCATCTATATCTTCCCGCTCGACTAAATATACACCTGTTACTAAAGCACTAAATCCATAAATAATGGTGAAAAGTATCAAAAAAATCATTGGTTTAATATATTAGTTGAATGTGCAGGTAGAGGGACTCGAACCCCCACTTCTTTCGAAATATCGTCCTAAGCGATACGTGGCTGCCTAATTTCACCATACCTGCAAAATATAATAACTAAGTTGCAACGTATATTCTATTATTTCTTTTTGTTGTTGAATCGAACTTTCATATTTTGTATTATATGTTTAAACGAGGCTAACTAAGCTCCCACAAATACCACAATATCTTAGATACCAACCACAGTAACTAGATTCATCATAAATGTAAATACAATCACATTCACCTGTCTTAGCATACTTTTCTTTAGCAGCTTTGACTTCTTCCTCAGAAACTTCTATAAGTTTAGTTCCTACACCATCATTTACTTCTCTATACAATTGTTGTTTCATTATGAAATTCCTTTAATAAATATTTCTCCTATAGCATTAGGTTTATAGATAGGTTTAGCATTAGGCCATGTTCCTACAAATATTACACGAACTAAAACTCTCCAATCTGATTCCCATACAGATCCTCTTGATATTTCTTTTACCTTATTGTATATCTTAATACAATCTTCAGCTTCCTTCTTATGCTCAGTCTTCAACCGATTTTGAAGGACATCGTATAACTTGCTCGTAGATTAAATCTTTTTATGATATCTTCCCAGATAGTGAATGCAATTATGACAATACATGATATCTACATGAGAACATGACAAACATGGATAGTCATACCTTATTTTTGAAAAATTTATCTTCATAATATTATTTAGCTAAAAATTACTCACTCTAGCATTTTCTAACTAGTAATATAAGATAGCCTGTATGCCTACAGGAAGAGTACCTAACTAGTAGTCTCTTCCTTAGTTGATGTGTACACCATCAGAGCTAAAGTTTTCTGCCGCACATTGGACAATATCTTATTTCCATTGAAAAAGACTCATCTTCTGATTCATAATCTAATGTAAATTCCCCGTTATCATATTTACTAATTGTAAATTTCCGATAAATTCCTATATAATCGGTTTCACAAATAATATTTTCTATATATGATTTGTTTATTTCTTTTAAATCAGTATTCACTATTTTATTACAATGTATACACATAATAATATAATATTACTTATTCTTCTATTAAATAATTGTACTCGGAGCGGGAATCGAACCCGCACGGCCATTACTGGCCAAGGGATTTTAAGTCCCTCGTGTCTACCTATTCCACCATCCGAGCAAATCAAATAAAATGATTAATGTGGACCCTACAGGGCTTGAACCTGTAACCTACTGATTATGAGTCAGTTGCTCTAACCAACTGAGCTAAGGGTCCGTAAAATAAATTTGTCTAATTGACAGGATTCGAACCTGCAGATGTTTTGATTAACACCACATATTGTTTCAATACAGCCAAATTAGTTTTCATTTGACGAAGGGATATTAGTCCCTAGCGTATACCAATTCCGCCACAATTAAACAAACTTATCTTTAACTTTAAAATGAAGGAGTGGGTGACTGTCACTCTAACAGTTACTAATACTAGTATAATGGCCTAGCAGCTCAGTGCCACAGTCTTCCGACACATTAGTAATGTATTTTTACTTCATCTTGCAGGTGTAACGGGATTCGAACCAGACATACGATTCCCTCAAGAGTTCTCTCTTAGCGTATCTCCGAAGTTGCCACCTCGGTGTTTTACCATTAAACTATACACCTAAAACAAGTTGCAAATATAGCACTTAATTATTGAATATGCAAATTATTTACAACTATGATAAACATGAAAAGGTCCACAATGAATTTTACCATTTACAGAAGTTTCTCTTCTATAAATAATTTGAAAAACATTTGGATGATCCTTTATATAGTCTTCGACTTGCTGAACTGAAGAGAATGTTGCCAATATTTCCCATTTGCCTTTGCTCCATGTTGACGTACATGAACTCACGCTATCCCGCAAAATCTTTATATTACTATAAAGCTTTATCCTTAAAAGACCGCTAGGTAGATCGACGCCTAATAAGTATTCACCTTCCTTTGCTCACTTTCTTAAGGACGTTAGGTTCCTAATTATACTCTTAAAAGTGGAAGAGTTTATTTAAAAAAAGATAAACGAGCTTATTTAGTTCATAATGATAGTATACTTCCATTATTTATCAGAATCTAGTATAAAGGGTCTACTGATTCTATATTTTGCTCTAATTATGGTATACCCTTTACTTATACTATAATGTTCATATCTTTGTATATAAGAAATGTGTAGTCAAAAATAGAGGAGGTACTATACTTCACTCCTCTATCTTACGATTTCCAGTTTTCGGCTCTTATTTATACTCGTTTAAGCCTACTTACATTAGATAAAACTAATCATAGTAAATCCAGACATTAATTTCTGGTAATCGTCAGGCACGATTTCGAGTTTTAAAAACAAATATACCTACTATCATGATATTCCTCAGTTACATAATCCTATCATGAGGTGCCTCCACGATAAGTGACTAACTAAAGAGAACTGAGAGTCTTTAAGTTAGTATTATTTCTCCTCCTCGGTATATTTGAAAATACACAACCATACTTAGTGCTATGAGCTTCCCAAAAACTACTCGCGCGTTTTCATTTAAGAGATTCTAAACTAAGTGATCCTACTCTATGGTAGATTAATTATGGCTGCTACTTAATAGCAGAATTTAACCCTTAGGTTTTATGTGTATCTTTTTAAAGTATTGTATATACTACAATGATACTGTATTCATTTTCTACTTCTATGAAGTATAACTCTATTATTTCATCATCAAATTTAAATAGACAGTAGTCACCACTCTCTTCTGTTGGTATTCCCAAAAGGAGAGAGTAGATTTCCTTGAACCGTCGGAAAGACTCTTTCCCCAATTCTTTATCGGTATAAACACCAAAAGACCCAATAATACCACATATGTTAGAATTGCTCGAATTTGTATCATTATATAAAATGTTTATGTATGCTGGAAATAATTTGTCCACTCTCTTCTGTTGGTATAAATCAATAAAATCTTATCAAACGCTTACTCAAACTTTAAATTATTAATTTATAAATTATTAATTAAAGAGTAACTCGCTGAGTGTGAGAAGTTTATTGATTATAATATGTGAAAATTGTTTCTGAATTTTTTAAAAAATAAAAGAATAGAGTGTGGTTTAGAGATTGATAATCAAGCACTTAGCATCATTTATAAAAATATTTAATAATATATATTAAAAATATTTATAAATAATATTAAAAAAGAGACTGCCTCTGCTCAGTCTCTATCAATCATAGACAAAGGCACTTAATGTACAGAGGGAGGGCTCTGCTTCACAGCAGTGCAAATTCAATTATTAACTATTAACCCTTGTTAATTCTGTTTCAGAACAGTATTTAGTGTTTGTAGGGAAGTTTATTTTCCTACAAACAGAGTAGTTATTCAAGGAATGATGCTCCAGCAGCGATAGCATAAGATATTACAGTACTTACTACAGGTGAATATCCTAATACTTCTGCACCACCGAATGCAAAAGCAGCGAGGAGAGTACCCCAGAAGATAGTACTAAATAGTCTTTCAGAAAAAGAACCTTTATTTTCCATTTAGTTGAATAACTTTTTGGATATAGAATTCGTTGTTTTTAGTTGCTTTGATTACGTAGAAAGCGAGTTTATTGTGTATTCAGCCTCTTCAGTTGTATACTACATAATCGCCGCAATTGGTAGTTAAGATGTTAAAAGGGAGTTTTCACTCCCCTTTAACAGTTAACTGGCCGTTACGAGCAGGTTTTAGGCTTTCCATACGAGGTTAGCCGTTTCCTTCTCGGTGGTGGTATCGAGAGGCAGCCCGTTGTCGAAGTCCCGTTGCTTGAACTTGACGGTTCCCTGAGCTACGATCGTCTTACCGAGGCAAGCTTCGAGGCGATCATAGTCGGTTTCGAGATTGCAGAGGTCAGCAGATACAGGATGAACGGGCTGCATATCTGCGTCACGACGGCGGAGGTTTGCCAACGAGAAGTTAGCCAGCTTGCCGTTCTTGAGGCCCATGACGAGCACTTCGACGTTCTTGGAGTCTTTCCGCACCTGACGGGTAGTGATTACGGCGTCTTCAAGAGTGTCAGGGAATTCAAAGACATCGCCATTGGAAAGGCCATAGCTGACGAGGCCGATACCAGTGCTCTTCAGAAAGTCTACTGCGACCTGCTTTACTTCGAGGCCGTTTCGAGTAGGAATAATAGGAAACTCTTCCTTCTTGAATTGATTAATCTTCATAGTATAAATATTTAATTAATTGTTATAAATCTCGACATTTGTTGTCGTAATAATTTGTTGGAAGCTTTTGTTTATGTTCTTCCTAGTTATTAGTTGGAAGCTTTGGTAAATGTTAGTTGTTTTGGTTTACATTGATTTCAAATAAAAACAGTTTGAGGGCAGTTCGAAGAACTGGGCTATTAAGTATAGTTCTTTAAGTATAGGTATTAAGTATAGTTAGGGTTTAAAAATGCAATTGATCGGTTTAAAAATACAACACCTTATAGTTTAAAAATACAATTGATTAGTTTAAAAATACAATCGTTATTAAATTTTATGGTAAAAAATTACCAATTATTTGCACAATTAAAGTTAATTATGTATCTTTGTGTTTAGATAATTAATTTAATATAAGAATAAGATGAATCAGTATGTAATATTACCGAAAAAAGAGAATGGGGAGCTACTCCAAAAGTATGAGATTCTAATATATGTGTGTATACGTAGGTATATGAATAAGGATACTATGGAGGCATTTCCATCCTTAGATAGAATTGCTAAGGATTCTGGGTGTAGTAAGCCCACCGTTATAAAAACACTAAAAGAGATTAGAAGAAAAGGCTATATTACCTGGAAGTCTTGTGGTAGAGCTACGGTGTATACTTTTAATAATGAGAAATCTTTTGAGCCGTTCAGTTATGAGTTTTTAGATAAGAAAGACTTATCTAAATCTGAGAAGCTTCAGATACTCTGTACCCAGCAATATATGTATAAAGATAATGGTATCGGAAAGATGTCATTTTCAGATAGAGAGTTATGTGAAATGACAGGTCTTAATTGGAGAACTCTTAATAAAAACACACAGTCATTAATACAAAAAAATTATGTAAATCAAGTTTCTCTTCAGATTCGTGATAAAGAATCAGGTTGTTTTAAAAAAGAAACTATTTATAATCTTAATGATCTGGGTCAGGCTATTGTATTTGCATTTCAAAATCATGAAAATAGAATACAACGAAATGAGGATTCTATTGAAGAATTAAGAAATCAGGTTCAAAAACTTGAAGAGAGAGATCAGAAGAGATCAAAGGATGTTGAGTTGTTATTAAGTGAAGTAAGAAGACTTCAGAAGGAGAACAGTCAACTTAAGAACGGAGAAATTCCAGAAGTATTTGAGATGTAAATAAAAGGAGTAGCCACAAACTACTCCTTTACTTGTTCCATATCTATTCCTGTTTCTTCTTTGATGTAGTTGGTTAGTACATAAACAGGAATATTAGTGAATTGGATAGATCTCTGAGTATTCTCAAGAGCTTCCATCAGATGTTCGATCTTCTTGTTGAGTTCTTCTCGTGTCATAGCAGATAATAATAAGAAGGGAGATATTACTCTCCCTTCATTTGTTTGATAGCTTCTCTGACGATATCTGTGATAATATCATCTTCCTTCAGAGATTTGCACTTCTTCCTAGGATAAACAACTCTGTGTCGTCTAACCTCTACTTGCATGTGAATCTCTGTAACCGTTTCGACCTCTACAAGGAGACCATTAACAACGATATACACCATACTCGAAGAAATTTTCAAGGGCTCTGGAAACTCCACAGCCCAGATTTTGGGTACTAGAGATAGATGATTGAAAATGATATTCATTTTCCTCAAACTTAGGAACGTTACGTTTCTCTCGTAATTCCTTGAATGCTTGAGAGTTGGTAACACGACTTACAAGAATAGGATCTTTCTCTTCTAAGAAAGCTTGTAATGCAAGAGCAGTCATATAGCAGAATTTTAAATTTAAATAAACTACTGTATCTTTGGTATCCATATGGGAGTAAAACTACTCCCCATCAATATATCTGACAATCCTTCCAAGATACAAATAATTGTACACTATAAAAGGAATCCAGCATATAATTAATGGCAAGTAGTCCACCCCAACAACAAGAAACAAGATCACAAAGATCTCACCAACGATGAGCTTTTTCATTGCATAATCTTAAATGAATAGATAGTTCCTTTGAAGATATGTTCTTGCTCATCAGTTTTAAATCCGATAAGGTTCTCCGTATCATAAATAGGAGAAATCTTACGAGTGTCTTTAATGGACACTGTAATTCTTTTACCCTCTACTAATAAATAAACACGAAGAGTCATAACATTACCAGTCTGTGCTGTTTCTACGAACCCAAGCACCAGTGATAGTGCTGATCTTTGCTATAGCAATAACTGCTACGATAAGAATAATAACTTCCATAATAGTATAGAGTTAAAGTTAAACTTAACAACCTTTTGTAAGTTTTAGTTACCTATAAAAAGAGATAGAGGATTACTCCTCTATCTCAATGAGGCTATACTCTTCACTAACCCTCTTATAACCAGAAGATTTCTTGAGTATAACCATATCCCAACCCTGTTTCTTAAGGGCTAGTAATGCTAACTCGAAGGAAGGCAGACGTTGTACCTTCTTTTCAACCTTAACTCTGCTCTTAACGTCTTTCGTGTAAGTACGATATACTTCGGTTAGCAATGCAGGGTTAGGTGCACATTTTGACGTATTCCAGTAGCACTTCTGCTGAGCACGTTCTCCTTCAATAATAATCTGTTGCATTTCTGCAAGAATATTACGAACTTTCATGAGAACGTTGGCAGATGTGTTGCAATCTGCAGCAAGTTTATTGACATTTTTCTGGTCAATTTTAGCCTTGCTATAGTTACGGTAGATACCGTCAATGATAATGCCAATCTCAGGCATTGTGTAAATCTTAGCCATGGATATATGAGTTAAGGTAAATAGATTGCAAAAAAAAACAACAGCCTAACTTATAAACCATCTACGCATCGGTAGGCCACACTGGTATAGTACTGTTGTTAAATTAAAGATCCTATTTTTGAAACCAAGAATCAACGTAACTGTCCAATTGCTCTTCAGCAATATCTTCTTGATAACATATCTCATTCAGCTCCTCAGGAGTATAGTCAGTAATATCAAGGTTAATCATGACTCCACGTTTTTTGAAATTATCCTACAGATATGTTTAAAGCTTTGATTACTAGAGAATAAAGTTATCCCTACTTAGTAGGGATAATTGTAAGTGCTCCAGTAATCAGCAGCATGGTAGCTGCATATGAAAATGCTTCGTGATGAGAAACTGAGTAGAACAGTAAACCAATAGCTATTATGGCAGCAACAGCTATTAGAACATTAACGGTTCGTTTCATAGTAAACAGTGTTAAGGTTATGAAAAGGTTATATGCTTTGGTAAATTTAATTCAATTTTTTATGGGAATTTTTGTCTTAAAATAAATCGTTTTCCCATTGGTGGTGGGAGGGGGCTAAAATACTATGTAACCGTATTTGTGCATTATATACCCACATTTTATTTAGAGAATTGAAAATTTTTAGGAACCTATGAATTAGGTTCCATTTCGTTTAAAGGAGGGGGGGGGCTTTTAGTGCTCAGCCTTAAATCTAGTTCCATCCGAGCGCCTCCGCGAAGCGAGGATGCATATAGTATATAGATAGATATCAAATTAACATCACTTATGTATTAACCTAACATCAGTATGTATCGTGTCAATGTATCAATCTGACATCGGTATGTATCAATCTGACATCACATGCTGTATTACAATATTAATAATTATTTATACAAATTATATAAAATAATATACAAATATTTTGTATATTGTAATATTATTCATATTTTTGTACTATAATTAAAATAACTAATTATGGAAGAGAAAAAAATATCAAAACAACATATTCAAGTTCCACATAATCTAGGAGAAAGAAATGAGGAAATAAAAATAAAAATGAATCCAACAGATTATCTTGTATATGGTTATTTACGTAAATTTATGAATAAAGATACTTATCAAACGCTTGTGTCTTTAAGAAAGTTAGCCAATTTAGTAGATGTATCTATTAACACTGTACAAGCTAGTATTAAAAAGTTAAAAGAAGCAGGAGAGATTAAGGTTTTGGAAGAAAAAAATGGTAGAAGTAATATATATGAAATACAGAAAGGCAGTAAATATTTTGAACGATTTACTTTTGAATTTTTAGATTTAGATGATAATATTCTTAAACCTGAAGATAAGGGAGTTCTGTTAGCGATGCAACAATATAGTGATACTTCTAGCGGAACATTTGCCATTAATACTAGTTCTAATAGAGAGTTATCTAAAAAGTTACATATTGGGACTAGAGCCTTATCAAGTGTATTTCAGAGACTTGAAGATAGAGGCATTTTAACTACAAAACCTCTTACTACCAGAGATTCTATCACAGGATTAAATAAAACTGCTAAATATATAGATTTATCTATTATTTGCCAAGCTATATTATTTATCAATAAAAAAGTAGATGAACAAGGTGAACAGATTAATGAGCATGATAAGAGGCTACATACTGTAGATAAAAATATTCTTAAAATGCAAGAAGAGATAAACAGACTAAAAGAAATTATTGAAAAGAGTAATTTAAAAGAGTCATCAGGCTTTAAATTTGAATAAAAATATGGATCAACAGAAAAACTTACCATTTAGTTTTAATCCTATTAGTTTAGAAGGTATAGGAGACGATTACAGTATTATCATAGATACAGGTAGAGATCATTTAGATAGATTTAAAACAAGGGAAGAGGAGAGATTAGATGAGCTCTACGATAGAGTAGAGAAGTTAGAATATAGGATTGTAGAACTAGAAAACAGGTTAAGGAATAGATAAGTTATTATTACTGAATAGTAGAATATTATTTGTTTTTGTTAAAAAAAAATGTTATATTTGCGAAATAAAAAGTAAATATACTAATATGGATATAACCTACAAACCGTATATTAGAGATTCTTCATTTAAAGAATTATCTATTAAAAGTCCTACTATTAATATTAAAGGATACAAACCTAAATATACTATTAAACAAGATAAAGAGGAGACAATTACTCCAGTAGAGTCTCCAATAGAAGAGATACAAATGCATAAGAAACCTAAGATTAAAGAGGCAACTGCAAAAGCCATAAGATTTGAATCTAAAGAGGAGTTTAAGGATACTATGATTCCAATATATGAGTCTCTCTTAGTTAAGAGGGGTTTAAATCCAGTATTTGCCAAAGCTTTAGTAGCTCAGGATGGATTAGAGTCTGCTTGAGGGTCTAAACCATCTGGAAATTTTAATTTTGGGGGGATTAAAGGTAAAGGGGCTATTAAAAGAACTAGAGAGGTTATTAATGGTAAAGATGTCTATATAAATGATAGTTTTAGAGATTTTAATTCTCTAGAAGACTATGCTAATTTTAAGATTGACCTACTTAATAGTAATCGTTATAATGCTTTCTCAGGGAATATTTCAGAGTTTGCAGATAGGGTTCAAAAAGGAGGATATGCCACAGATCCAAACTATTCTAGGACTTTAAACAAGGTAATTGCTACTGCTAAGTATGGTGGTACTCTTAAACTTCAACTAGGAGGTGTTGTTCAAGGCAAACAATGAGTTAAAAATTGATATAAAAATCGTACATTTCAGATAAAAAGAAATATACAACAACATCAATTAATACCTATACCAGTTACAGGTGCCTTAGGGTATAATATTCTTGCGCATAATATAGATCTTACTACTGCCTCCATAGATCCTTCTAGAGTTCCTACGGATTCTAAAGGTGTATATTCCTATGGAGGTCGTAAAATATATCTAAGAGATGACTCTCCTTCTACTGCTGTTCATGAATGAGTGCATAGTAGCAGGCCTGATCCTCAAGTTAAAGAGATAGCTAGAATTAAGAATTTACTAGGGGATGCTTTTTATGACCAAAACTCAGTTATACCTGATGATTATCTAGATGATCCACAAGAGATATATGCAAGATTAATGCAGTTTAGGTATGCCTTAGGAGTAGATCCGAATCATAAGTTCACTAATGAAGAAATTGAAGACCTTAAAAAGAAGCATGTAAAACAAATAACTCTAACAAATAGACTTAAAGGGAAAGATCATAATAGTTTTTCTACTACGGTGTTTGATAATGAAGGTAATGTTATCAGTACAGAGCCTTATCAACCTGAGTATAAGTATATTCCAGAAGAATCTACTGTTCATAGAGAATATGATACAAATAATACTTTTCAGTTCTTAGATAGATATAGTACTGATAGTATTCGTAGGATGTTAAATGATGTTGCACAAGTTCCTAATAAAAAGAAAAATTCTACTTTATATATAAAATTAGGATTAAAGATACCTAAATATCAACATTCTGGAGTTTTAAGAAATGCTTATAATGACCCAGAACATTATTATGATTATTCTAAAGGATCATATGATCCTGATACAGAACATTGATCAGGTAGAGATCCTGTAACTGGAATGGAATTAAAAAATCCAAACCATCCTACTGCATTTATGCACCATGAAGTAGAACAACAATTAGGGAATAAAAGATATCAAGATAGTAATGGTAGATACTATACATTTCCAAATGGTGAAGCTCCGATCTGAAGAAACGTATATGGCCCACTTTCTGAGACTCCAGGACTCAAAGAGGTAAAATATCCGAGTTATGGAAAAGGAAAAGCCAGTGTGGAAGAAGCTATAAAAGACAATCTCCCAAGAGTACAATGAATTTGAGATCAATTAATTAGTGCAGGAGCATCTAAAGAGCAAGCAGCTGCTATATTGGGAAATTTCTGAAAAGAAAATCAAATTCAACCTTACGGTAAACCTTCAAGTAAAGGTGCTATGGGGCTTGCGCAACTTAAAGAAGGCAGATACGATAGATATATAGAATTTTTAAATAAAAATAAATTAATAGATAGTACTGAGTCTCAAATAAAATATTTGTTACCTATTATTTTTACAGATGAAGTAAATCCTCATAATTTAGATAATTATAACTCTTTTTGAAATGATTGAACAAAATCACAAAGAGAGGCTTTTAGAACTGCGAAAGGTCTAGATGATCTTACAGTATCGTTTGCAGATAACTTTGAAAGAATGGGTAAAAAGGAAGCAGATTATGAGACTCGTATAAATGCCGCGAGATATATTTACAACTTAATGGTAAAATAATTATAAATAAATTTAATAAATACATATATGTTTGCATTAAGAAAAATTACAAATGACGGTTTAGAAATGAATTTTAGTTTAGGAGACTCTTATACTTTAGTTATAAAAGAACGTTCTCCGAAAGAATTTGAAGATAAGATGAAAGATCATCCTTTTTATGATAAAACTTATGCTTTTATTTATTGAAAAGATGAGATATTACCGTTATATAAAAATCAAAAAAACTATATTGTTTCTGAAAATGGGACAACTTATAGTAACTTAACATATAAATAATATGACAACAATGACTTGGAAAACAAAATTAATTATTGCCACAATCGTAATTGCTTTAGTATTAGCAGGTTGTGGCATTGTGTCAGCTATGAGCTTTGGAAGTTTGTTGCTTGCATTAGTAAGTTTAGCAGTAGGAGCGGGTTGTGGTTGGTATGCTAAGCATATCTATGATAAATATTTTAAAGGTAAGTAATAAATGAATACAATATTTTTTGGGCAGAATGTTCCTATACAATCAGCAACAAAGGTTAAAATAGATTATATCAATAAAACTAAACTTCCTATTAAAGTCAGTATTCGTTGAAGAGATAGAGATGTTCTAAATTATACTACTGAAACTTTAAATCTACTAGCTACGGGAATAGCTGAACAAACAGTAGCATTAAAAGAATTTGAATCAACCTCTGGAAAGGGTCTAGTAGTTGAGCCAATAACGAATGCAATTATCCAGTCTAGTACAACCTATCCTAATTTATTTATTAAAGCTACAGTAAAAGAGGTAGCAACAGGAGATACTATAGGGACATTTAACAAGGGAGGAACTATTAGTCCTATAATGGCTACAAAAGAGTATAAAGCAACTGTTACTTTTGAATATAATTCTGGAATTTATATCAATAGTACTGCTGCTAGTTATGTTCCTTCTGTTACCAGCAATCGCCCTACAATAACTGTATTTAGTGATGCTGATTCATATGGTATTACTGGAATATTTACACAAGACACAGCAGTAACTTATACTGATATAGAAGGAGATGGTTATACTCATTATATTAAAGTAAATAACTGTAAGAATATTGCATTAGATAGATATATTAGTGGAACTAATTCTGGATCTAACTCTAGTATTAGTTATTCAGATTTATATCCAACGGATATAGGAACAATAGATATCGGCAAAACTTTATTTTTATGAGTAAAATCATTTACATATGAAAAAGAATCTACTCCTACTCCTGATCCTTCAATTAGTTGTGATGTTTATGTATGTAGTCGCAATAATTTAAATAACACAGAATGTAGTATAGATATATATGAGGGGTATGGAACAACAGGAGTTCGTTTAGCCAATCGATCACTGGCCCCTGGGGAAGGAAATTGAGTTTCATATCAAGGTGGATATAGAACATTCAGTTCCATACGTTTAAATTCGATTTTAAAGGGAACCCAGATAACTATCGCATTAAATGGGTCTCAAGTAAGTGATTGAGTAAATGAAACAACTAAATATGTTTGAATTAATTAAAAATAAAAAGGGAGCTACTTAGCTCCCTTTTTATTTTCATATTGTTTTGCGCTTATAATAAAGCATACTAGACTTAGTAATATATATATAGGTTGCAGTACTTTAGTACTTGTTATAAAAAATATTCCCATAAATATCAATCCTATAACATATCAAAATTTATACATTTCCAAATTTTTTTAAAAAATCTCATAATGTGAGATTTGAATTTTTTATTGCATTTTGTTTTAAAGCATCCATACTATCTTTTAGGTACACCTCCAAGTTTATCAGCTCATCTCTCTGAGAAAAACGAGTAATAAGATCTTTTAGACTTTGGGGTATGGACAGCTGCTCAAATAATACTAGGCAGTCCTATAATTAGTAAATAGAGGGGGCCTAAATATAAAGATTGTCGAGTATGTCCTCATTCATGTTCTTTTGTGTAATTTCTGTTATATTTCCAACTTGATTCTCCCATTAAGATATATAATCCTAATGAAATACCTCCAGGAAAGTCTCCCGCATAAATTGGAATTTCCCTAAAAGTTTCTTTGTACTCTACATTATAGCACCAAGTTAAAATAAGACCGAGAAGACACTGTGGAAATTCCCATATCCATCTCAGTATTTTAATATACCATTTCATATAATATTTAATTTATTATTTATAGTAAATTTGTTTAAATTGTTTTCAAAGTGAGTATTGAGCATCTATTGCTTCTTGTTCTCAAGGTCTTAACATATAATCCAATGAAGAATCAAACTGCTGTCCCTTTCATAAGAATACTAGTTTAGAGTCTTTTTTCACAAGTTCAAGATCTCTCCTTTCGTATTGATCAAAATGTTGCATTTCATGACATATAATAGTACTAAGACTATCAGATAACTTAGTTTTTAATAATAGATTATATGTATGAGGCACTGGTGTTTTATCTAATAGAGCTTGTAGTTCACATTCCTCAGTTGAAAATTTATTTAAGATTTTATCATTATATTGTACTAAGATATTTGCATTAGTATAGTCAAATATTTTAGTTCCTATGACTTTAATTAATTCCTCCACATCATATTGTTTTGGAGATTCAATTAATGAGGTTACTTTAAATGTCTCAGGGAACTCTAATTTAGATCTTTCCTTCATATTATTTAAAAACTAGTTATTATAACCTCTATTAAACTCGTAGTTCTCCATATTGGTTTCTCATTCTTGGAGATATTCCTAAATGTACCCATGTAGTAGACCCACTTTTTTCAATAAAGCATTGATCTATAATGACTTTATTTCTAGTAAAATAATCTTTAATAAAGTTAAAGAAGTTTTCTACTCCTTTAACAGAAGTATCTTCAGGTTGTAAATCTACTGCTTCATAGTATTGATGAGAGCTATTACTTACGCCCCCCACAGCTTTATTAAGGCTTGGCGATCTATATCCAGAAGTAATAGTAATAGCAGAGCCTCATGCTTCTCTTAATGGATCTAAATATTCTATAGCTAGTTTACTTAGTTTTTCTATTCCCTCTCATGTAGGTAGATTTTCTATTTTTTTACTAATAGCTGTATCACTTCTTAAAAGTTCACTTAATTCAAAATATTTAGGGGTATTTATCATAATTTAATCTATAATATATAATTTACCAAATTTCTCTAAAATCATATAAATATTTATTTGCGCTTTGATTTTCTTCCATGTCGTCATTTTTATACACCTCCTTACTTCTTATTTCATTTACGGCTATTGGCAGCAAATGTTGCTCGTTTTCTAATTGCTGGATCGGGGGATCTTTTGCCTTTAGCTATACACTCACTAGTTACTTTCCCACCACAATATTCTGTAAACTTACCTCTATTTTTCTTTTTAATATGAATCTTAGAACCTTTTTTCATCATTTCTATGTACCCACTTGTAATATTATCTAGTCCGAGATTGTTATGATACTCTGTACTATATACCTCTACAATTTTGTTTAAAATGTCATTGTTATATTTCATACTTTATAAAATAATTAATAGGATTATTATCTAGTAATATATGTTTTTGCAAAAATAATTATTTATTTAGATATTTGCAAGTATTTGGATAAATTATTTGGATATCAGAAAGATTTATTATATATTTGCATCATTCAAGTAAAATTATAAAGAGTTATATATATAAATATGGCAAAAACAAAACCTGATATAGATTCTGGACTTTCATGACTAGAAAGAATCCTACAATTATGTAAAGAGTATGGAGTATTTAATATTTTGAAGGGGTTATTTATTCTAATTATGTTAAGTTTAACACTTAGGATTTGTTACAATCCTAGTTTTTTATTTGACAAATATACTGACTACATGATTCAAAGACATGCGAAAGAGTTACATAAAAGGACAGAATATGATCAACAAATAAAAAGTCTCCTGCCTGTATATTTATATAAATATCATGCAGATAGGATATGAATTATTCAGTACCATAATGGTATTATGGACTGACAACATGGAACTATGAGATTTGAATTATGTAATGATGAAGTTGAATCAATTAAAAATCAATATGATGATTTTAATCTAACCTGGATTAATCTTCCTTATTATTTAAAGACGAACGAAGTATTTATAGGGGATATGGTTAAATTAGATAGTATTGATTCAACTCTTTATACACAACTCAAAAAAAATAATGTACAATATTTAGCCTGTACAATTATAAAAGATAATAGTGGTTATCCAATTGGTATTTTAGGAGTGACTTGGAAAAATATTCCACCAAATATTGATAGATTACAAAATAAAATACATAACTATCTTATAGATGATAGAGCAGATATTAAAACTCTTATCCAATCTAATTATAATAAAGAATAAAAGTATAATATGCCTAAACTTAGAGGGAGTAAATTAAAATATGTTAATGGGTATGCAGTAGATAAAGAAAATGATAATATTATATACTCTGATGAAAAGCATATTTATATGGATAAGACCGATAATTCGAAATATGAATCTGTAACGACAATAATAGGACAGTACTGTCAAAAATTTGATTCAGACTTTTGGTCATCATATAAAGCTTGTGAGGCGTTATTAGACCCCACAGTGTTTTACCCATTAAAATCAAAACTTCTTTCTTCTAAAAAATGAAAGGAGTCTTATATTGAAGAATATGGATTAGATCCTGTTGAATTTCTAAATAAGAAATCTGAAATCCTACAAAGTTATGAAGATAAGAGGAATGCTAGTACGGAACGTGGTACTAAAATTCATGCTATGATGGAAGATCTATTTTATCAAGGGGATAAAAAGGCAATAAGCAAATATGCAGGAGGAGGAACTTTTGAGGTAAAGAAGGGATATTATAAACTAGATATTGACAGGGCAATTTATCCTGAGTTTCTTATAAGTTATGAATTTGACGAATACTTAAAGATTGCTGGTCAAATAGATTATTTACAGATAAGTGATAATGAGATAGTTTTGTTAGATTGAAAGACTAACGGTAAGATTGATAAAGAGTCTTATTTTGATAGAACTACTAAGAAAAGACAGATGATGCTCTCACCATTAGAAAATATTATGGATTGTAATCTATGTCACTATCAGTTACAACTTAGTATGTACGCATATCTTCTTCAGAAGATTAATCCTAAATTCAAAATAAAAAAGCTAGCAATTGTTCATTTTGATCACGACGGTAATGAAACTGAATATGAAGTAAAATATTTAAAAGATGATATTGCCAGACTTCTTTTATATCATAGGAAGAAGAATAAAATAAAAGCAGAACTTGATAGAGACAAACCAATAGTATTTTAAAATATAATGATTATGGAAAATGTAGATGATTTATATGAAAATAGAATGAAGATTTGCAAAGAATGTCCTCTATATCTAGATAGTCCTATGGGAGCTAGATGTAATTCTAGGCTATATTTATCCGAAGCTGATAAAAAGACAGTAAGTGATAGACCCAAATTAGGATATAAAAGAGGTTGTAACTGCATGTTACAGAGAAAATTACGTATGCCCGCTGCAAAATGTGTTGTAGGGAAATGATAAGATTTATGAGAAAAATATTACATACAATTAAAAATATTATAATAGGGTGATATCGTAGATTCTTTAAACCTATCCCTGATTGAGCTGAAAGAAGATATAAGGTATGTTTAAACTGTCCTCATAAAGAAAAATTATTTGGAGAATACTGATGTACTTTATGTGGATGTAATTGCTATAGTAAATCATTAGTAGAAGATGAACAATGTTATGATAATAGATGATAATGTATAATTTTAAAATAATAATGAATTATGAGTAAAGAAAAGTATCTAGGAACTGATTACTATCAGTTAACAGGAAAACATTTAATGGGCAATAATATTAAACGTGAAATTGATCCTGAAGCACTTAAAAGGGCACAAGAAAAATCAGAAAGAGATCAAATGGAGTATGTAGCTAATTTAATGGCAAAAGATAAAGATTGCAAACCATATGAGAATAAGAAAATTGTTCCTACGGCAGGTAGAGTAGTTGTATTACCTTACGAAAAGAATCCTTATCGTTTACCATTACATGAAACCACCTCTGGACTTATCTTAGGTGATTTTGAAACATCTGCAACATATAAATCACAGGAAACTGGAGAACAAGAAGCCTCACAGCGTGGTATTTGGTGTTGTAAAGTTATTGCTGTTGGTAATGAATGTAAAAGTGTATTAGAAGGGGAAGATGTATATATTAATTTTACATTAGCTGCGCCACTCCCCTTTGGTGGAAAAGGATACTATACAATCAGTGAAAATAATATTATTTGTAGTATAAGAGATAATGAATAAGATGCACTAAAGGTGAATATAAAAAGTTATGGATATGAATGAAAATTTGAATAAAGAAGGTAACTCATACCTATTTTACACCCCTGGTCAGCTTGTAACCTTAAAACATAAGGAGCTAAATTCTCCAATAATGCTTATTCAAGAGAAAGTTACAAGGCAGTTTAAACAGGGAGATCAGATGTATAATATCTTCAAGGGTATGAAATGTATTTGATTTGATAAAAATAATGTGCTGCAAGAAGCAGTATTTTCAACAAAAGATTTGGAATTATATAAATAAACAATCATATGACTTTACAAATTGATGGATTTATAGTTACAGGGACGCCTGATGAGGTAAATACTTTTATTAAACTGTATCAGGTAAAACAATATACCATTGTTAATTCCCAACAACCAATTATACCATTATATTATTCCCCTGATACTGATATTAAAAAGTGAGAGATAACTTGTAAAGATAGTAGTAATATTAGTAGTAATATTAATGGTAGTGTAGTTAAACCAGAATAAGTATGAATAAAGAAGACTTAACTCAGTTTATAGAGTGACTCCCAGTTAATATTAATGAGTTTAAAGATAAAACTCCTGATGAAGTAGTCACTATTCTAAATAAATTAGCCCAAACAGAAGAGGGGTTAAATGAAATATCTGGTCTTATTAGTCAATTTAAACAAAAACAGATGTTTAAATTTGGGGGTAAATTAGGGCAACTTATTAATAAATTTCAACAAGGAGGAAAATCTGATCAGAGAAAATCTGATAAAGTAAGAAAAAATTTTCATGGAGTTAGTTTATTTGAATATGGTCCTAATAAATATAAAACTGCAAGAGGCACTTTAGTTAGAGATTTAAAACCAGGAGTTCATCAAGAAACTCTTCCTAATGGTATAGGTCTAAGACAGATTACTAGAAATAATACTACAACATCAGAATTAGTATCTCCAGATAAAAGGGATACATTATATATTAATAATGCAGATGCTGGAAGAATTGACAGTAATATTAATGATGCTGGTATATTAGGTAAATTAGGATTACGGACACCAACCCCTGTAAGTTCTAATTTTAGAAGATTACAAGGTATTTTTAATGCCAAAAAATTTAATACAGGAGGAGAGGTAACTAAAGATGGATACAAGTCTAGTTCTGTAACAAATCCTGATGGTTCTATAAAACAAACTTTAAGATATCCTTCTGGGAAAGAAGAATATAGAACTATAAGTAGAGACAAACAAGATACTATATATACTAATAGTGTCAATGGTATTACTAGAAGAAATAATCCTAAATGATACCACTTTGTTGACAAAGAAGCTAATAAAAAAGGCTATGCAGAAAGACAAAGACGATTTAATGAACATTACAAAGAATAATGACAGATATATTCCTTTATAATAATACTACAGGATCTCTTGAACTTAATGTTCATGATATCCTACTTGTAAAGGAGTTTGAGGCATTATGAGACTTAGATAGAAATAAATGTAGTGAAGATCCTACAGGTAAAAAGAGACTACGAGCATGAAAAGAATTTAAATATATTTGATTATTTGCTGATTGGAAGAGTCCATATCAACAATATTTAGAGATGGAAAAACACAAAGCAGCTATGGAAGATTCAGGACTATCTGATGAAGAATGAAATGATCCCACTTTTAGAGCTGCCGTTAGAAAATATATTGAAATTAAAGATTCTTCTCGTATTCTAAGTCTTATAAAAACTGCCTTCAGAACTCTTGAAAAGATGAGAGTATCATTAGACAATATTGACCTTGAAGAAAGAGATCCTGTAAATAACAAACCAATCTGAAAAGCTAAAGATATTCTTGATAGTATTGGTTCTATCGGCACTATGACTGATAAGTTAAAGGAACTAGAACTAAACTATAAGAAAGATCAAATTGAAAGTAGTTCTAAAGTTAGAGGTGGTTTGGAGCGAGGATTTATGGATGAGTAATGAACTATGGCGAAAAAACTAAGTATTGAAGCTGAAATGAGAGCTGCTCAGAGAGATATGAAGAAGAAGTTGAGTGGTGAAGATAAGGAAGAGGTAAAGAAGGTTAAAAAGAAAGCTAAACCAGTAAAAGAACAATATAAGGAAATAAAAGAATCTCTTAAAGAAAAAGAGGCTCCTAAGGAAATTGCTTTTAAAGATAATTATGAAGAGGAATTAATTAGGGAATTATTTAAAGGTGATATTACTGTTTCCCAAGCTCTGGGTAAAGAAGATGAGCCTGAACAACCTAAAAGAGAGAAAAGTGGATTGTGGGATTATGTTCTCGAAGATGAAATAGAATTCTTTGACCCTGAATGTAGTTATGAATTGACTGGTTATAGACCTATAGATGAAACTCATGGATTAGATTTTGATCCAGCACCTTTTTGTGAAGCGGGAAGAGTCTATACTGAAACTGGTCACTATACTGAATATCCGTCTGGATCTAAACCATATGCTGATTTCTGACAAGAACAATTAGATAGATGCATTAATGGTTATACGATTGGTAAGTATAGAATTACTGGAGATAATTATTTCTTCCTTAATTTTTATAGGATGCCTGTTGTAGACGATTCTAAAAAACTGGCGGAAGCTTCTGGAGAAGGATTTCCAAAATTTGTAGCAGAGCAATATAAATTCTTTCATTATTTTGAAATGTGCGAACTACTTAAAAAAGACTGCGTTGCACTAAAAAGCCGAGGCATAGGCTGAAGTGAGATAGGAGCTTGTTTAGGAGTTCGTCCATTTATAACAGGAAGAAATTTTAATTCAACATATATTACTTCTTCACTAAACTATCTGGAGCCGACATTAAATAAATGTTGAGCCCAGCTTCATTTTTTAAATGGAAACACCAACGGTGGATTTAGAAGACCTATGATGAAGATTAACAATGCTCTTCATAAAAGAACTTCTCTTACTAATAATGAAAATCGCGAATGAGGCAGATTAAATAATATAGAAGGAATTGTAGCAGATAATATTAACAAAGTCCGTGGTATTCGTTCTAATAGACTTTTCTGAGAGGAGGGAGGGTCCTTCAAAAATCTAGAGACTGCTTGAATTAAAGGAGAGGCATTAGTAACAGTTGCGGGTGCTAGAAAAGGCATTATGAGTGTCTGAGGTACAGGAGGTGATTCAGATGCTTCTGCACTAGAGGGTCTATCTAAAATGTTTAATAATCCAAAAGAATACAATGTACTTCCATATAAAAATAATTACTCTGAGGATGGTGAAGTTCAATATACTGGTTATTTTATACCCGCTTTTAATATTATGCTTAAAAAAGGTTTCTATGATAATAGAGGAGTTACAGATAGGAAAAAAGCAAGAGAACATTATGAAACTGAAAGAAAAAAGAAGTCTGGGCAAAATTTATTAGATTATTGTGCAGAATTTTGTTTCACCCCTAGTGAGGCATTATTAAAACAAGGTGATGGTATTTTTGATCCAGTACTTATAGCAGATCGTTTAACTCAACTTCGTATACAAAAAGTAGGGGTAAAACCACAACAAGTTGATTTGTTATGAGATGTTCCAAAAGGGTTAGAAAATAATCCAAGAAATAAAGTTAAACTTATTCCTAATGCACAAGGAAAAGTATTTATATATGAACCTCCTCTTAGAGATGGGGAAGGGAATCTTTATAAAAATCTCTATATTGCAGGAATTGACTCTATTGATCAAGGTACTGCAGATTCCTCAACAAACAATGATGTATCTGATTTTTGTATAGTAATTAAGAAAAGAATCTTAGGTTCCAATTCTTCAAATTATGTTGCAATTTATAAAGATAGACCTAGGGACATTGCTACGGCTTATGAAAATGCTATGAAATTATGTGTATATTATAATTGTAAGGCGATGCTAGAGCATACAAAAATTAGTATTATTATGTATTTTCGTTCTAAAAAGAAAGATAATCTTTTTATGAAGAGACCAAAATCAACGATGCCTGATATTCGAAAAGGTAATTCTGGAATGATTGGATATCCTGCAACTGAAACGTATCTACGTCATGGACTTGAATTAATTAGTAGATTTGTAGATGAATCTTGTTATTCTATACAGATTGATGAAATGCTAGAACAATTACTTAAATATTCCTGGGAAAATAAACGTAAATTTGATATTGTTGCAGCTATGATAGCTGCTGAATTAGGGGATGAAGACCTTTTAGGATTTACTCCAAGGGCTCAAGATGAAGTAAGAAATTCATGAAAGGATTTTGGATGATATTATGATTCAAATGGACAAAAACGATATGGCATTATACCTTCGTAAAGAAAGTAATCTTGAGTGTAGAGTTAGAGAACTAATTAACCAAGTTACACAGTCTGAGTATATTTCTCCTATTGATGTTAAATATGAAGATGAGATATATACATTAAGACTTGGATTAAATTGTAAAGATGCAGCTCCAATATCTTTTGGGTATCAAGGTAGTGAAGAAGGATTTTTGAAATTTTTAGAAAAAGAATTTAAAAAGAGAAAACTTCAGAATATTAATTATACTACAGGAGTACTTATAAATGGAGATAGTAATTTGCATTTTCCAATAATAGAGTTATAAAAATGAATGTTGATAGAGAAATAAAACAAATTGACAAAGCTATAAGTGAGTTAATATACCCTAAGATAGCACTTCAAAAAGCTTATAATTACTATCACAGTAGACGAGATGCAGATCAGTTTAGGCATATTGAAGAAAATTATGGTATTGGTGTACCCACTGGAATTACATTTAATCCTCTTGTTCGCCCTCATATAGATAGGTTAATTGGAGAATATTTAGGATTAAATCAAGATTTAAAAATAACATGTAAAGATGAGGAAACAGTTTCTAATATTATGAGAGAAAAACAATTATTAATTAGTAAAGAACTGTTTAATTATCTAAAAAAATATTTAGAAAATAATATAATATCTTCTATTATTAACAATGAAGAAGTTTCAACGGATCCATTTATTGAGAAACAATTAAATAAAATTAGTAATAGCATTAATGATTCTTTTGTATCTCAATATGAAATTGCAGCTCAGAATATTCTTGACTATTTAAAGCAGTCAAAAAATATAGATTTAACAAATAAAATGCATAGTCTGCTTACAGATTTATGTATTACTGGTACATGTTATTATAGAGTAAGACCTTCTAACAGTGGAGATAATATACAATTTGAGGTATTGAACCCTATTAATACATTTGTAGAAAAAAATCCAAATTCAGACTATTTAGCAGATTCATACCGTGTAGTGGTTAGAAGGTATATGTCTGTAGAAGATGTTTTACTAGAATATCGTAAAGATCTAAAGGAGGAACACATAAAACTTCTAAAGGAAGAGAATAACAGCACAATTGAGTCAGACGGTCCTTCTTATTATATTAGAGCCACATCTCCTGAAATAGCTGGAGTTTGAAACAGTACTCATACTGGAATTTTAGGGGGACTAGAAACACATCCTATATGACCAGGTGAAACTAGCAGAACTAATAGGTACACTTACCCAAAAATGTGAACTGTTTATGATGTAGAATGAATTGAAGTTGATTATAAAACAGGAAAACAGACTAGACATGAAGGTACACGTATTGGAGAAGAAATTTATATAACTAGGGGGGAATCTGAAAATATTATTAGAACAAAAGATAATCCGAATAAATGTAGATTAAGTGTTAATGGTTTATTTTTCCTAGATAAGAATGGAGATCCAAACTCCTTGATTATCAAGACAATGGATCAACAGGATTAAGATTATATGAGTCCTGTCTAAACCTCGTGAATTGCTGGAAACTCTTAAATTGAATGAAAGTAAATCTAAGACAATCAGCAGCCAAGCTCGTAAGAGAAGGTTCAACGACTATCCTGAAAGGGAGTACACTCAAGTGAGTGGAAGTGCGGGGGCAAATTTGATTTAAACTAATTATAAGTAGTTATGAAATATAACGAAATAGAATTTAAAAATCTAGTAGCTACAGAATGTTTTTCAACAGATTTATTTGAATTAGTTTTAGAACAAATTTGTATGATATAGTCTAATCTATATGGTGACATATAGCAGTCGCAAGACGGGTGTAAATTAACGACTTACACTGAATAAAAATGAAATATGACTTATTAGTATTTTATCGAGATAACTTAATTTCTAGTTCAGGTACTGTTGGAGATTGAGTTGACTTAGCTTATGTACCACAGGTTTTAGGAGTAGATTTACCAGAACGATTACAAAAATGATTAGCTTATAAAAAGCAAGGTATGGGCTTAATTGATAGTAGTCAAGAAGGAGCTCAAACAATGAATACGATATTTAATGGTTATGATGATACTATTAAAGCACAAAGTATCCAGGCAATTAATTTAGCTATACAATCAATTCAACAACAGGTTTCTATGGTCACTGGTGTTTTACCTGAGGCTCTAGCTCAGTATGAACAACGTGATGCTGTTTCAAATGTTAAGTTGGGAGTACAAACTACAATGCTTTTAACTAAGCAAATTTTCAATGCTATGGATACTGTATATCAAGAAGCAAATTATGATATGCTTAACCTTGCGAAACTAGTTTGACCAAAAGGAATAACAGGCACAATTGTTTTAGGTAATTATTCCAAAATATTTACAGCCCTTCCCCAATATTATACCTTAACTGATTTTGATATTCATATTGAAGATAGTACTAAATCTTATCAGAACGTACAATCATTAATTGCAATCAGTGGAGAGCTTGTTAAGAGCGGAGTAGCAGATTTAGGAGATATTACAAATATTATAACTGCATCTTCTATTACTGAATTAAAGCGATATATTGATCGCTCTATAGCTCGTAAAAAAGAGGAAAATGATACTATTGAACAGTTACAACAACAAATTCAACAGTATGAACAAAATTCTAAAGAACTTCAAAAAGTTAATCAACAATTACAAGAACAAATTCAACAGCTACAGAATCAATTACAAGCTAATAATCAAACTAAACTTGAAATTGAAGCAGAAAAGGTTGCAATTGAGAAAGAAAGGATGAGGAATGATAAGGAATATAATGATAAGAGTCTAGAAGTTAAAAATAAACAAATTGATGCACAGGTTGCTGAGATATATGATGATAATCCGTATAATAATAAAATAAAAAGTGTAATATAATGAGTAACTTAAATGTTCGTTTAATAGTTTATCCAAATTGCAAATTGTCTGCTATTGATGATAGTAGTTATACTAATCTGCCAGGTAGATATGGGACATTATTTGAAAATATAGCGGATTATGTCTCTTTAGAGTTTCTAGTATATTCTAATACAAATGAAATTGAACCCAATACTTTAATTTTTGAAAACTATCAACATAACAGAGATAATTTTTTAACAGATAGTATTTTTCCAATTATAAAAGATGGAGTTCATCATTATTATAAAATAGTTATTCCCAAACTAGAAACTCTATTTATCAAAGATACTCCTTCAGAAGATTTATACTCTTTAATATATTTAAAAGATCAGACATTCTACTATAACAATAATTTTTATGTTGCAAAACAGAATTATGAAACTGCTCCTACTTCTAAAGAGGAACTATTAAATAAAATTGATCTTATTTTAAAAGAATCTGAAGCAGAAATTGTAACTAATTATATTGATCTTTATAAACTGTGTGGCAGTCAATCTTTTTGCTGCAAAAAAACAGTATTTACAATTTGCAAATTAACACAATGTTTACTAAATTTACAACGCCAAATTATAGATCATGCTATTTATAATAAGTGTGCTGATTATAAAGATATTATAGAAAAAAGAGACTTTATTCTAAGTACAATTTATGTTCTAGATTATTTAAAGGATATTAATAATTTTCAGGAAGCACAACGTATTGTAGAAAATGTTCTGGGATGTAATGATATTTGTAATACAGATAATACATTAAATAACAATTGCGGGTGTAATGGATAAACTATATGAAACTTTATATATCCTCTATTCTACTGAGCTAGTAAATCTAAATATTGGATATTCTTTAGATAGAAAGAAACTAAATCAAATGATAGATATTATAGGAGCAATAGAATATATAAAAAATACTAACAATGATCAAGAGGATATTATTAATATAATTAATTACTATAATAAATATATCAACTAAATTAATAATGGTTTCGGATACATATTATAATGCAATGGGTTCACGCTCATTTTATAAAGGTACATCTTTTAGATGTACAGAATGATGCTTAGAAACTCACTACTTTAACAATGAGGACTTTATTGATTTTGTATCATATAAAGGGGCTCTTCTTAGATGTACAAGAAGTCATATTTCCTCTGTTGATAATGAACCATCTCTTGTTATTAATAATAACTTAATTGTTGGAATTAATGACTCTCCTGTTTGGGAATTTATAATGGGAGGAGGATCAATTGAAACAGGTCAATTAAATATTGATTTCAAACTAGAAGACGGCCATCTTTGAGTTTTTTGTAATGAAAAATGGAAGGACTTAGGAAATGTTAAAGGAGATCAAGGTGAAACTGGAATACAAGGAATACCAGGAGACCCTGGTAAGGGAGTGCCAAGTGGGGGTAATACAAATCAGGTACTAGTAAAACAGTCCAATTCTGATTATGATACTATTTGAAAAACTATAAATACTTCTGGAGGAGAGCTCCCAACGTTTTCTGCAAAAGTATTGAGTACTACTAGTACGGAGGATGCTCCAGAAGCTACTGTAACTTTAAGTGACTCTAATGAATTTCAGTTTTCATTTAAATTACAAAAAGGACAAGATGGAGTTAATGGTACTCCAGGAATTAATGGAGACGGCTTAAAGTACATATATATTCGAACTACTAAAGCAAATAAGCCAACAACTCCAACTGGTAGCGGAGAAGATGTAGAGTTGCCTACTGATGTAGAGTGGGGTCTATGAAAGTCTTCCCCTACAGGTGTAGATTCTACATATAGATGGGAATGAGTTAGTGCTAGTGTTTATATTAACGGTAGTTGAGAGTCTTATAGTGAACCATCTTTATTTGCTTATTATGCTCTTGATGGAGTTAATGGAACTGCTCCAAATTATAAAACTTACGTTTATGCTCAATCTAATTCTAAACCAGATAAACCTAACTTCAATACTCCTCAACCTCCTACAGAATCGCAGTGAAAAGATTACCCATTAAGTAGTGGGCAGTGATGGCAATGTATAGGAGTTGTGGATGGACAAACAAATACAGTTATTCAATGAGGAGAAGTATTACCTGTAAATGGTAAAGATGGAACTGCTCAAGATGGAAAATTTACTGAGTTTAGATTTGCTGTAAATAGTAGTAATATTACTCCTCCAAGTCTATCAAATACAGTAAGAACTCCAGAGGGATGGTCTTTAACACCTCCAACTAAGAGTAACTCTCAATACTTATGGATGACAACAGCAGTTATTAATCCTAATGATACTTTGTTTAGAAATTGATCTACTCCAGTATGTATTAGTGGTGAAAATGGTGAACCAGGAGCTACTGGAGCTGCTGGTAATTGAACTTCTTATGTATTTAAAAACAGTTCCTCTACGCCAGATACTCCTACAGGCACTGATCCTGTCCCCACAGGATGATCTGATGCACCAACATCATCAGATGGTACTTGATGAATGTCTAAAGCATTAATTAGTGGAGTTACTCAAAAAGTGGTTGGAGAATGATCCGCTCCACAACGAATTACGGGAGAAAAGGGACAAGATGGTGAAGACGGAACTAATGGAACTGATGGGATTTATACAGATTATAAATTTGCAAAAAGCTCTTCCAAAAGTGAAGTGCCATCAATTAACAAACAAAGTTCTAATCCTGGTAGTAATTGAAGCGATCAATGGCCCGTAATTAATTCTGGAGAATTTCTCTGAATGACTTTTATTAAAAAGAATTCTAAAGATGATTCTATTGTATTAGGGGAAGAATGAGCAACTCCTGTATGTATTACAGGAGAACAGGGTCCTCAAGGTCCTATTGGATCTACAGGAGCATCAGGTACTCCAGGTGTGGGTATTGTTATGAGATTTTGTAATGGTACTGACACAGAGCCAAGTAATGCTAAACCAACAAATACATTAGATACTGCAAGTCAAGGATGAACTGTTACTCCTCCCTCAACTACAGAAGATTATCCTAGATTATGATTTATACAGGGTAGAATAAAATATTTAAATAATGAGGATCGAGATGGGCAACTTGATGGTAGTTGAAGTGATCCTGCATTGTTTAATGGGCCTGCAGGAGTAAATGGAGAAGCAGGTAAAAAAGGTCAACTGATTTATCCAGTAGGTGTTTATGATATAAATACTACATATAGTACTACTGAAGAAAGTGCTCCTTATGTCTATGTCTATAATTCAGAATCTAGTAAATCTGGATACTACTTATTATCAGCAGTTACCAGTTGAACAGGAACTGATCATAATAATTGGTCTCCAGTTGAATCAATTGATAATGAAGAGCATTATTGGACTAAATTTAACCACTTTGAGGCAATTTTTGCGGATGTGTCTATTTTCCCCAACTCTCTTGTTGGATCAGCTGTTTTTAATGGAGATTATATGTTTAGTCAAACTGGTAAGGAGTCAACAGGAATAACTACAAATTACAATAAGTTTGATCCCGAAGATCTATCCAAATGATACCCTGCTTACTATATAAATTTAAGAACGGGAGAATGTTCATTAAACTTTGGCCAATGTACATTTAAATATTCAGATTCCTTTAATTCAAAAACGTTAATGACTATTGAAGGAGGTATTAATATAATCCCAGATATGATCTCTCCATCTAGATATAGTAACTATATTTCCACACCTTGTATTTCAATTTTAGCAGATGAAGAAGGATTAGCAAATGGCAATATATATAAGTTCGCTTTATCAGAGGAGTACCTACCTATTACTAAGGGAGTTATTAAGGGTTCTATTGATAATTGTACATATTTAAATGGACTAGAAGAAAATGATGAAGATTATGTTGTAATATCTCCAGCAGAAAGTACAGAGAGTAGTAATGGTATAATAAACTTTGTAACATATCAAAATGGTACTATAAGAAGTACAATATCTGAAATATACCTAGGAGCGGGCAGAACTTTATCATATTCATTTGTGCCAATTAAATATTTAGGAGACTCACTTTATAGCACTTATACTTCTATCTTTGATGTTGCAGATACAGAAGATGGAACAACTGCTTATAGAGGTATATCTGGTATACTAAATATATCTAATGTTAATGATTTTGTATTAATTGTTTGCCATCAATCAGGACAGGGTATACAATATGGGGGTCTTACTTTTACAAAAGCTGGGTCTTTTCTAGTTTCTAAAGTTCTTGATGTTAACCCAGTAAAATAATATATTTTAAGGAATGAAAAATATTAAACCAGATATTGATCTTCAAAATTCAATTGAACGTAGTAGGATTACTGAATCTAGAGAGTATTACAAAGGCAAGTCTTTTAACTTTGCTAAAGAATGGCACCCTGGAATAAATTATTTTAATGATAATTATATTACTGACTTTGTATCTTATAAAGGAACTTTATTAGTATGCCGTAGAACACATCTTTCTAGTAATAGTAACAGACCTGAGCTACTATTTGAAGATCCAAAAGATTCAAATCAGCCAACTGGAGTAAAATCTGAATATTGAGATTTTATATTGGCTGGAACTCCAGGACCTGGAGGAAAAGTATATATCCCTAACTATAATACATCTACTGGAGAACTTTCTTGAGTTATATCTGATAATATAGAAAGTATTAATCCTGTAAATATAAAAGGGGAAGATGGTAAAGATGGAAGAGATGGTAAAGATGGAAAGAATGGAACAAATGGAAAAGATGGTGATACTTATGTCCCACAACCAGAGCTTGATAATAACTACATAGTATTTAAATCTTTACAAGGAAAAGAAACTATTAAAGTAGATTGTAGTAACTTAAAGGGGGAACCTGGAGAAAAAGGTGAAAAGGGTAATGATTGAATATTTAGTAAGGTTAATACTATTACCTTGTCTCCTGATGATAGCGGATATGCAGAAATATCTGCAGATACTCCAGGAAGTGAATCTACAACTTATACTTTAACTTTAGGAATCCCTCAAGGAAAAACAGGTCTTAAGGGGAATAAGGGAGAAAAAGGAGAGAAAGGAGATCAGGGAGAAAAAGGAGAAGCAGGTCCTACCCCTCTTTTTAAACTTATAAGGAATGAGAGTACTAGATCTATAGATTTATATTGATCTATTGATGAAGATTCAGACTGAGTGAATCTAGGAAGTGTTGGAGGGAAATCCCCAAAATTATTGAGAGTTTTTGATGTTGCAGAACACCCAAACGCTCAAAATAATACTAGACGAGATGATCGTATAGTATGAGGTTATGATGGAGTTGCAGTTAGTGAATGAACTACTCTATGTTATCTAGATGAACTTAGAGGAGATGAAAATATATGAATAAGTACTGAGGAAGTTAAACCAGGAGAGGGTAATCATCCAGTAATGGAAGTTAGAGACCCAGATAATCCTGATAAGACTATCCAAGTTGAAGATAGAGATAAAATATGGTATGATCCATTTGATTATAGTTTAGATGAATTTAGCTCATTTGAATTTGTATTCAATGCTTATAAGGAGGCGGGGGGTCAATTAAGTGAGGATGCTTTTAGAAATACCTTTGCTAATGTTTCTAACTTAACCATTAAATTTTGGAAAAGAACATTAGAGGATTTTCTCAAAACTGATGCATCTAGTCATCAAAATGAGCTGTGGCTAGTTAGATCAACAACTGGAACTAGTGATGATACTTTTGAAGAGTATTATGCAGTACAGTCTCCTGAAGTTGGTAAATGAATGTGAGAAAAATGGGGATCTGGATCTATTAATGTAGATTTAAGTGATTATATTACAAAAGCTGAGGCAAATTCATATATACAAGAACAGGTAAATAACATACTATCTTCTCTAGTAATAGATGGGGGGGAATTAACAATATAATTATATGAATATTAGTACTATACAATTTAAACGAATATTAAAATATTCTGGGACTAGTACAGAAGCAATAAGATATATACGAGAACAATTAACTCCTCCATTAAAAAATGGAGAGCCTCTTTTAGTCTCTTACAAGGATATTACAGAGGAAAACTATAAGTACTTTATAGCAATTGGTATAGATGAAAACAATAGAAAAATACAGATATCTCCAATATTTAATTCTATAGAAGATTTTAATAATTATATAGAAAAACACAGTCTTGGAGTAACTTCCGAGAATTTGGCAGATGACTCTGACATTACAATTAATAAAGATACTTCTGGAAATTATATAGTTAAGGTTAAAACTCAGATAATCTCTGCAGATAATATTAATACTACAATATCTTTAGAAGAACCTGAGATGACTATAACTCAGAATCAATTTAATAATTTAGTGTGAGAAAAAATATCAGAAATAAACGATAAGTTAGTCTGATATGAATTATAAACAAAAAAAAATTAAGAGTTTATGGATGTATTAAAGTTTAAATTTGGTACAGAATTAACTGAATCTGTACAAAAAGGAGACTTTGTTGCTATTAATAAAGGTATTAAAGAAGAAAATGATTCTGAATCATTAAACTCTAAACTGGGATCTTTATATAAAGGCAACAAAATTCTTGGTACTACAGAAGCAGATAAACTTGTTACTACAGAAGAAATTACTGTCGCGGGCTTAAACGGAGATTTAGGAGCAGGAATTCAGAATGGTAAAACAATTCCAGCAGGAACTAGTTTACAAGAGTTTTTAGTGATGTTATTAAGCAAGGAATTAAATCCTGGGGCAGCTACAAAACCTTCTATTTCAATTACAGGAACTTCTAATATGAGATTGAAGGAAATATATTCGACAGTTACTATACCAGCAGTTAGTATGTCTACCAACAATGGTAAGTTTAATAATAATGGTTGAACAAGTCCTGCACAGCCCTCTGTAAAAGGAGTAAATTGATCAGGAAAAACGATTACTCCAAGTGCGCAGGCTGGATTTACTGGATATACTCCTGAAGCTGGTGAAGTTATTGCTCAATTTACTTCAGCAAAAATAGCACTTGGACAAAATACCGTTACATATACTGCAACTGGTAACTACACTGCTCCAACTAATAAACCTATTACTAATTTAAATCATGAATATACAGGAGCAGATGCTACTTTTACTGCTGGTTCTGCAACTAATTCCAGTCGTACCACAGCAACAGGTGTTTATCCAGTATTTACAAATAATGCTGTGACTTTAACTGCTCAGGCAAGTACCAAACTAACTCTTACTGAAGGACCTTCATTTGAAGTTAGTTTTAATAGTGAGTTAGCTGCAGGGCAATTTATTATGGTAGCTATTCCAGATAGTTTTACTATTACTAAGGTAGAAGCATATAATACGATGAGTAATAAGTATGAAACTTATGGAGGACAATCAAAATTTGAAGCTGAAGAAGAAAAAAGAAGTATTAATGGCACAGAAGTTCAATATAAATTATGAACTCGACAAGGAGACAATAAAAATGATGCTATTAAATATCGGTTCACATTAAGTAAAAAGTTAAGTGCATAATTATGGCAAGAGGTACAAATACATTTAGTTTAGGCGCAGGTTTTAATATAACTGGCCAGGAGCCTATTGATTCTAGACTTGTTGTTGGTACATTAAGTGATCTTACTACACAAGAAACTTGGAATGGTATAGGTCTTTATAACGGATTAGTTGTAGCTGTTACTGAGTCATCAACATTATATGTACTTAAAAATCGTGATGATGTAACTAATCCAGAATCATGAGTAGCTGTTGGAGGCGATGTCTCTGATGATTTAGCCGAATTAACTGCTGATGTTGAAGGTTTAAAAACTAGCAAACAGGATAAAATCATTGCTGGAAACGGTATTGATTTAAATGCAGATGGAAAAACCGTTTCTATTAAAATTGATTCTACAGGGCAAGGACTTGAACTAGGACCTAATGGTTTAAAAGCAGTTATTCCAGAAGCCGCTGAATATACTATTGCAGCTGCTGATTCTCCTACTGAAGGATATTTAAAGAGTTATGAACTTCGTAAGAATGGAGATAAAGTAGGAGTTTCTATTGATATCCCCAAAGATTTAGTAGTTACCAAAGGTGAGGTCAAAGAAGTAGAAAAAGAAAACACTCCATACGAGGGGGCATCTGTTGGAGACCTTTACTTAGAGCTATCAATTGCAAATCAAGGAACTCCTGTATATATCCCTGTTAAATCATTAACTGATGTTTACATAGGAAGTACTTATATTAGTGTTGATGCTGGAGTTATTTCTATCAAGTATGATGACTTAAAGGGACAAATCAATACAGATTTAGTAACACCAATTTCTAGAAGGGTAACAACAGTTGAAAGGAAAGTAACAGCATTAGAAACAACTGTTGGAAGTGTTTCGAGTGGGTTAGTTAAAGATGTTAATGACTTAAAAACTAATATAGACCAAAAGGTAGATAAAGTTGAAGGCAGCTCATTAATTACATCTGAAAAATTAGCTTTGATTGATACTAATGCTTCCAAAATTGGGACTTTAGAAACAACTGTATCTGCAAAATTAGATAACACAGCTACTGTTAATGGTCAATCTTTTGTTGGAGGATCTTGTACAATTAACGCTACTCATATTAACATTGAGGACAAAATTGGAGATAATGTTGCGGGGACATCAATTGAAGAGGTTTTATCTAACTTTAATGGTAAGATTACTGATGCTGCAGATGCTGGAGTACAGTCTTTTGGTGGAAAAACAGGAGCAATCACAGTAAAAGGAGGAAATGATGGTTCTACCCCTGCAGTTAATCTTACAATGAGTGATAATGAACTACAGGCTATACCCATAGGCGTAGCTAGTTCAGCACAAGGAGCAAAGGCAGACACTGCACTTCAAAATATAACTGCTTCTTCTAGCTCTGATTATCTTACATTAAGTACAAGTAGTAAAAAAGGAGGTTCACAGGGTATTACTGGAAATTTAAATATACAAAGTATTGAATCTGCTTCTATAGAATCTAAAGGACTTGCAGAATCATATGATGTAAAACAATACGTTGATAATATGCTTGTTTGAGAAGAATTGGGATAAAATAATAAGGTGGGTAGGAATTTTTTCCTACCCCCCCCATCTATATTAAAATAATATGGCAAATAAAAATAAGTTTATTTATTGTAAAACTAAAGCGAACTTTAATTCTTATTTACAGGAACATGAAGAGGAGCTTTATAATTGTACCACATTTATACAAGATTCAAAAGAAATTTATACTCATGGAAATTTTTATAAGGCTAGTAATAGATGGGCTATTTCAAGTCTAACAGGCAGCTCTGATTATGCAACATTAGCTTATAATAATGGTAAGGTCGGGGATATATTTGACATGTCTTCTGGGACTACTGTTCATGGTATATTAGGTACAATTAATGATAAGAAATGATATATATTCTATAAAGATTCTATTAGAGAATATATATATAATACAGATACAAAAAAATTTACAGCAGGAGCTACAATTAATCTTGCTAATGACTCTGAAATTCCAGATCCTGCTACTGTGGCTCCTAAAATGGATGGTACAGCTGCTGTAGGATCATCTAATAAATATGCACGTGAAGACCATGTGCATCCTTCAGATAATACCAAACAGGATACTCTTGTTAGTGGAGAATCAATTAGAACAATTAACAATCTTTCTTTATTAGGGGAAGGTAATATTAATGTAGGCGATGTTCCTTCTATTACAGTAGAAAATGAACAAATACCAAATGAGACAGATTTTAATAGAGTTGCAGAAGCTGCGGCAAATAATAGAGCTGTTTTAATTAGAATTAAAACTACTGAAATGACGTTAACCTCTAATTATTGACAGTATACCTCTTCAGAATCTCAGAGAGGCTTTGTTGCTTATGCAACATATTTATCAGAAACTAATAACATAACTCTGACGGCACATATTATAGAAAATCAACCAGTTATGGTAGAAACTTATGATAAAGAATTACAAGAAGAGTTAGTTTCTGGGACTAATATTAAAACTATTAATGGTACTGCTATACTAGGATCAGGTAATATAGACACTCCAGATAGTAAGGTTACTAGTGCTGCTAATCACTATACTCCTGTTGGAGGAAGTGCTACATCTGGAACTATTATAAATTCTATTACTAAGGATGAGAAAGGACATATTATAGATATAGGGGTTGCTAATGGTATAGATGCTGGTAAAATTACCTCGGGAGTTATTGATATTGAGAGATTGCCTAAGGGAGCACTGGAGCGTTTAGTAATAGTTGCAAATAAAGCAGCAAGACTAGCTTTAACCACTGAACAAGTACAAGAAGGCGATACTGTTAAAGAGAAAGATACAGGTGTAATGTATTTTGTTATTGATTCTTCTAAATTAAATAGTGAAGATGGCTACTCTATTTATACAGCAGGAGCAGCATCTAGTGTGCCTTGGTCAGGAGTGACAGGTAAACCTGATTTAGTTAACTCGGTTAAGTTAGTACTGCCAAGTTCCATATTCATTAATTCTGAAAGTACACTTACAGGAAATGCAGAATTAGGATCATCTTTAAGTACACAAAACGCTAATACAGTATGAGCAGCTCCAAGTGGCACATCTGGGGTACCAACATTTAGGAAATTAACTTTCCTAGATATGAATACAGTAACGTCAGATAAATTTAACTATATACCCCAGACATTTAAAGGAGGAAGGCTAGTAATTAATTATAAAAACTCTGCTGGGGGTCAAAATACTGACAACACTATAACAGAATACCAATTTGGAGATGGGGCCAGTAATCTTACATACATAACAGCAAAAGGTTTTAAAACTTCGGAAAATAATGGACACAGGGTACTATGTTCAAATGGATCTTCCAAATTATTGTATGGACCATCAACTCCTGGAACAGCAGGACAAGTATTAATTTCAAATGGGTCATCAACTCCTGAATGGGGAAAAGTACCTATAACTAGTATAGGAGGACCTACTGTTGATACTGCGACTTCTAATACTGTACCATATGGAATTACTTCATATATTGGGGAGTACCGTTCTGATAAATTAGCGTTTATAAAGAGCACTGATTTATATGGAGAAATAAGTAAAAACAACGGAGAATTGTGAACTGAAGATCCTAAGGGGAGTAGTAGACTTATAAGTTTATTTACTTCACAAGATAATAAGTATGGTCTACAATTAATAGATACAGAAGATGTTAGCACAACCACTCAATATAGACTTACTATAAATAATAGTGACAGGTATTGTACTATTGATTGAATATATATATATATGTCTACTAACGGCTCTGGTTATAATTGCTTTATAGAAGCATATAATCCTAGTTCTGAATCTTGAGATATAATATCTCAGGATGCTGTTTTACAGGGGTGATCGGGACCTAATTTTAGAGCTTTGACATCTTCTATATATTATAACAATTCCCCAAGTACAGCTTCTCAATATTCGAAACTAAGGTTTACATTTTCAACTAGAAGTGTTAGTGAGAACTATAGTGGACAATTGACAGTCTATAGAATTTCTGGATATGGTACTTATGGCTGGAGAATGCCTAACAATATGTCTAAAGTAGGTCAAATATATTCTTGGGATAATGCTCAAAATGTTTCTTTTCCAGGAAGTGTATCGGCTTGAAAATTTATCAGTAATGGGGGTACTAGTACTAATGTAACAATGGGAGATGGATCTCTAAAAGATCTTAAAACTAAACAACTAGTTGTAAACGGTACTATAAATAATTTTTATTCATCAGATAGTGTTGAGGTTAGACTTTACGCTCCTACTTCAGGTGGTACTAGTGGGCAGATTCTTGTATCTAATGGTAATAATGCTCCTAACTGAGCATCCTTAGATAGTTTAGGTATTCAGCCTGCTGGAAACTATATTGAAGCTGGAACTGGAACCCAACCTCAAATAAATACGATTACTGTTCTAACTCAATCAGAATATGATGGTTTATCAACAAAAGATTCTAATACTCAATATTTAATAGTTGAATAATATGAATGTAAAGACCGATTTAAAGGGATTTTATGTAGGTGACAGAAAGGGTATTGCCATTTATGTTGGCAGTACCCAAATCTGGCCTGCAACGACTACAACTTCTAATAAATAGTCCTAATTATGATATTACTAAAGAATTCTAAAAATACGCAAACTTTCTATATTGCCAAAAAGACTGGAATAGAAAAAGGTCAATTACCTATTGGTAGTTATTCAAAAGCAGAGGTAGATGCTTTATTTCAACCAAAAGGAGACTATATAACTGCTAATGAGTATAATAACAAGATCAACGAGCTAGAAGCAACAATACAAGAGTTACAAAGTAAGTTAGCAGATTCTAATAAATAATGTCAGTATTTTTATTTTTATTATAACTTAAAGTGAGTAAAAAACTTGACATTAAGGGAGACATTTGTCTCCTTTAATTTTATTACTTTATCTAAAGTATTTATATTTTAGAAAAAAGATATGTAAAATTAATGTAAAACTATTGCAAATTATGTATTACACTCTATTAATTCAGAATACTGTGAGTAAAGAAGTATATACATATAATTTGGAGAATTTAAATTATGACGAAAATATTTATTATAAGTTCAATATTGTGCTGGATGATAATACACCTGACGGAGAATACCAATATCTGTTATTTGAGAATCCAAATCAAATTGAAGTTGTAGTAAACTATAATAACGTCTATGATAGCAAGTTATATGGAGATACTAAAATATTAGTAACGTTTACTAATACACTTACTAATGGAACTCAGATATTAATTGCTGGTAAGCCTATTATGTGACTATCTAGTGGATTAATAAGAATAGGAGACTATAAATCTAACAATTATCAATATAATAAACAAAACAAATACCAAGTATATGACAGAAAATAAGAAAAGTTTGAAGTTCTCGGCACTAGATCCATACATTGTAAGTAACATAGTAGAGCCTACAGAAAGTAAGAAAAGAGGATCAGATATGATAATGTGAGGCGATAATAATCGCTATCCTATTTACTTATGGGATCTATATTTAAACTGTGCAACATTACAGTCAATTATCAATGGAACTGCCGATTTTATCGTTGGAGACGATGTTATTTGTAATAAAGAGGGATTTAACGTAGTTGTTAATAAGAAAGGTGAAACGATAGTAGACATCTTTAGAAAGATAGCAATAGATAAGATGATTTTTGGAGGATATGCTGTTCAAGTAATTAGAAATATGGTTGGAGAAGTCAGTGAGATTTATCACTTAGATTTTATGAAGATCCGTTCTAATGAAAAGAATACTGTTCTTTATTATGCAGATGATTGGGAGGCTTGGTCAGTTAAGGCTTTAACTTATCCTAAATATGAGATAAATGATAGTGCTCCTGCTTCTGTAGTTTATAATAAAGGCTATGTAACAAGAAGCGTATATCCAATTCCAGTTTATGGAGCTGCTCTATTAAGTTGCGAAACTGAGAAGTGCATTAATCAATTCCATTTAAATAACCTTAATAATGGATTTATGAGTAATGTTATTATTAACTTTAATAATGGAACTCCTACAGATGAAGCACAAGAAGAGATTGAACGTAATATTAACGAGAAGTTCTCTGGATACCAAAATACTGGACGTATTCTTATTTCTTATAATGATTCAGATGTAAATAAGACTACTGTTGAAAGACTTGATTCTGATGATTTCGATGAACGATATGAATCATTAGCAACTAGAACAAGAGAGCAAATATTCTGCGCTTTCAGAGCTAATCCTGTGTTGTTCGGTATTAATTATGCTTCTGGATTCTCAAAACAAGAGTATCAGCAAGCATTTGATTTATACAATCGAACTATGGTGCAGCCAATACAAAAAGATATTTGTAAAAGTTTCGATACTATCTTTGGAATGAAAAATTCCGTTACAGTGGTACCTTTTAGTATGAATTGAAATGAATAATTATACTGTTTATTGCCATATTAATAAATATAATAATAAAATTTATATAGGTATTACTGGACAAGATCCTAAAAAACGTTGAGGAAATGGGAAAGGTTATAAGAATTCCTTTTTCTTTAATGCAATACAAAAATATGGCTGAGATAATTTCGAGCATAAAATCCTGTATACTAATTTATCTAAATTAGATGCAGAGCTTATAGAAATAGATTTAATACATTATTATAAATCTATTAATAAAAGCTATAATATTGCTAATGGAGGTAATGTTACTACAGGATTAAAGATGTCAGAACAAGCGAGAAAAAACATATCACAAGGGCATATAGGACTTAAAAGAAGTGATTCATTTAAAGAGAAGATAAGAGTTGCCAATAAAAATCGTTCTGACGAAATAAAAAGAAAACTGATAGATAGCAATAAACGTCCTATAATTCAGCTATCATTAGATGGAGTCTTTATAAACGAATATGAGAGTATTAAAGATGCAGAGTTACAATTAGGGATATGACATCAAAATATATCTAAATGTTGTAAAAACATCTATAAAACTGCTGGAGGATATAAATGACAGTATAAACAGTAAAATTATTTACAATGGAATATAGAAACGTATTACTTATATCGGAAGATTACATTAAGTCAGAAAGCAATTTAGATAACAACGTTTCTGGCAAATATCTTCAAAGTGCTATTAAACTAGCACAAGACATAGAACTGCAGTCTTTAATTGGAACTAAGCTATTAGAGGCATTACAAAAGAAATGTATTGACTGAGTAGATCCAAGTGTTGAAGGTGCAGTTGCAGATTCAATAGATGATCCAGATAATATTAAGTATAAAGAACTATTAGATTACTATGTTACTCCATTCTTGTTATTTCAAGTATTGTCGGAAGTAATCGTTCCTATTACTTATAAGCTAAGTAATTTTGGAGTTATGAGAACTGACGATGAGAAAGATCTAGCTGCAGATGCGAGTCAAATTAATCTATTACGTAAATATTACAAAGATAAAGCAGATTTCTTTAAAGCAAGACTACAAGATTGGGTTATTACATATTATAATGATTTTCCTGAATTATATTCATATAAACCATTAAAAGATATGTATCCTAATTTATATAGCGCAAGTAGCTGTGGTCTGTGACTCGGAGGTGCTAGAGGTAAAGGGTTTTATACTAATCCAAATATAGGACCTTTACAGAGAGCTTATGATTTCCCAAGTTCAAATAACAATAAAAAGAAATAGTATGACATATTATGAAATAATCAATGGGCTAAAAGAATCTGCTCTTATGGAGCCTAATATTAATTTCGCTGGCAGTAAAGATATCTATGAGTTAAATAGCCTTCCTAATATAGATTATAATGTATTCTATATAACTCCAAATACATTTAATCTTGATGAAGATACTATTACATACTCATTGAATCTTTACTATGTTGCCAGATGAGATGAAACAGACGAGAATCAACTTGAAGAACAGTCTGCTGGAATTTTAGCTCTTACAAATATAATTAACCGATTTAATAACACCTATCCTGATGTTCAATTATCTTACCCTTTAATATTTACTCCATTTTATCAAAAGTTCAAAGATATATGTACTGGAATATTTGTAAGAGTAGATATAATGGTAGATAATGTATTAGGAGTATGCGAAAATATATAGTATATATACATATATTTCCAAATGGAAAAAGGTATGTAGGGTTAACAACTCAAGATGTTGATTCTAGATGAAGAAATGGGGAGGGATACAAACATCAGTTTGTTTATAAACCAATTAAAAAATACGGATGAAATAATATTAAACATATTATATATTACGTAAACAATGAAACAGAAATGAAATATCTTGAAAAATACTTATTTGGTTACTATAATACTACTGATTTAAGATATGGGTATAATCGAACTGATGCTAATAATCATCCGATATTTTCTGAAAAAACTAAAAATATTATGTCTGAACTTGCTAAAACTCGAATTGGAAATAAGAATCCATTTTATGGCAAGCATCATTCATATGAAACTAAAAATAAAATAAGTATTAAAAATCAAAATATTAAAAATAAGCCAATTGCCCAGTATGATTTAGATGGCAATTTTATCAAATCCTATAAAAGCATACGATCCGCTTCTAGAGAACTGAGTATTGGCAGTGGTTTAATATGAGCAGTTTTGGCAGGAAGACAGTATCAAACTCATAAATTTATTTTTAAATATTTGTAATGGAAAACAAATTAAAATGATTCGGACAGGTACTTGATTGAGTTAATAAATACGGGTTATGACAGATTATAAAAGGCGGATTTGCATTTATATTTGTATCTTATGTCTTTATAATCTCTCTAAATCCAGGCATTATATATGATAAGGTTGCTACTTACATAGAAAATGTCCATAACGTTAAGCAAGTAATCAGACAAGATGCAGACATCAAAATACGTTACATCTTGAAAGATTTAAGAGTATCTACAAATGCAGATAGAGCTTGAGTTATTGAGTACCATAACGGTACATCTGGATTAGGAGGACTTCCATTTACATACGGAATTATGAACAATGAAGAATTAGAAGAAGGAGTATGTTCAGTATCTAGACATTATAGAGACTTCTTGTTATCTGAGTATTTGTTTATTTTGGAGACTTCTAAACAAGGTGGATGAATAGGTAGTGTTGAGGATATAAAACAGTATGATACAAAAATGTATTATTCATTTAAATCTAATGGTGTTAATAAATTAGCTTTATTTTATTTAAAATCGGAATACAGAGATATTGGAGTAGTCGGCCTTTCATATTGTGATAATGAGATGCCAGAAGATACTTGAGTTAAATTAAGAGATGCAGGAATAAAGATAAGCATAATTTTAAATAAAAAGTAATATGAAGTATTGGGTAAAGTATTTAATCGCAGTTGTGATGATTATTGCAGTTTTGGTATTAGTAAAAGTAATTCCTTTCTGGATTACTATGGTATTACTTGCTTTAGCAGTAGGTAGCCATTTATTTTACAGATATCTAACACTTAAAGACATTATAAAATAATGAAGTATTTTACAGTAGAGGAGTTAACTGAATCATCTACAGCAATTAAGGAAAATATAGACAACACTCCAAGTAAGGAGATCACTGAACACCTGATTGAGTTAATAGAGGAACTCTTAGATCCTATTAGAGAAAAATGGGCAGAGTATTGTAATATTAATAAACTTGGAAATCCAGCAATAAGTGTAAGTTCAGGTTATAGATGCAAAGAGCTTAATAAAGCTGTAAATGGTTCAGTTACATCTGCACATATGACGGGTTATGCTGCAGACCTTCAAAATGTCTCTGGAAGTAGAGAAGAGTTTTATCAATTCCTATTAAACTTTTTGAAGGATAGAAATTTCGATGAATGTTTTATTGAATATAATAAGTACACTAAGTGAATACACATAGCATTATATAATAGTAAAAAATTACAAAGAAAAAAAGTAGGTAAATTATATGTATAGTATCTATGTTCATATAAATAAATTAAATCATAAAATGTATTTTGGGATCACCAAACAAAATCCAAAAAGACGTTTTAGAGACGGAGAAGGTTATAAAAGTTGTACAAAATTCTACAAAGCAATACAGAAATATGGCTGATAGAAGTGGAATTTATCGTACAGTTGGAACTTCTAAAAAAGCCTATGGTTATAGGTGAGAATATATTTAAGATAAAATAAAGTAAGGGAGCCTTTTGAGCTCCCTTTTCTTTTTAATAGATAATCTTACCAGTTTGTAGATCTATAACTGCATTTAAATCTTTAGGTATCACATACACATAATAGACGCCATTTATACATACTTTATAAGTTATATACTCCATAATTAAATAGTTGTTGAGTTTGGAATTTCTTCATCTAAGTCTTCCCATTCTAATACTGGGCGTATTTCAACATCCTTTTTATACTCTCTTGCAATATTTTCAAGATAAACAATTCTGTACTCAAGTTTTTCGATTCTATCGAATAATTCATTAATTCTTTCTTTATCAGTCATAATTAGTCGTTTTTAGAATAAAATTTATAATCTCTTTGGCTTAAAATCTTTTTAATTGCAGCATCCATTTTGCTGCTTTCTTTTTTATGGTCTTCCATCCATATATCCAGTTCTTTTAAGAAGAGGTCTGAATCCCTCAGAACCTCTTCTATCGTTTTCTTTGTTTCCATATGCAAATATAATAATTATATTTTAATTTTCCAAATTAAATACGAATTTTTTATTTAAAATTACATAACCTTCTACTTGTTTACCTTCAATTCTTTTTTGGCACTTTTTAACGTCGTAGTATTTGTCAATCTCAGTAGCTTTAGGAGCTGTAGTAATTCCTGCAACAGTATAAGCATCTTTTATATACTTCTTAATATCTGCATTAGAATATCACATTCCAAGGCTTAAATGCTCATTTAATTTCTTTGCAGCTTTGTTATCTGTAGATTTATTAGAAGCTTTGAGTAATTCATCTTTAATTGCGCTAATGCAATACTTTAAACTTGCCATTTTCTCAAATCCGAGCTTTGTAATAGCATCCATTAACCAAGGATATTTAATCTTAGCATTATCTAAGATAGGAGTTGCAAATCTATATTTTACTTCCCATTCAGCTCTAACATCTTTAATAAGCTCTTTAAATGGTTTGGTATCTGAATCAAAGTCAATCTTAATTGAATTATCCTCGCATTCTACAACCTTTTTAAAGCCATTCTTTAAATACTCATTATTAAGATTAGTTCTAATTGAATATAAACCTCTTGTAACCTTGAAGTTAAATATATCGACTTTAGCCATATTAGGATCAAACGTAAAGGTATAATCATCATTTACTTGAATATAAGTATCACTGGTAAACTCTTTAAGTTTCTTTCTTGCAACTTCTGGCATTGCATTATAAGCCTCAACTGCAATTTTAGTCTCTTCGATATTCTGGAGATTCTTCTTTCTAAAATCCTCATAAGATACCTCAGCGTATCTTGTTGCAGAATATAAGTGAGTAATCCAATTTAAATACTTACTATTTCTAATTCTACCAGCAATCTGCTGAATTGAAGTTGAAATATCAAGTAATGTCTGAGCTTTCTGAGCATCCGAAACTACTACAATACGTCCATTTTCATCATAAATATCAGAACCTTCAAATACTGTAGAAGTTAATAAGTTGATCTTTTTAGGTTCATCTAATACAGTAGAGTTCTTAATTGTAAGTTTAGTCTTGTTATTCTTTGAATAGATAACTCTTGTATTTGATTCATTTAATTTAGCCTTCTGAATAAGGTTCTTTATAAAGTCAACTGAGTTAACAAAGATATATACATTACCTTCAACTTGATTATTTAAAACTGCAGTTATAAGTTTAATAGTTGAAGCCTCAACATTCTTACATTTAACAGCCTGAACTTTAGTCTCTATAACATCATCCCATTCTTGTTTTACTAATGGAAGATCTTTTAATTCATCAAGTACAAACTCTTCTTCAAGTGGAGTTGCAGTCATAAAAGTATACTCTTTAAAGAGCTTATAGTTATCAAGTACAGGTTTAATAGCATCCTTTCTAAAGCTATACTGATTAAAAAGAATATGATATTCATCTACTAATAAACTATAATCTTTAGGATTAACTGCTGAAATAACTTTTGGTAAAGAGTTATAAGTAACAATGATTTTAGGGCAATTAACTCGTTTTACATAATCTTTAATCTCTGCAATAGTTACTCCAGCAAATACACCGAAGATCTCTTCTGTACGTCTTTCATTAGGATACTGTTGAATCTTGTTCTCAACTAAACTGGTAAAAGGAACACAAATAACATAAGGCTTGTTACATTCAATAGCCATAGAAGTTCCACCACAACCAACTTTTCCTTTGTCAAATAAGCAGTTAGTAGGTAATTCATTGATTAAATTATTTAAATAAGTTTTCATAATAGTAATTTTTAATAAGTTAATAAATTTTATATGTAACTTTTTTTATTTATCTTACTACAAAATATTAGTAAAAAAGTTACAGTAAAGATTAAAATTAAACTGGGAATTAATCCCAGCTCAATTTTCAATATGGAAGTAGTTTTAGTTTGATAGTACAAAGATAATACATAAAATTTCAATTTCCAAATAATTTTGCAATTATTTTTAATAAATTTTTTATTTATTATCTCTTACTTTCATAGTACAAATATACAACATTATTTTTAAATCTCCAAATATTTTTATGAAAATAATTTAAATTTTTTTGAAAAAAGTTGTTAAAAAATTTGGAGATTGGATAAAAATGTATTATCTTTGTATTACAATAAAAGACATAATATTAACAATTAAACTTTATAAATTATGAAAACTAAACAAATTGAAGCACTTGAATATTTTCTTAATATATTAGATGGTAAGATTACTGAAGATGGTTCTATTGAGAAAGCTCAAGAATTATGTAATGAGGCATTAAAGGAGATTGAAACCAATGAAAAGGTAAAGAAATCCTCTTGGTTTTTTGGTTTAGGTATTTCTTTCTAATATATTTAATTATGAAAAAGATAAATAAAATATTAGCTGGATTATTAGTACTTAGCTTTATTATAGCTGGTATTAGAGTATATAATGCTTATGGAGACTACCAAACTAAAACATTTGAGCTTAGATTAGAACAGGCAGAACTTCAGCATAAATTAGACTCTGTAATGTGGTATAATCCTGGAAGTTCAGAAGTATCTGAATTATATGAACAGTATTGTGATGTAACCTTAAAAATTCATAATGTAAGATAATGAAAACAGATATAAGAAGTTTAGTCTTTATAAAGAATCTATTTAAAGATAAATATAATATAGAAATAGAATGATGTAAAGACGATTATTCCAGATATGATGGAACATTTACTTGGAATAATATAGACTATATAATTGAAGTTAAAAGGAGAAGATTTAAATCAGATAAATATCCAACTACAATTATAAACAGGGATAAATTTGATATGCTATCAAGAAATAATTCTATATTAGTAATAATATTTGATGATGGAGTATATATATTTAAAGATATAAAACAAGCCTTTATAAAGGATTCTATGAAATATGGTTGTTCTACAACAGATTTTGGAGGAACTTATGGCTATTCATTAAAAACAGAGTTGTCTTTAAAGAAAGCCATTAAGATAGATGTAAATACAGAATTTAGTAATTATATAGCAAATGATAGCCTATAAAAGAATACTTAATTTTGAAAACTACCAAATTGGAACTGATGGCTCAATATGAAGTTTAAGAGCATCAGTTCCAAAGAGGTTAAAACCTCAAGTAAAAACTAATGGGTACTTTACAGTAACATTATATAATAAAAATTTGAAAAAGAAGTGTTATATACATAGATTAGTAGCTGAAACTTTTATATCTAATCCGAATAACTATCCTTGTATAAATCATAAGGATGAAAATAAATCAAATAATAATGTAAGTAATTTAGAATGGTGTACTTATAATTATAATAATAATTATGGAACTCATAATCTGCGAGCTGGATATAGTCATAAGAAACCAATACTGCAATTACTAAATGGAATAGTTATTAAAAGATGGGATTCAGCAATAGATGCTGAGAGAGAACTAAATATACAATCTAGAAATATTGTAAAGGTTCTTAAAGGGCAGCGAAAAACAGCAGGAGGATATATGTGAACATATGAGTAATAACGAAATTGTAGAAAAGTACTATCCATTTATTATGGAACTTAAGCAAAAATTTGGTGCAGATGATGACTGTGTTCAAATGATTTTTGTAGAAATACTAGAGTATTCAAATCCAAAATTAAATCAGCTTGATAGCAAAAATGAATTGAAATTTTGGATTACAAGATTATTTAAGAATTATTGGTTTAGTAAAACAAGTAGATATTACTATACCTATAAGAAATATTATGAGATTGTTAAAGAACCACTTGAACAACAAAATGACGAATTGGAGGATTGATTAAATGAAACGGAAGATTAATATTGACGATTTACTTACTGAGTATGAAATAGACTATAGTATGTTTACAAATATGGATGATAGACTATTAAGTATATATCCAAAATGACTTGAGCTTAATAAGGCAGATAAGACAGTAATCATATTATATGCTAAATATCACAGTTATAGAGAAGTGGGAAAAATATTGGGAATTAGTCATACTACAATTCAAAGATTTATTAAACAAATAAGAGAGAGATTATGTTAGAATTATTTATAATAGCAGTAATAATAGTCTTTATAATTGATTTATCTGGGGCTTTGGATAGTTTTAAACATAGTATTTGAAAAAGACTATTTAAAGGTATGCCTTATAAAGAAGATTGAAGACTAAAACCTTTAGATTGCAGTTTATGTATGACTTGGTGAATTGGATTAATATATATTCTTATTACAAGTCAATTTTCAATTTTAATGGTTGGATATATTGCACTATTAGCATTTATGACTCCAATTATTAAAGATATTATGATATTATTAAAAGATGCATCTACTAAGCTGATAGATGTTATATACAAACTTATTAATTAAAAATTATATTTTATGGAAACAGAAGTTATTTATCACTACAAGAATGGAAAGTTAATTTCTATATTTACTTATACTAAAAAGTGCTAATTATGAAACAATTAACAGAAGAGCAGTTTAAATATTTAAGAGGATTTGAAGATAGATTTGTAACTGCAACTAAGTCTAATTATTGCAGAAATGTACAAAAGCAGGATGTAATTAAGCTTAAAGAGATTTATGAATGTTTAATTGAACAAGAATATAGAATGAGCATAGCTTGTGCTACTTGTATACTTAATCTTATAAAGAGGATTGCCCCAATCTATTTTGAATATCAAGAAAAACTAAAGGAAAATGAAAGTAAAGAATCAGGAACTGCCGAAGAAAACAGGGAGGCCAAGAAAGGAAGAGGTAGAAAAGGAACAAATAGACGAAGTAAAGACTAAATATCTTTATGCTGCAAGGTTATTTAACAAAGGATGGTCAAGGAATAAAGTAAGTGAAGAACTTCAAAGTAAATATAATGTAAGCCAATCAACGGCTGCAAGATATATTGGAGAAGCTTATAAGATAATTGCTGAAAAGAATGATAACCTTATAAAAAATCTTAGACATATACAATTATCAAGATTGGAATCATTACTGGATACTGCTATTAGTAAGGGAGATATTAGAGCTGCAAATGAGATTATTAAGACTATAAATAGTATGTTTGGATTAAATCAACCTGAGACTATTGTAGCTATTCAGAATAATGAAGTCCAGTTTAAATTTGGAGATCCAATTAACAATGACAAAAATATATAAAGGATATAGCCCATTTATCTATCAATTAAAGGTACATACTGCTTTAGAGCACTCTTATAGGTCTGGAAAAATATTTACTGTAAAAGCAAAGAGACAATGTGGTAAATCCTTTATGGCAGAAAATGAACTATTACGATTTTCAATTAACTATCCTGGAAGTATTAGCTGTATTGTTGAACCAACTCTTACTAACTCCAGAAAGATATTTAAAGAGTTAGTAAAGGCATTAGATGGCACAGATATTATTAAGAAAAAGAATGAATCTTTGCTTGAGATTGAATTTACTAATGGGAGTGAAATACTATTTAAATCTGCTGAGCAAAAAGATTCATTACGAGGATTTACAGTTAGTGGAATATTAGTAATTGACGAAGCAGCTTATATATCAGATGAAGTATACGAAATTTTAACACCTATAGCTGATGTATGAAATGCTCCAATACTTATAATTAGTACTCCAAGGTTTAGAGAAGGATTCTTTTATGAATGCTTTAAAAAGGGCTTTGATGGTAATTTTAGTAAATATTATCAATCCTTTGATTGAGCATTAGAAGATACTTCTATGCTGTTAAGTGAGGATAAACTTGAAATGTATCGCCTTACAACCTCCAAAAATAAATTTAGAACTGAATATCTTGGAGAGTTTGCAGATGATGATGGTTGCCTATTTAATAATATAGCTAACTGTATAATTGATAAAAAACCTGAATATCATAATCTTTATATTGGAGTTGACTGGGCTACTGGAAGTGGTAAAGACTATACTTGTGTTACTGCTTTAAATGAATCTGGGCAAATGGTCTTTATAAAGTATTTTAACGATAAAACTCCAACAGAACAAGTTGATTTACTGACAAATATATTCACTGAGTATCAAGGATTTATAAAGATAGTTCAAGTCGAACAAAACTCAATAGGTTCAGTGTTTTATGATATTCTTGTAAAAAGGAATCCTAAATTACGGATAGTTAAGTTTTTAACTACTAATAAGTCTAAGGCAGCTATTGTAAATAAGCTACAAGCGGCATTAGAAAACGAAAAGATTGGTATTTTAAAGGATGATAAACTATTAAATGAATTAAGACTATATGAAGCCAGTTACAATCCGAGAACTGGAAATGTAACATATAACGCACCATCTGGATTTAATGACGATACAGTAATTAGTCTTATGTTGGCATACGACTCTTTAAATAATACTAAAGGTAAATATAACTTAAAATTTAAATAATATGATAAAATCTTGGAAAGAAATGGATTTAAGTCATTATAAGAAACTGACTGAATTAAAAAGTAAAGAATGGGAAAATGACTTAGAAATGAATATAGCTATGATAGCTATGCTATCTGATCAATCTGAAGAGGATATAATGAATTTAGAGATTAAAGAGCTTCAGGAAAGAATAGATGCACTTGGCTTCTTAATTAATCCTTATAAACCTTCTACTCCTGAAAAAAGCTATTTAATTGGAGATAGAGAGTATCAAGTATTTTTTAATGTAAATAAAATGACAGCAAGTCAATATATCGACTTTCAGAATTTCTTTAAAGAGTATGATAATTATATGCCAAATTTAGCTGCTTGTTTCTTGCTCCCTAAAGGTAAGAAATATGGAGAAGATTACGATCCTTTAGAAGAAGCTGAATACTTAAATAAACATCTTACTGTTGATATATTTTCAGACATTATGTTTTTTTTTGTAAAGTTATCGCAGCTCTCAACAATGAATTCCCTGTACTCTTTGGAAAAAGAGATGAAGAAGAGCCTGAAGAAAACAAAGAACAAAGTAGAGAGAATAAGGATTCTAAGAACTTTGATTCAGACGAGACGGTTAATACTTTTACTCAAAAGTGGAATTGAATTATCTGAATAGATAAAGTTAGTGAAACTACTAGGTTAAATTGGCATCAAGTATATGATATGAATGTTAAAGAGTTCTTGAACTTAATATGCTATATAATAGATAAGGGCAATGAGGAAAAACGCCAAATAGAAGAATGAAAGAGACGTCATTAAAATTTAAAGTTTTTATTTTTCTTATACCTAAAAGTTACAAAAAAACTTGACATTTAATATCCAAAAATTTTCACAAATATATTTTAGAAAAATGGTAGAACAAGAATTAAAATTTCCCAATTTAGAGGCACTATTAGAGAAATATGGAGATGTTATTATATCTTTATATAGACAGCAATTATTACAGTTAAATACTGATGCAACTGGTGCTTTAGGAAACAACCTTAATTATATAGTTGAAACACAAGATGGAGACTATGAATTAAGTCTAGATTTACTAGACTATTGGAAATATGTGGAGGATGGAAGAGCAGCTGGCAAATATCCTCCACTAAATTCCATTAGATCCTGGATTAGATCAAAGCGTATTGTTCCTCGAATGTATAATGGTAAATTACCTACACAAGAGCAATTAGCCTATTTAATAGCTAGAAAGATACATTTACAAGGTACAAGAGGAAAACACTTACTTTCTAACGCTTTAGACATTATGGAGAACAATTATATGCAAATCCTAGAAGAAAGTGTTACAAAAGATTTGCAATCACAAGTAGATAATTATGTATTTAAAAATTTTTAAAATATGGCAGAATTAACACCTTCAAAGTTAGGAATTAACTCTACAGGTACTTTTAAGGTTTATTATAGTGCTGGTCAAATGGCAACTAATGGTACTTATGATAACCTTTATTTATATCCAGAAGTTGCAGGTTTAAGTGGAACTATTACAGATCAAACGACTTCTGGCTGTACTATTAACATTACTAATACCGCAGCTATTACTAAAGATCAAACAGTTACTTGTTCATTCTCAGTAAATAATAACATTACAAAACCTGTAATTGTAAATTTCCCAATAAGACTGCATAAAGATGCAGCAGGATTTTATCCAGATACAAGAACAATAACTGTACCAAATACAGGAGGAAGTTATACAGTAACTTTCCAAACTAACTACGCAAATATTAAAAAATGAGATGTATCTGTTACAAGCGCAGACGCATTAGCAACAGTTACAGTATTAGATTTTGATTCATCTTATGTTAAATTTAAAATAGATGTTTCTGAAAATACGGAATGAACAGAAGATTTAACTAGAAGTATTGGTATAATTGTAACTAATACTAGTAATAGACGCTTTAGTTGAAAATACTCATTTACAATTGCTAAATCAGACACACCTTCAGATTTAAATTTAATAGTTACTCCAGCTTCTGCAAATTATGATGCTGCTTCAATAGTTACAAATAAATTTTATTTAACTACTACAAAAACGGAAGAGACTATTTCATCATTTAATGTTGTATGTAGTCAAGCAAGTGATATATTAAATAATACTGAAGATAAGTCTTTTATTTTAACTTTACCTGAAAACGATACAGTAAATGATTTATCGTTTGATGCATCAGTAACTGCACAAACATCTGGAGGATATACAATTAAAGCAACAGTACCTATCACTCAAAGTAAAACATACTTGACTTTACCTGTTACAAATTATGATATAAGTTATTCTCAAAGTACATTAACTATTAATGGATTAAGTTCAAATAATATTAGTGCTAGTGATGTAGTATTTGCAATTCCAGAAGATGCACAATCTTGAATCAGCTCTCCTAAATTTACATATAATAATGGAAACGCAATAATTACTTTTAATGTTACTGAAAATACTAGTTTATCAAGAAGAAATACTACAATCGGCATATCTGTAGTTAAAGACAGTAGTAGTATTATTAACTTATCTATAAATGTAAATCAAGCTGTTAAATCAGATATAGCTCCAATTTGGAAAGATTATATTTGGGCTGAGGAAACCTTAGACGACTTTATAGAGTATCATTTAGATGATGGAGGAACTACAATTTATGCTGGTAAAGCATATAAGTATCCAGGTGCAGATAGAGTAGAGTTCTTGTTAAATAGTGTAACTGAGAATTATCTATCTAATGGAATATCATTCCCAACTACATTAAGTACAAGCATTATGCCTAATTACTTGAAAGACTTTACTTTAGTAACCTCAACTGGAAATGAGAAGCCAATTATATTCTTTAATGACTGGTCTTATAAAGATACAGATTTAACAAGTGGATATTTCTTGAGTGATCCAATTACTGGCTTAATTGACCCAAGACAATATGTAATGACAAGTTGGTTGTTACCTACTGGAGAAGGTTTAGTTAATAGATTCTATTATAAAGACGGAATTCAAACTACAACAGATGTTACTTTAAAGAGTGGTATTAATGGCTATACATTTGTTGAGAATATAACTAATCTGCAATTAGGTTGTGGAGATTATATAGTTATAGCATTTGTAGTTTCTGGAACTATTAGCCAAAAACAAATTAAATATACAATAGATAATACTGGAAAAGATTATGTTCTGTATTATGTAAATGCAGCTGGAGGATGGGATTCATTGTTAATTGAAGGAAATGTTAAGAAGACTGATGAGTTTGAATCTGAAAGCTATATAAAACGAGTATTGAGACCCTCAACAGAGTTTGCAAGAAATAAATACCTGAATACTATTACTTCCAGTTGGACTTTATATACAGGCTATTTAAATGATGAACAAGCATCTAAAATGTATAATCTGTTAGAATCTACTCAAGTATATTTACATAACCTTAAAGATAATACAATTACTCCAGTACTGATTACAGATACAAGTTGTGAGTATAAGACTTATACAAATCAAGGTAAAAACAAGTTCTATTATACAATTAATGTAGAAGCTTCTCAAGATACTTATCGTAAATAATTATGAGAAAGAATATTAAATTATTTATTGCAAATAAAGAGGTTGACTGTAGTGAGGGAATTAGTCTTCCTATGACATATACTGTTGAGGATTTCCAAAACCCCACTATAGTCAAGAACTCGTTTAGTAAAACGATTTCTATACCTGACACAAAGAATAATAATAAGATTTTTGGAGAGATTTATAAGTTAGATAGATTTCTCCATATAAAAGAAGGTAATTTCTCTGGCGTATATTTTGATCCTTCAAAAAGAGTTGACTTTGGAATCTATAATAATGGATATTTAGTTGAATCAGGATATATGCAGTTAAATAGCATCTCTATAAAGCAAGCAGTTATTACTTATAATATTACTTTATATGGAGGATTGGGAGATTTCTTTTATGGACTTAAATATAAAGAAGATGGCACTATTAGAACTCTAGCTGATTTACAATACTTTGTAACTGATGAGGATGGTAATGTACTTCCTACCGATACTGAAATGAATTTCCACATTAATAAAGATTTTGTAAATACTTGTTTTAATTGGAGTAAAGTAAATGACGGAAGTCAAATTTATGATTTTTTAACATTTATTCCTGCATATAACGGTTTATATGAAAACTTTGATAATGAAACTTGTTTAATAAATACTAATGGAGATAATTTATTTCCTACTAGTAAGACCGATTCAGGAACTACATACACACCTTATAATGGATATGGATTAGCTAAATTAAATAGAGCATATACAGAATGGGAGATGAGAGATCTTAGAAGTTATATGCAAAGGCCAGCATTAAAATTAAGTAAGTTAATAGAAACTATATGTAGAAAAGAGAATTCTGGATATGATGTGATATTTGATGATAGTTTCTTTAATTATTCAAATCCATATTGAAATAAAGCGTTTGTTGCATTATCTTTATTAGGATCTACTGAAGATGAAGAATCAGATAATATTACAGAGAATGCTAAACTTACTAAATATAATGATTTGTTTTGGTGTGGATTAAAACCTGGAGGAACAACTACTTCAGTAAACTGGGGTAGATTTAGTGTTACAGGGAGTGATGTAATAGTTCCTGGGGAAGGCCAAGTAATTGATTTATCTGCAACTCCTGCTAATACTCTTGTTAATATTAATGTTGATTTTCAGCTATTTTATAATGCAAATGTTTCAGCAGGTAATGATTTATATTTATCTTATGTAAGGAACGGAAGAGCTGGAAATACAGATTATAGGAATGATCCTTACAGAACATCAGTAACAGCACAGATATTGATATATGATGCTGAAGATACTTCATCTCCTAGTAGACCTATAGCATACTCTCCTTTATATAACTTTACAAATAAGATAAACACTCAAGTTCAATCAGGACCTGGAACTTGGTTTAAGTATTATCCATTAACTGATGCGCCTGTAGAAGCTATTTTTGGTCACTTTGTAAAAGATAGTGGAAATAGGTATTATTTTAAAAGTGATAATAATACTAATACTTTCAGATTTACTGTAAAAGATATGCCTAAAGTTAATAAGATTTTAGTGAATATACAAATTGCAAGAAGAACTGAGAGTTTATACAATCAAGATGCAGTATGACAATCAGATAATATGCATCCTAATAATGTCACAGCAAATAGAGTTGCTGGATGGTCAGAATTTTTATATGATGAAACTCAATATACATTAAAAGCTTCTTGGCCTTCAGCAGTTACTTCTGATGCTTTAATTACTAAGCAGAAATTATTAAAGACAGAACAATCTCCTGTTGATTACTTATTAAGTTATGCAAAACTATTTGGATTGTATTTTACAAAAGATATTGATAGTAAAACAATTAGAATATATACTAGAAATAATTTCTTTAAGAATATAATCTCTGATTGGAGTAAAAGGATTGATTATTCTAAAGACTTCAATGTAAATCCAATATTATTTGATAAGAAGTGATATACTATGTCATTAGAAACTCCAGAAACATATTATGCCAAGAAATATGATAGACAATATGATATAGATTATGGTCAGCAAAGATTAAACACTGGATATAATTTTAATAGTGATAATACTGATTTATATTCTGGAAATATATTTCAAAATGTAGTATCAGCAAGAGATGCAGATAAGTATTTTAGAAATTTCTTTAATTCTGGAAATACTTATGTACCCGCATTTATGAATGATAATATTACATATAGTTTATTTAATAGAACTTCTACAGAAGTAAAGACTAATGATCAGGATTTATATGGAGCTAATTTTATAGACCAAGGTAAGACTACAGAATGGTGGGATGTTCCTGGAAATGATATATTTGCAAAAACTTGTTTTTATACATTAGATAATAATGAACAAAGTCTTGAAGAGATAAAAAGTACTTTATTATTTTATAATGATGATGTTAATATGAAAGATATAAATGGTAATCCTATTTATTATTGGATTACTGATGATGTTACAGAAATGTCAGTTCTTAATGATGGAGAACCTTGTTATATCTATACTAATAGTGAAAATAATTCTGCAGGACAAAAAATAGCTATTAGAAGAAACATATTACCACAATTTATAAGATACACTATTTCTAGTAATTTTATATCTTCATCTTGAGATTTTGGGGTTCCAAGAGAAATATACATTGATAAAGTTAGTTATTTAGAACAATCTACTTTATATAGTAGATTCTGGAGTGAATTTTATAATGATCAATTTGATGTAAATACTAAAAAAGTTACCTGCTTTGTAAGATTGGATGATTTAGATGTTAAGTATGATTTACTTAGACAGTTCTATTATTTTGAAGATTCTTACTGGATACTTAATAAGATTGATGCTTATGATATTAATTCAGATTCTACAGTTAGATGCGAATTTATTAAAGTTCAAGATATTAATAGTTATTTAGCTGGAGTTCAAAATCTAGGTGAATATATATCATTTGATGATTCAGATCCAGTTGTAGATTATAAAGCTGGGACTAAAAAGATTACAGTTACTTCTAATATTCCTTGAGAATTAGGATGATATAGTCCAAATGAAATTGTAAGCATTACACCTGAATCTGGGCAGCCTGGAGAAACAGAATTGACAGTTACATATAATGAGAATACTACATATGACCAAAGGAGTTTCTATTTTAGTCTTTATAAACAAGGAAGTATAAATGGCCCTCAATGTATGTTTACTCAAACTCCAGACCCAAATAAAGCTATTCTTATTACAGGAAAACTTCAAACTTCTACTGGAGGTATTCCTTCTGGCGTTAATCAGATTCTAACTGAAAATGATAATTTCTTAAATGTCACTTATATGAGAGATGATGGAAGTTATAGAATATATGCTCAAAATGGAGTTCAATTTTTATTTAGAGTATCTGACGGACCAACAGGAACAATTAAATATACAGAGAATTTAACACTAACAGAAGATACTGTTAAAAATATTACAATCTAATGGCACAAACAGAAATTAAAAAGGTTATTAGTATTGATACTAAGTCAAGTAATAAGTCAATAAACTCTTTAAAGAAAGATATTGATGCATTAACTAATTCGCTGAATGATTTAGAGATTGGTACTAAGGAATATAATGAAACTCTTTCATTACTTGGTAAGAGACAATCAGAATTCAATAAAATTAATGAGCAGATAGCAAGATCTTCAAGAACTACTGCTCAAAGGTTTGAAAGTGTAGCTAAAATATCCACTGGTTTGGCCAGTGGATATGGAGCTGCAACAGCTGCCATTACTTTATTTGGGAAAGAATCTGAGGATTTAAATAAAGTAATGGTTAAGTTACAATCTACTATTACTTTAGTTCAAGGTGTGGGAGGTATAAAAGATTTATTAGAAGAATTGCCTACTTTAGGTAATTGGTTTAAGAAATTAACTGATTTTATCTCTCCATTTAATACAGGGTTGAATAATGCTGCCAAAAATCTTAATCAGATTGATGCATCTAAGCTTAATGGCATTGGCACATCTGTTGGTAATGTTGGAACTGAATTAGGTAATATCTCTAAAGTAGTCAAGGATTTAGAAGGCACCAATATTAATTTTAAAGGAGGTATGATTCAAGGAGTAATGGGCACTCCTGCTGAAATATCTGCTACTAATAAGAGTGTATCTAAGACGATTCCGATTATAGGTAAATTAAATGATAGTACTAAAAAAGCTCGTAATAGTATAGCTGTAATCAATGAACAATTAGAAAGACTAAAAAGAAATTCTCCTGGGATAGCTGCAGTTCTTAATAAACAAGCTGAAGCATCTAATGCAGCTGCTAAAGGTGCTGCAGAATTAGCTTCTGGAGTAGGTAAGGTTAAAACTGCACTTAAAACTATTGGTAATGTAACTGTATGAATTGCATTAGCTACAGCTATTGGATTAGCTATTAATAAGATAATAGAGTATATATCCTCAATAAAATCAGCTGAAAAGGAGGCTGCTGAATTTAGAAAGTCTATTACAGATACTACTAATCAGATTGCTTCTAAATCTATAGCTATCTTTAGAGAGTTACAAATAGCTTACGAAAGGGTTGGAGATTCTGCAGATGCTAAGCGTAAGTTTATAGAGCAATATTCAGATAAGATTAAAGAGACTGGCTTAAATATCACTGATGTAAAGACTGCAGAAGATGCGTTTGTAAATAATACTGGTAATTATGTAGAAGCATTAACTGCAAGAGCAAAAGCTCAGGCTATTGAACAGGCTGCAATTAAGCTTTATGAGGAGTATTTAAACAAACGTACTGAACTGGAGAATCAAATTTCTGATACAAGCTTTGGAGAGGCATCTGCTTGGCAGGCTTTTAAAGCTACAGCAATGTTCTGAAAAGATTATTCTAATACTATTTATGAGTACACTAAGAAAAATAAAGAGAATACTTATAAACAGTTGGATGATTTAAATAAAGACATTGAGAAAAGGCTTAAAAAGCTATTTGAGGATGTAGCAGATACTAATAAAAAGTATGGTGAATTCTTTAATATTCCAACTATTACAAAGAACACTACTGAAGCTAAGAAGGTAATTAATGAATTTGATGAATGGCTTCAAAAGAGATTAGAGGATAAAGATCCAGTAGATGAACTTGAAGATGAATATATTAGACTATTAGCATTAGCTATTAAGTATAATAGGGGAATTGAAGAGGTAGAAGCTTGGCATCAGGAAGAACTTAAAAAGATTAGAGATAAAGCTAGAGCTGATGAAGAAGCTAAGCGTAAAGCAGATGCAGATAAAGCTTGGAATGATCTACAGTCTGAATTAAAAAGGATTAGAGATTTATCTTCTACAAGTAATTTGAGAGAGCCAAGAGAGCAGACCTTTCAGACTACTTATACTCAAGGTATATCGAAAGCATTTGGATTGGCTGGAGATTATGAAGGGACTGGTTATAAATTTACATATCAGAGTAGAGAGGACTTAGAGAATCAATACAATGCTCAAATTGAATACAATAACAACTTACTCTCATTAACTCAAGGTAGAATAGAGCAAGAGAATGCCTTATTAAGTCAGCAATTAATGAATGAACAATTAACTGCTGAACAAAAAGAGGAAATTCAAAGAACTCTTACTGAGAATAATATGGCCTTATCAGATGCTCAATTAGCTAATGAACAGGCAAATACTCAGGCTTATCAAAATCTTCAAAAAGCAAGGCAGCAAGCTTTACAGGGAACTTTATCTGTAGCTTCAAGCATTGCAGGAAGTATGGCAAGTATTTGGGGAGAGGAAAGTAAAGTAGGTAAAGGATTTGCTACTGCTCAAGCATTAATTGACACTTATTCAGCAGCAAATAGCGCATACTCTGCTATGGCAGGAATTCCTATTGTAGGTCCTGCTTTAGGTATTGCTGCAGCTGCAGCCGCAGTAGTTGCAGGTATTGCAAATGTTAAAAAGATTTGAGAAGTAGATGAATCAGGTGCAAGTGGAGTGAGTGGAGCATCTGCAGCAGTGGCAGCACCAGCTGCTTTAAATACAGCTCCTGTAGAATATACTCGGAACTTACTTGGAGATAAAGAAACAGACCAACTTAACAATCCAATTAAATGTTATGTTGTTGAATCTGACATTACAAATGCACAGACTAAAGTGGCAGTTACTGAGTCTAATGCAAGTTTCTAAAGTGAGTAAATTATTGACAGCCTACTATGTAAGTTACTGTAAATCAGTGCTTATATAGTAGTGCAATGTCAAAATTTTATTTATCTTAGATACCTGTGTGAGTAAAAAACTTGACAGTTATATTCTATATAAATATAATTTATTAAAAGATTGTAAAAAATATTACATTTTTCTAACTAACTATATATTAATAAAAAATGGAAAATATGTATAACGAACTGCCACTATATCAAGCAGTAATAACTGACGATTTTGATGGCATAGAATATGTAGCTTTAACATCAAAGCCAGCTACTCAAGTAAACTGGGTTGCATTTAATAACTCTTTGAAATTCTCTATGGATGAAGATCAACATCTTGTGACTTCTTGTTTAATGGTATGTGATATGCCAATTTTTAGACGAGATGACAATTTGGGAGAATATTATATCCAATATGATAAAGAGACTTTAAGAGCAATGGCTGAGAAGATGATGAGGGATAAGAGAACTGATGCTGTTAATATAGAGCATTTAGAAGATTCTTCGATTCCTGGAATTGTACTACAAGAACTTTACATTAAAGATGAGAAAAGAGGAATTTCTCCAATAGAATTCAAAGATGTGCCTGACGGTTCTTTATTTGTAACTTACAAAATAAATAATCCTATTATTTGGGATGCTATTAAAGCTGGAAAGTTCAAAGGCTTCTCTATTGAAGGCTTATTTACTTTAGAACGTAAGAGTGATGAATATACAGAACTTAAAGAGATACAAAGAATGTTGAAGAAGATAAAACGAATTAAAAAGTAAACTATGAGCAAATTCACTAAAATCAAATTAGAGCTTGCCAGAATGTTGGCAAAATTCAGTGATCTGAAAACTTCAAATGGGGTCTTAACTTGGGATTCTGACGAAGATCTTAAAGCTGGAATGGATGTTTATGTAATGGATGAGAATGGCGAATACGCTCCTGCTGCTGATGGTGATTATGTTACCGAAGATGGTAAAACTATCGTAGTTAAGGAAGGTCGCGTTGAATCAATTACTGATCCTAAAGCTGAAGTAGATCCAGAGGAAGGAATGAAAACTGTTGAGGTAGCTGCTGCTTGCGGAACTAAGAAAGTAAACGCTGCTGAGGAAGAAGTTGCAGATCCTATGGTTCAAACCGATGGTGTTAAAGAAAGTGAAACTGATGCCATTGATGCAATTCATAGAGAGATTAATGAGCTTTATGACATTGTAGACAAACTTACAAAGAAGGTTGCCGAGCTTGAAGCAAAAGGAACTGAAACAAAAGAGACTGTTGAGAAAATGAGCAAAATGAGTGCTGCTTTCTCTGCAGAAGAAGAGATTGAAACAAAGCGTACTACTCCTACAAGTGGCAATGCAGAAATAGATAGAAAGCTTAAAAACTTTATTGGTTAATAATTTAAAAATTAATAATTTATGAATCCTGTAATGACTTCTTTGACTGCTTATGTTGAGCAGCGTAGATTACCTCTTATTAAAGAGGCTGTATTAAAAGCTAAGAGTGCTAGTTTATTTAACTTACAGACTGATATTAAAACTTCAGCTGCTCTTAACTTACTTTCAACTGATGTTGAATTTGGAGATGGTCTGACTTGTGGATGGGATGAGGCTGGAACGCAGACTCTTTCACAACGAGTTCTTACGACTGGAAATATAAAGATTAATATGGCTTATTGCGACAAAGCTATGCTTAAATATTGGACTCAGTATCAGGTTCGCGTTGCTGCTGGTCAGAAAACGCTTCCTTTCGAAGAGGACTTTATTAGTGGTGTAGTTGAGAATGTTAAAGCCGCTATTGAAACCGCTATCTGGCAAGGTGATACTAGTTCTGGTACGAACAACCTTAAATATTTCGATGGTCTGTTAAAGATCTTAAAAGATGCTGCTGGTACTGTTGATGTAACGATTACTGGTACTTCTGCTTACGATGACATTATGGCTGTTTATAACGCTATTCCTGAGAAAGTACTTGATGGTGCTTCTATCTTAGTAGGTGCTGATACCTTCCGTAAATTCGTCCAGGAGTTAGTTGCTAAGAACTACTTCCATTATAGTGGTGAGAATCTTAATGGTGAGATTATGCTTCCTGGTTCGCAGGTTAAAGTAATCGCTGTTAATGGTCTTAACGGAACTGACAAGATCGTTGCTGGTCAGCTTGATAAGAACTTCTTCTATGGCTGCGATATGATGAACGACGAAGAGAAATTCGAAATGTGGTATTCGCAGGATTTCAGAGAATTTAGATTAGCTATTGAATTTAACGCTGGTGTACAGGTTGCATTCCCAGATGAGATCGTACTTGGTGTAAAAGCTTAAATAATAGATAATCAGTAATTTATAACTAAAATAATCTGAACATATGAACCGAATTGGGAACGTTTATATAATTACAAATACTATAAATAACAAAGTTTACATAGGTCAAACTATAAGAAATATAAGACAAAGATTTAGTGAGCATATGTCTCTTCATCAGAGAGGCAATGCTCATCTAAAATCTGCAGTATTAAAATACGGTAAAGAATCTTTTAATATAGAGGTATTAAAGACTTTAGAGACTAATAATGAAGATGAACTCTTTAAGTTTCTAGATAAATGGGAAAAGTACTATATAAAGAAGTATAAGTCTTATGATTCTGAGTTTGGCTATAATATTGATTTTGGAGGTCAATTAAATAGAGTGGTATCTGATGAATCTAGAAAAAAGATAAGTGAATCACATAAAGGTGTTAAGTTATCTCTTGAGAGAATAGAAAAGCAGAGAGAATATATGAAGAATCATCCAGAAAGATGGATTGATCCTATACATAATATAGGTAAACAACTTTCTGAGGGACATAAACGCAAAATATCTGAAGCTCAAAAAGGAGAGAAGAAAAATATGTGAGGGAAACATCATAGTGATGCTACCAAAGAAAAACTTAGTAAAAGTGTCAGTGCTGCTATGATTAATAAGTATGGTAAACCAGTATTGCAGTATTCATTAGATGGAGAATTTATTAAAGAATGGAATTGTATAATGAATGCAGCTAAATCATTTAATAGTAAGCGTTCTCATATTCCAGATGTATGTAATGGTAAAAGATCTTCTTGTTTTGGTTATAAATGAAAGTGGAAATACGAATAATTAATAAAGTTTAATAAATATATGGCTTGCTTAATAACGCTTAATGGAATTACACTTGATTGCCAGCCTTCGTTAGGTGGTATCAAACGAGTTTGGATTACTCAATATTCAGATGTAAAATCTGTAGTTGTAGGTGATGACAATATGATTGAAAGTATCACTTTAGAGGGTGAAGCTCAATGGTATGAGTATCAGTTCCGTAAGGCTACTGGTTCTTTAACTTCAACTCTGAATGTTGACGAATCCGCAGGAGTTAACTATGTAAGTAATGAGTTAGCTCTTGTATTTACAAAGATGGAAACTGCTAAGAGAATTGAAATTGCAGCTTTATCGATCGGTCAGCTTGCAGTTGTTGTTGAGGATAGTAATGGTCATTACTGGTTCCTTGGTAAAGATGATTATGTAAGCGCTTCCGCTGGTACGGGTGTTACTGGTACTGCAAAAGGTGATCAGAATGCTTATACTCTGACTCTCTCTACTGATTCGGATTCTTATCCTTATGAGTTGTCAGCAGAAGCTATTGCTGCAATAGTTGGATAATCAGATTAAGAGCGGGTAATTAATTTTACTCGCTCTTATTTTGTTTATAGACATTAATAATAAAAATTATATAATATGGAAAATCTATTACCCTATTTAAATGTACTTGAGGCAGACACTATTACAAGGGATAATGTAAACAAAGCCTTAGTAATAGATAAAGATGATAATATAGCTCTTTTAAATGGAGAAGATTTAGGAACTAATAATTATCAAGATCTGCAAAATAAGCCAGAAATAAACGGAGTATCTTTAAATGGAAATCTTACTGCAAGTGAGTTAGGATTAGCATCTACTAGCAATATACCTACTAAAACTAGTCAATTGACTAATGATAGTGGGTATATTACTAGCTTAGATGGATATGCTACAGAGGAATGAGTAAATAGTCAAGGATTTGCTACTAATGAATCTGTTACTGAAGGTTTAGCTGAAAAACAAGATAAATTAGTTAAAGGTAATGGAATCAATATATCTGGAAATACTATATCTGCTGATTATAGTTCAATAGATAATAAGCCATCTTTAAATGGTAAGACTTTAGAAGTCTCAACGAACATAGTTCCAGCAATACAGGTTCAAGCAATACCTACTAAATTGACTATTACTCCATCTTTAGGTAATCAAACTGGACAAGCAGTTGAACTTCCTGGATATGATACAAATACTAATGCTTCTGGTATTTTAACATCTCAAGTATTTGGTATTCTTAATGATAAGTATACTAAAGAAGAAATAGACAATATTAACAGTGCGATTAATACAGCTATTTCTAAAAAACAAGATAAATTAACAGCAGGAGCTAATATACGAATTGTAGATAACGTTATATCTGCATTTAATAATCATTTATTCTTACATTTAGATGAAAATGATACAGAACATCAGGCTTATGTATATTCTTTTATTAAGTCTAATTTAGAGTTCTATTTATTTGCTGAGATCACTTACGAAGGCAAAGTAGTAGTTCTTCCTTTAGTTGCTATTGAAAACAACGAATCGTTAGATTTAAAAGGAATGTATCTTAAAGATGATTCTACAATCGTTGAGGTATCTGCAGTTTTAGTAGCTAATGGTAATATGACTGTTAAAGTTACTGAGGTTGATCTTACTAATAAAGTATATACTAAAGAAGAAGTAGATGCCAAACTTGAGGAAAAACAAGGAGTATTTGCTCCACAAGCTCCATTAGCTTTTAATGAAGATAAATCCCAATTATCTGTAGATTTATCTGGATACCAACCAGTTGGTGATTATGCTTTAAAGAGTGATATTCCAACTAAAGTTAGTGAGCTTACTAATGATTCTAACTTTGTAACTGAAACAGAGGTTTCTGGAGATTTAGCAGGTAAAGCAGATAAGACTTATGTTGATGAGCAGCTTGCTACTAAACAGCCTGTAGGAGATTATGCAACAAAAACAGAACTTGCTGGTAAAGCTGATTCTTCTGTGGTAGAATCTTTATCTACTCAAGTAGCAACTAATACTTCAGATATATCAATTATTAAAACAAAACAAGAAGAAGATGGAGATAAGATTGATTCTCTTGATAAAGAGATGGCTACCAAACAGGATACTCTTGTTAGTGGAGAATCAATTAGAACAATTAACAATCTTTCTTTATTAGGGGAAGGTAATATTAATGTAGGCGATGTTCCTTCTATTACAGTAGAAAATGAACAAATACCAAATGAGACAGATTTTAATAGAGTTGCAGAAGCTGCGGCAAATAATAGAGCTGTTTTAATTAGAATTAAAACTACTGAAATGACGTTAACCTCTAATTATTGACAGTATACCTCTTCAGAATCTCAGAGAGGCTTTGTTGCTTATGCAACATATTTATCAGAAACTAATAACATAACTCTGACGGCACATATTATAGAAAATCAACCAGTTATGGTAGAAACTTATGATAAAGAATTACAAGAAGAGTTAGTTTCTGGGACTAATATTAAAACTATTAATGGTACTGCTATACTAGGATCAGGTAATATAGACACTCCAGATAGTAAGGTTACTAGTGCTGCTAATCACTATACTCCTGTTGGAGGAAGTGCTACATCTGGAACTATTATAAATTCTATTACTAAGGATGAGAAAGGACATATTATAGATATAGGGGTTGCTAATGGTATAGATGCTGGTAAAATTACCTCGGGAGTTATTGATATTGAGAGATTGCCTAAGGGAGCACTGGAGCGTTTAGTAATAGTTGCAAATAAAGCAGCAAGACTAGCTTTAACCACTGAACAAGTACAAGAAGGCGATACTGTTAAAGAGAAAGATACAGGTGTAATGTATTTTGTTATTGATTCTTCTAAATTAAATAGTGAAGATGGCTACTCTATTTATACAGCAGGAGCAGCATCTAGTGTGCCTTGGTCAGGAGTGACAGGTAAACCTGATTTAGTTAACTCGGTTAAGTTAGTACTGCCAAGTTCCATATTCATTAATTCTGAAAGTACACTTACAGGAAATGCAGAATTAGGATCATCTTTAAGTACACAAAACGCTAATACAGTATGAGCAGCTCCAAGTGGCACATCTGGGGTACCAACATTTAGGAAATTAACTTTCCTAGATATGAATACAGTAACGTCAGATAAATTTAACTATATACCCCAGACATTTAAAGGAGGAAGGCTAGTAATTAATTATAAAAACTCTGCTGGGGGTCAAAATACTGACAACACTATAACAGAATACCAATTTGGAGATGGGGCCAGTAATCTTACATACATAACAGCAAAAGGTTTTAAAACTTCGGAAAATAATGGACACAGGGTACTATGTTCAAATGGATCTTCCAAATTATTGTATGGACCATCAACTCCTGGAACAGCAGGACAAGTATTAATTTCAAATGGGTCATCAACTCCTGAATGGGGAAAAGTACCTATAACTAGTATAGGAGGACCTACTGTTGATACTGCGACTTCTAATACTGTACCATATGGAATTACTTCATATATTGGGGAGTACCGTTCTGATAAATTAGCGTTTATAAAGAGCACTGATTTATATGGAGAAATAAGTAAAAACAACGGAGAATTGTGAACTGAAGATCCTAAGGGGAGTAGTAGACTTATAAGTTTATTTACTTCACAAGATAATAAGTATGGTCTACAATTAATAGATACAGAAGATGTTAGCACAACCACTCAATATAGACTTACTATAAATAATAGTGACAGGTATTGTACTATTGATTGAATATATATATATATGTCTACTAACGGCTCTGGTTATAATTGCTTTATAGAAGCATATAATCCTAGTTCTGAATCTTGAGATATAATATCTCAGGATGCTGTTTTACAGGGGTGATCGGGACCTAATTTTAGAGCTTTGACATCTTCTATATATTATAACAATTCCCCAAGTACAGCTTCTCAATATTCGAAACTAAGGTTTACATTTTCAACTAGAAGTGTTAGTGAGAACTATAGTGGACAATTGACAGTCTATAGAATTTCTGGATATGGTACTTATGGCTGGAGAATGCCTAACAATATGTCTAAAGTAGGTCAAATATATTCTTGGGATAATGCTCAAAATGTTTCTTTTCCAGGAAGTGTATCGGCTTGAAAATTTATCAGTAATGGGGGTACTAGTACTAATGTAACAATGGGAGATGGATCTCTAAAAGATCTTAAAACTAAACAACTAGTTGTAAACGGTACTATAAATAATTTTTATTCATCAGATAGTGTTGAGGTTAGACTTTACGCTCCTACTTCAGGTGGTACTAGTGGGCAGATTCTTGTATCTAATGGTAATAATGCTCCTAACTGAGCATCCTTAGATAGTTTAGG